TTTGGGGCGTCCGTTATGATCCGCATAGCGTCCGCTCTGAAACGCATCAGAGTCCGCTGGGCTCCGCAGAATGCACATACCATATGCTAATGAGATACAAGATAACAACAATTACATTAACCTGCTTAATTTTGATTTACACTTAGCACATACATTATCCGTCTGCTGAATAAGGCCTCAGTAGGCGGAGAGGAGTGGTGCTAATATTTGATACTGTTTCATCAACTGAAGTATCGTCAGTCCAAACCGCGTGTAAGGCTGAGATGAATTCAACCTGATAATTATTCGGGCAACACGCTTCCCTATCGCTAGACTATACCTTCGTGAATTCATGAAATCCATTGGCACCGGTAGTCGTTGAGGTTAGTCCGTATCTTTTGACTTAGGACTTCCGCCTGCGGATTAGATCGTACCCTGATATTATTACTGTACCTCATGCTTTCGCATTTGCCGCTATAGAAATTTCTACTATAGTTTAGTAACCAGGGTCATGTGACACAATCTTTTGAACTGTGAATCTTTCCCGTTCTATCATTATCAGATAGAAGAATAGGACATTACACCCTATACCATTTACTTGCCTTTAACTATGGGAGTCCTTGTTATGCAGTACATAACTCGTACACGTCGCCGCTAAACTCCCCGGTGGCATAAGTGCTTTTTATAAATGCTGGACGATACTTCCAGCGTTTACCACCGCCTTTGGCTCCTTGGAATAAACCAAGTCCCCCTAATGCTAAACTAAGTGGGCCAATTTTTGATGTTAATGTATCAAATCCACTTACTAATCCAGTAATAGCATTAGTAGTACCTATAATACCATCGGTATTAACAAAATTCTGCATAAAGCCAGTAAAAGTATTACTAAGCTTATTTGTTGCGCCTTCCCAGTTATTCGCGCTTTTTTCTGCCTCAATAGCCGCGCTTCCAGTTCCCTCGGAGTAATCCTTGAGCATTTTCTCATAGTCAGACCAACCACTAAGTAATGCGCTAAGTTTGTTAGCTTGCCATTTTTGTCCTATATTAGTCAGGATATCGGTACGAAGTGGGTCTGACTCTTCAAGAGAGTTAAATACAACTGCCAAATCTTTTAATATATCTACAGGGTTCCGCATTCGCTCGACGCCGTTAACATATTCTGTTTGAGCAACACCAGCTTCTTTAAAGGTATCAGCAATCTTAGCATTATTGATGTTCTCCACATTTATAAGTAAAGATTTTAAAGCAGTACCTACCTCGTCGCCGCCAGCCTTTGTCCTGCTTTCAATAGTACCAATCATGGCAGATAATTGATTTTCTTGTACACCGAGTTCAGAAGCCATTGATGCGGCCTTTGTTGTAGCTTCAGCCATATCTGCCATTGAAACACTGTTCCTATTGGTGATCATATTTTGTCCGTCAAGGACAGTAGTTAATTTTTGTACATTACCCTGATATTGATAAGCAGCATTAGAAGCTAACAAATAACTATTGGCAGCATTAGCGTTAATATCACCGGCAGCCTGAGCAAGAACGCTCAATTGAGCCATTTCTTCGGCTTTATCACCATAATATCCGCTTCGACTCATTTCTTGTACACCAGTTAAGTAATCGCTGGCCTTTTTACCATATTTACTTGCGGAATCAAATGAAGTTTCTCCAAGTGTTTTTAACTGACCAGTAGTTAAGTCAGATGTTTTTGATATCTCAGTTAAGATACCATCTATAGATTTTAATTCTCCGATTGAATTTGTAATTACATTGACTGTTTGTTGAAGGGCACCATATGTCCATACAAATTGGCCGATTTGCTTAAAACCTCTACTTAATTCTTCAGTTACTGACTTACCAACTTTTCCTAGAGATGCTGCTTCGGCCTTTATAGCATTTACTTGTTTTGTATATTCTTTTAGAGATTCAGGATTAGTGGATAATTTTTGTTTAGTGGCGAGGTCTGTTAATACATCACCGTAATCTTTAGCAGCTTTTGAATTATTCTTAAGCCATGCTAAAGTTTTGTTACTTGCCATAGTAGCATCTCTCTGGGAGAACTTGGTTAGCTGCTTTTCCCACCAATTAATATAACTGGACTGCTCTTTTGTCATATTCCCTAATGGTTGACTAAAAGCATTTCTTTGAGTCCTCGCCATAGTTTCTATCTGACGTTGTAAGGCAGTAGTATATGTTCTACCTGCAGATTGTCCTGATTTGCCAAATTGACGTTCTACACCAGCCATCTGAGATTGAAGCTGCTTCGATAAATCACCATTTGCTCCCTGTAGATTTACTTTTATATCTACAGGCTTGCTCTTTAGACTGTTTATTTTGGACTCAATCTCTTCAAAACCGCTGAGTTGAGCCCGTATGTCTATTTTATAGTCTGACATTTTTACCTCCTTTGTTGTAAAATGTGTAAATAAAAAATCACCTAGCGTGAACTAGGTGATGCTAACTGAATGTTATAAATACCATTAATTGAAAGAACAGCAATTTATATCATTTAAATATACAAATTGTACAGTGTTATACCAAAATAATGACAAAATATGTACAAAGTGATATACTATATGTAATTTCTAGGAAGTGAGATACATAGATGAAGAATATTGTTTTTAATAATGATTGGAGCTATTGCGTCATAGCTGCACTTACAGGTGTTGTCTTAAATGAATGCAGTTGGTATAGCCGCACCAAAGATGAAAATTAGTGTTAGAATACCTGTTATAATAAAGGTAAGAATTGGGCGTTTGAACATAAATGAATGCCTCCATATTAGAAAAGGGTGAACAAGAAAATTAAAAAGCATTAGAGTGGGGATGAAATGTTGGAAAAGGGACATTTACTAGAAAATTGGAAGAAGCACCTAGCTACAGTTGTCGCTGTAACTTTATGTATACTTTTCGGAATTATGGCTTTTATATTTTACGGAGCGGCATCAGAAAACAAAGAAAAATGCAAAGACTTACAAGAATCTATAGAGACAATAAGCCAAGAAAAAGAAGAACTCGAAAATGATTTATATACTCTTAACAATAATTATGAAGATATCATAGCAAAGCATAAAAATTGCGATGCAACTATATCTGATTTAAAGGCTCGGATTGAACAGTTAAACGGAACAATAGACAATTTAAACGCTCAGATAGAGGAATTGAAGAATCCTGAACCGGAAACTACATCATCACAGCCTGCAGCTGTTTCAGGCGGAGTTAAATTCCAAGGAGGAGCTGCCGAGGATACTGGAGGGGATATCGAAACTGTTTACTGGACTCCAAAAGGCAAAGTATATCATTCCACGCAAGATTGTCCATCTCTTGGAAGGTTAAAGACTATATTGAGCGGGACTATTGCAGAGAGCGGGAAGAGCCGAGGATGTAAAGTTTGCTACTAATTTAAGATGAGTTATGTCCACCATAATTAAGAACAATATTCCTCATCATTAGGAAAATCCATATATTGCTTAATCGTATATTCCGGTTCAAAATCTTTGGGATCTATTTCTATAGAAAAATGCCGGAGTCTTTCAATGGGTTTTCCATCGATTAATACTTGAATATGAGCACGTTCATTTGAATTATTATACTCATTGTAGGTATTGTAACGTATTAGAATCTCTTTCAAATATTACCAATCCTTTCTTCTGGTACACAGGGGGGGCGTAAGTGTAATAGTGTATTCAATAAACTGTTCAATATATTCGGGTATTGGAATTGTACGTTCTACATTGTAAAGTATACATTTGGGATTTTTGCATGTACAGGTTATTGTACTTTCCCTCTTTATCAAGTTGTCTCTATATTGGCATTCTTCTAGACACTCAGGACAATAATCAAAGAATACTGTTGTTTTCTTTTTTAGTGCCTTTTTAGCCCTCCAATATCTAATTGGGTTAATTAGCATTGAAATTCCCCTTTCTTTACAAATTTTTCGTTGAAATAAGCCGCTCGTAATGGGCGGCTTTAATTATAATACTATACTATTCTTGGTCATGTATATCCATCAAATCATTAAGTGCTTTCATCGATTTTTCATTTACATTAGAACGTATCTTTTTACAATCGTCCCAAAACGATTTATCCGGACATTTCTCGTTTAGCTTTTGAAAAAATTCTTTTGACTTACCATTAGAAATGATGGTTGCTTGGGATCTCATAATCATAGATGTCTCACCCCTACTTATTTTTAATACAATCAAATTTCAGTTTCCGAAAAACCACATCCAAATACGTCTTTAAAAGTCAGCCCAGTTTCTCCAGGCTCTTTTCTCCTAAGCTCTATTCCATATTGTTCTTTAAAGAATTCCATGAATCCGGTAAGAGAATCATTTTTATCAATTCTACCCAGTTTAATATCATCGTCCTGTATCATAATCTGTCCTCCAAATTTTTGATATATTATTTTTTATCTTCTGGTATAGATAAATCAGGAACATCAACTATAATACCTTTGCAATCTTTACGTATCTGTATATCATCTAAGCTTTTAAGCAATTCTTTCTTTTTAGCTATGTACTCAGCGCTTGGATGTGTTATGTTCTCTAAAAATCTCAAAAAATCATCCCTAGATAATATTATATTGCTACCTCTAAGTTTACACATATTACCTTCTCTGGTATTGATGGAATATAATTATTAAATATCGCATCTATCATATTGTCATATGTAAACTCTCTAGGTTGATTGAAATATGAAACAAGTTGGTTCCTGAGATTATAATAGTCATTTAAAGAATTCTTAGTATTCGTTGCGATCTTTTTATCTATAAGATTGAATAAGTCTTTTGTTGCTGCTTCATTAGTGGAGCAAGGTATTAAGTCCAAAAAAAGATCTTTCCAATATTCAGTATCAGACTTATCAACAACATAGATATTATCTATATCTTGGGTTTTATCCTCAAATTCATACAAACATGTTTTAAGTGCGCCTCTTTTATAAGGATATCCCAACAACTTTTTATATGATTCTCCAGATAAAAACGGATCTAACTCAACTTTCGATATAAAATAATAAAGTTTATCCCGATCATATAGCATTACCTGAATTAAATGCCCCTCTCTTATTTGATATTTCAAGTGAGAATACCGGGTTCTTGTATCGAATTCGGACTTAAGATACTTTTTAGCAATTGCTTCTGTGCATTCTTGAAGTAATGTTACCTCCTTCACACATTTGAATATGGAGCTTGTAACTTCAGATGTATTACTTCGTGCCTTGTAGTGCTTGTAGTTTTTATTGACAAAGATTTCTTTCAGTAATTCTCCAACATAATCAGATATATCCGTATTCTCAAGCTTTACTGTCTCTATTGCATTATTAATAGAATCAATTTTATGCATCGCTGTAGATAATATATTCATATATAAATTCCCCCACAATTAATAATTATCTACATTATAACCTATTATTCTACATAATTACACAAAAAATAGTCAAATTGAGTATTTTATTAAGCACTATAGACAGGCAAACTCAAAGAGATGGGACTTCATCTTTTAATATTTATATATGTTCCGTATTTACCATAATCTTTCTCCGTGATACAATTGACTTGAGAGAGGACACATTGCGCGTTTGTGTCCTAACGCGTCTCTCTATACAATTGTAACCCATTAATAGTCAACAGACCTATAAGATAGGCAGAAAGTTATTTTATCATAACTATAAAGGAGAGATAGAATTATAAGTAAAATAGATATTAAACATATTACAAACGAAAGCCTGAAAAAAGTCCGTAAGGATATCACAAAGAATGGTACTGAAATTGAGTGTCCAAATTGTAAGGGAAAGATAAAGGTAATGCCTGGAGAAAGCATTTGTCCAAAGTGCGGAAAGACGTTAGATGTCAGATTGAAGTTCTAGATCAATCTTTACACTTTCATTCTCCAAATCTTTTAGTAAAGTATCAATTTGTTCCAATAAGATGTTTAGTTTCTCAAGCTTTTTTTCTATATCTGCTAGATTTGAATTAACTTTAATCGAATATAAATAATCAAACATAAGAGCCTCCTATAACGTGAATTTTCATATCACCCCCAGTCATATCTTGGCCGGGGTTCTTTTATTTACCAAATGCCGCACCAAAATGTGAGTCAGCAATTACTTTCACATGTTCTTCAGCTCTATCCCAATACCCAGGCGTACCAACAACACCTGCCACTCCTTTATTCGTCACATCTATTACCTCCGCTCCTGAAAAAGTACCAGTACTATAGGAAATTGATTTATCCATTTCCATTGACATAGAGCAGGAGTCACCGCCGCCATTTGGCCCAGTTACTTTAGGTGACGTCATCAATGTACCAGTTCTGTCATATGCCAAGGGGTTTCCAGTATAATAAGAAGCAACATGGTCTTGCAACATAGGCTCTGCATCACTAACAGTCTGAGCCATTGCTGTCATCATTTTGCGCATAGCATCTCCTTTAATGCTTTCAATTTTCATAACGCTTCTCTCCAAAGGTAGGCGGAGTGTCGTTATCCTCCTTAAGATCCCATGCACTGCTAGATAGATAAGCTTTGACTATAGCTTCTGAAACACTTTGAACATTAAATTTTGAGATGTCTAACGTTTCAACCTTAGTGGTTAATGCATCAAGTAAAATAGCCAATGAGTCTTTCCGGTCATGAATCAGTTGCTGTTTTTTGAATTCAGCCATATCATAGGCGTCAGCTGAGATTTCAGCTAACTGCGTAACCATGGGTAAATCGTCATATGCGCCATCATCATATTTCTTAAATAAACTATGTAACTCTTCGTCACTTTCTACGGCTTCTAATATATTTTCTAATACCATTTCCCCTGAATCGTCAGTGACTGTTTCAAATGTCAAACCCTCTACACAATATAAGTAGAAGAGGAGACGAAACTGGAGTCGTGCTAAATAAGGCGTATATGTAACATTTCCCTCTTCGTCTTCTGAAAAGTATGCATTTGCTAAATCCTGAGTGAATCCGATTATCTCAATATTTGTTAATTTCTGCTTTAATTTAATATTATCTTTTATCATATATTCCTCCATTTTATGCTTACTAATATTTTTTTGTGTTTTTTACAGGACGGCTTTTCATCCATTCTTCATATGGCTTTTTTGTTTCAGCTTTAATGAAGTAATATGCCATTTTTCCGTGATTAGTTTCAGAAGGACAAATCCACACTGGCTGTATGAGATATCTTGATATATAAAAAATAACCTGCTTCATCTCTGTAATAGGAATAATACCATTATCTCCAAAAGCCTCTTTTACTTCTTCTAAGCTATCAAAAACTTGCTTTTTAATATAACGCACCTCCTTTGCGTAAAAAATAGGGAATAAAAGACTAAGCTGTAGTCAATTATTCCCTATAAAAATATTATAATTAACTACATTTTTATTTTGTAACATCATTCTCTTCTAAAACAGTATCTTCGAATAACTTTTTCTCCACTGTTTTCCCGACTTTCTTTTTTTGTGATCTTTCATATTCTAACTTATCTGTCAAAGTATACTTTCCTTTATCATACTTAACATATGCTATATCTGAGAATAATTTATTTGATGTCAATTGAACTTTCTTGCCTTCAAAATCAACAACCATTACATCATCATTCTCTAAAATTACTTTGCATTCTTTTATCAATAGATTCACCTCAAGATTATTTGATTTTAAAATAATTACCATATACAATATTAGGAGTATCAGATTTGATTTTATTAAATTCTTCCTGTGTTATATATTCAAATTTCATATTGTTGACATGATTTCTTTTTCCATTACAAACAGAGCGAATATTTCGATCGCATAATTTCGTTCCTGTTTCGGTAAGATATTTTTCTACAAATACTTTCGAACTTCTGTAATACCGATTGTTTGTCAAGCAATGGATTGGGCGCGTATTGACTAAAACATTTCCCGTCTTTCTCTTTTCAATCATATCTTCGAATTTTTCATATGTACACCATCCTAGAGTTGAGCCAGTTTTAACGTAATGAAGAATAGTTTTATAAGAAATTTTAAATATATCAGCTATTTCATGCAATGTTTTGTTCTGGTGGGAATCTTTGTATAAACAGACTAGTTTAGAAAGGTTAGAAGTTGCAAAATCGTGACATTTAATCCAATTTACATCATCATTATTTTTATCTAATAGATAAAGTAATCCTGAGTCTAATATGGATTGCTTCATATGCTCTAGTGAAGAAGTATTTGAGTCAATAACAATATAATTCGAAATCCCATTATTAATCGCAAGTTGGTATTTTAAGAAATCATTTTTTTGTTCTTCTTTTACTGTCTTACCATTTTTATGTAATGGTTTTTTATAGTGTTGTGCGCCGTGCTGCTCAGTTATAATCTTTAAATCCTTATACTCTATATAATCATCATAGACTCGGCCGTCAGACCACTTGAATATTTTTTCTGGCTGAAAATTCACACCTAATTGTTCTAATAACGCATACATAAATTTATTTGGATAACTCCATCCGTCTTGACATGGGCAGGTAAGATTATGAGCGTTATAAACCTTATGTGGAGTACTTTTATGTATTCTCCCACAATCTGGACATACCATATCTATAGTGGTTTTGCAAAACTTAAAATATTTCTTAGCTTCTTCCGATCCACCTTGAAAATACTTTATCATCCATGGAGCAGTAGTGGTAATATCATTAACCCCTACAACAAGTTTATGTGGCGGTGAACAACAGGCATTGCATCCTATGTGTTGCTTGCCTGATATTAAATCTTCAGTTAGCCAATCCTCGTTTCCACATTTCAAGCATTTATACTTATAAACCTTTTCGTGTCGTATGTATGCTTTTTCTCTTCTCTTGGCTGTTTTATCAACATATTTTCTCTCAATTATCATTATGTTTCTTCCGAAGTCTGTAAAATTGTCACCAATACTATGCCTAAAATCCGCATACTTAATTCCCATACAAGTATATACTCCTAAAATTAATATAGAGGGCCATAATGGCCCTCCATGTCAATTCTCTTTTTTACTCTTCGATTTCTACCATATCTACGAACTTACCATCCTTCGTCTCCAAAAGATCAAAGGTCATGCTAAGTGCTGAGGGGTCTCCTTCAGAACTCTGAGATAATTCAAAATTCCTCTGTGGCTGTGCCTTATATGCAATAATCTTATAAGGAGTAAGAACTTCATTTTCATCTTTTTCAACTGTATTCATCGTTACATAATAAGCCTTTGGCAATTTCGTATTATTAAATGAGATCTTCTTAACTTTTTCAGATTTGGAAACGATATATCCCACTTCGTATTCCGTATCAATAGCAATGTCCGAAGCCTGAGTTGCAGTAAATTTGCCATCCGCAAATGTACCCGTAATTTCTTTACCAGCAAAATCACCAGATGCAAATACAAAAACTGTTCCTGCAACAGCGCCTGCCGGAATTGTTATCTCACCAGCAGTAGTGCATTTGATAGTTTCTCTTACTGGATAGGAAGCTTCAGATTCAATAATCCCATCAGTCATAAGAGAGTATAATTCAAAAGGATAAACCTGAGCCTCAATGGTCATGGTCCCTTCTAATGGATTTGCAAAGGCAACTCTCTTTGTCCCCTTTGCCATAGCAAATACAGATTCGGAACTAATATTCTGAGTAGTTGTATTAGCTGTTTCAAAAAACAGCACTGGTTTCATTGTAGCAACGTCACGAATGTCTACATCACACACCTGACGATTGGCTTTATTAATATTTGGCATAATATTTCCTCCTATTAGGTTTTAAGCATTAAAAAAAGACCCGTTTATACGAGTCCTAGTTATCATTTATATTTTGGAGCCACATATCTCCGTCAAAAGTATTCTTTTTATCTCCCCACACTGACATGGAGGTTGAAGCAATAGTATATGAATCTTCAATACGCTGCCTGGAAAGTTGATCGTATAATTGAAAAATCGTTATTTCCCACACATTGATAATATTCAAATCTCTTGCGTGTGCAGAAATAGAAGACACCATATTACCCAAATCCATTTTTTTATCGGATTTCTTTTTGTTTTCTTTTTCAGCCTTGCGCATCTTTTCTAAAAGTTTAGCGGCTATTTTGTTTTTGACTTTTAGATTGTCACCGTCTATATCACTACGTTTGACATGCACACGTTGTAAAATGATATCAACGACAACAGCAAAGTTTCCTGAATGAATCACACCAGTTATTTTTTTGACCCCTTCACCGTTAATACTTCCGTCATACAATAAGAAACATTGCTGCTTAGAATCATACTCAACTGATTCAACAAAGAAAAAATTAAATATCTCACAAAATGCAGATAATACCAGTCTGTCAAATATGATTATGTTATACAAGGGAATAGTTAACTGCTCTTCCTGAGAGTATGATTCATATTCCTTTCTGATCTGTATAATGGTTTCTTTCTCAGACTGATTCATTGAAGAAAAGTAATCTATACCGCATGTGTCAAGCCTTTGATAATACTCATCTACACGCATTAACAGATAATTTAGATATGCAAAATAAGTGCCAATCCCTATTCTAGATATTTCTATCAATTTTGGACTTTTTACTTTTCCAATTCCAACTAATGAAAAGGGTTCCGGACTTAATAAAGAAAAATAATCAAGTTGCATACCAATCACCTCTTTACCTTGAAATCCGGAATATTAAATATCATCTGTCTACCGTAATACATATTGCTCGGAAACAGATGGGTGACAGATTTTAATTGTAACTTTCCTATGCCTAGATTATCCATATCCCGTAACTGGCGCTCAACCAGGTCAGATATAATATCCACCCTTGTACCGATGAATCCTTTTTTAGAATACTTCATACATTTTTTATGGCTGTAGACAAAAATAATTACGCTCATATCTTTGACTGTTCTGGTTGGTACACTTGGAACATTGACTTCCACACAGATATAAGGAAGGACTTCGGTCTGAGCTTCATCTATGTATAGATATGGAAATACTTGAGTATAATGAAGGCTATCAATTTCTTCCTCCGTAAACTGCTCTTTGCTTAATAAGGCTTCGCAGATATCCGTAGAGTTCAACAGGGTTGATATGATTCTACTCTTATATAATCCAATATCTTTCAATGTCGTTTCTGACAATCAACCACCCCCTAAAAACCTTCGATTATAGTTATTTCATTTTCAGCTACAATGATATCCTGCATCTTTATTTGCAATAAAAAAGATGATGATATATAATTTTCATCATCCACTCGTAGCTGAATCTTGTTATCAGATATGGTTTGTGTGATATTAAAATCACCTAATACATTCCATTTGAAAATACAATCTGTAATTTCTTCGCCATCTTTATTTTTAAATGTAGCCGTCCATGTTTTAGAACGTCCACAACGGAGTGTATTGCCTCCGGAAATGAAAGCGGATAAAACTGGAGTTTCATCGCCGGATGGTGGAATAGGCGCGTCAGTGGGAGAGTAGTAATCGCAGAGCCTAATATCCGGCCTGTCTTTCATCATATCTAGTTCAGCTTTATCAGCGATAAAACTAAGAATTCCACCGTGTTTTTCTCCATACAAAAAAAGAACATCATCACTTCTAGAGATTTTAAAAACTTTTCTAGGATTATCTTTATTTCTATCTATAAAAACTCGTTTATTGTCAAGTGTTGCAGACTCATCATCGTCAGGAAGCAATATTGTGAAATTATTAGAGGTTAATGTGATATACTGGTTTCCACTTGTACCAGTATCGTATTTTGCTGCAGATGTGAAATTAGCTGGGCGTTCAATAATCTTTCCTGTATCATCCTGCCAATTGAGGATGTATTGGCATAAAATCATTGTTGCTTTTTCATATATCCCATTATTCCCAGGATATCCATTAATCAACCAATATACATTTTCATAGAAGATGTACATTCCCGCCTTTAAAGTGCCTATGGTAGCAAGAACGGAACGCTCCATAGATTTTAACTGTGAATTTGCGGTATTCTCCTGAATAATACACCGTATTTCTTTCTGTTCTGTTCTGTCATTATTGTATAGAGTTATGGTAGTAGCAATATCTGTCTGTAAAGCTTCTGAGAAAGCATCTTGTTTAAAGTCTGCGTAAGATTGATTTTCAAAACCACCTATTGAGTTTGGGGGAGTATCAGAGGTCAGTAAATACCATTCCTTCATAAGATACCTCCTACACAAATGCAGATGGTTTTTGATTTTCTACCATCTTACGTCCTTTTTCCGCAACGTACTTTAGATGGGCACTTTCCGCTGTCTTTGCACCGTTTGAACCGTCAATACTTATATCTCGTCCGACAATACTTACTCTTTTGTTGGCTAACGAAGTCTGCCGCTCCTGGTAAGACTCTTTCATAAATGTAGCCAATGTATCTATCGTATAAGCATCTAATTTAGTATCGAATACTAAAAACTCCTCATCAAAATTCAATGGATCAAGTTCAACAGAGTATCTCCCTATAGCTCTTATTAACCACACCATTTCTAGAGAATCAGGTATAGTATGCTTATCTGCAAAACTAGACTCGAAAAAGTCTATAACCTCAGAAGCCCTTGTGTTCCCTTCCATTGAATCACCTCTCTTATGGTTTTATACCGGTATATTCTATACAGAATGCAATTTTTTGATAATCGTTCAAACCAAGAGCTTTAATACTCTCAATTAAAAATGCTTTCTCCGCACGTGTAACAATATTCTTAGTGATATTATCTTCAAAAGATCTCTGTGTTTTTAATGAAAAATATCTATTGATATCATCATGTGTTAAGAACGCCTGTGGTTTTCCATCGATCTCAAAACTTAGTTCTTTTCTTGTAAACTCATCCTCAATATACCATGTAGCATGACTACCTAAGCCATCTACACCACTAATAAGTTTATTACCATTTTGTGCTTGAGCAATAACTTCTTCTCTTGTAAGAAGAATGCTTCCAGATGCAGGAATACTAATATCTCCTGTGGATGTTTTTCTTGGTGAACCCGTAACCCAAGGCGCAATGCTTTTTATTTTCACCTTTTTATCCAAACGATTATCTTCTAGTTCTATATTCTCTTTTACATTTGCCATTTTTTTGTTTCCTCCATATCGACTAATGATTATTTCGCAACTATATTGAATGTTTAACTTCGTTATACAGACGAATGACCTCATCTAATCGTTCTGATTTTTCAAACTTACAATAGGGCATGTGAGTGTTTGAATTTACTCCTCTACTTAAATAAGAAATCCCGAAAGAACGTATAAAATATGACATCCGTTTTGAATAACAATAGAAATAATTATTCATATAATTTTCTCCATTTGACTAACAAAAGAGCCACACAATCGCATGGCTCTTTTTAAACTTAATTATTCTACTGTACTAAGATTAGTATCAGCAATAGCTCCAATCTTATATTCGTGCCCCTTAGCTACTAAAGCCCCGATCTCCATGTCAAATCTCGTTAACATTTCGCCAGTTGTTACATCATTTCCAGAGAAAGATGTAAGACCTCCACGAGTAACAATATAGATCGGAGACTGACCACCAGCAGGAATTACATAACCGATTCCTGTAGGCAGCATAGTATCGAAGTTATCTCCAGTGGTGTTTAACTTACTAAGATCATATGGATTTGGAATTTCAGACAGGATAGCACCGTTGTATAATCCCATTAAACCTGTTTCGTGAATCTCATTCATAATAGCATCAGAAATGCCACTAACAGAAGGGGTAATTCCATTATACCCAGCAAATCCGTTGAACTGAGAAATCAGCGCATAATCACCAGAAATAGTTGGCTTACCAAAACGTCTAATGTTAGCAATTACCTTATCAACATTAGTCTTTGTAAGTCCAGCATCTTCACAGAAGTACTTAACACCCGTTGCGTTTTTAATTGCTTTGTAAATTGTCTCAACTACATATTTAGTAGCTCTATTTCTAATCTGTACACGAACCTGATCCTGAAGTTCATTCTCCAGTGTCATATCGCCAAGAGAGGCTTTTCTGTAATCAACAGCATAACCACCAGAAATGGTTGCTGTAGCAATAGGTTCACGATGTTTTCTAATTACAGGGAAACCAACATCCTGTCCAGCAGCCTGAATCTTAGCATCAACATTTGCAAATTCTGGAATTTCAACTTCACAGGACTCGTTATATCCAATTGCTTTGTAATTTCCGTAAATGGAAAGTAACTTAATTTCCTGCATCAGGATAGGTTCCATAGCGAAACGTCTAATCTCATTAAGTTCAGATACAGCTACTGTATCGCCAGAATCAGCTTTTTTATTCAACTCCATAATATACTTAGCTGCTATATCAGCTTTCTTACCAAACGGAGCCAAATCTTTTCCATGAGTCATTGCAGAGAAAATCTCTACAACGGCAGATCGTCCATTAACTTTACCACTAACAAAATTAGCGTCTTTTCTTTCATTGTTTAATTCAAATGTGTAAGACATATATGTACCCTCCCTCAATTAGTTTCCTGAAACTGGTGCGGTTGCTGCGACGATTTTTGCTACGAGACCAATTTTATTACCGACAATATCTGTAACCTCAAGATAAGGAGCAACAGTAGCACCAGATACCAGTTTTCCAGAAGCATTAGATTTTAACTTATCCCCTTTTGCATAAGCAGCCGGAAGCTGTGCGCCATACACTTCAATAGCCTGTCCGTTAAATTTTGTTAAATCGAGAACTCTTACATGCTCTCCAGCTTTAATCTTGTATTCTGGCATACCCATGTCATCACCAGTCTCATTTTGCATAATTGCTTTAAATGAAGCTGCAGCAGTATCAAATTCACCATCTGTAATAGTTCCAAAGTCACCATTCAGTGCATCGTTTTTTAATACTGCGTCTTCAAATGGATATTCGGATCTTTCAATCTGAGATATTCTGTTAAATTTAATCATTCTGATTTCCTCCCATAATTAAAAAATGTTGGTGTCATCATCTTCGCTGGTAAGTGCTTCAGCACACATTTCGGAGAAGATATCATCGACATCAACATCAAATTTTTTACTATTCAGTTCAGTTACTTTTTCATCAGTTGCCTTTTTTGCTTTTCCAATTTCAGCATAGATTTTAGATACAATGGCATCAATCTCACTGTTCATTGGATTTTCATTAAAGGAATTGATTTCAGATTCAGCAAATTTCCTTTCGTCATCTGTGAATTCTTTAATTGCTTCATTCAGCTCACTAATTCTTTTTTCAGCTCTAAGCTTTCCGAGTTCTTTCTCTAGAACTTCACGTTCAGTCCAATAAGAATCGTGTTCAGCTTTTAACTCATCAAGTGCTTTTTGCACCTGTTCAACACTTGCAGTAAGAGCACAAATTTCTTTTTCTTTTTCCTCAATACAAGTTTCCTTTTCCTTAAGCTGCTCTGTCAGTTCATTGATTTCAGATATAAATGTCTCATCTTTTGCATTACATTCTAAAATCGTAGACTTAATTGCAGACTTAAAATCCTCCAGGTTAAATTCCATAAGTTTGTTTTCCTCCTTTATTTTTTGCTTTTGCGCGACTTCAAGCACCACAGCATCGTCATCTGCTGGTGAGAGGGAAATGATTGCTGTTCCAGAAAATAGAAATGCCATAGGCGTTCTATATTCATCAGTTGGATTATCCTCTAAGTATGAAATCTTATTATTGTTCTCTGGCAATCCCATAATTTCTATTGAGGTATCAACTTGGCTAAGGGCGTAATTTTGACGTACCCATTTAACAAAATTGGGATATCTTTGATTAAAAAGATAACCATTACCACAAAGAACTTTTATAGTAGAATCCCCTTCAGAAATATCTTCTATAGAAACGTTTTCAATGACGCCTACTGTTTCACTGTTTTGGAATAATGGCTCTTTGATTCCATCATCCGAAATGATAGTTTCAGTTAAACCATGCCCAAATGGTGTGGATTTTTCCTCTGTACAAAACTCGGCACATATAGGCATCATTTTGGCTGATTCCATTGCTCTTTTGACATATTCAAGTTCCCAATGTATACCATTCTTATTTGTTTCATTTACATCTTCATGAATTTTCAAAAGTGCAATTTTGATCGGTACTCGTCCACCTTGAGTCGCTTTTTTTGATAATTCGAGGATATTATTAAGCATAGGGTTATCCTCCTTTTAGGTATAAAAAAAGACCATTAAGGCCTTCAATTACTTTGTTCATTTTGTTGATGGTTTTGGTTGCTGATTACTTGCAGTAGCCTTTGTTTGGATAGTAGATTGATTATTGGAATCATTATCCTCTGGACGCCCAGTATTGTTTTTTGAGATTGTGTAACTCGTCTTATGTGGCTCATATTTGTCAAATATCCTATTTTCAACTTCTTCATCAAGCGTATTAAAATATGCATCAGGCGAAACACCAGAAGCTGCAATAAGAAACGTGTAGGAACCGCCTGCTTCCAGAAAAAGTGACTTCATCATATCAAAGAATTTCTGTCGATTCACAAGAGAAGTCGGCAAGTAATATACTTCAACTTTGTTTCGTTTGTCTTTTATAATGTTTTCGTTAATTACATAGTTTAATTCACTTTGAAGTTCTTGAATCCAGGAATATATCTGGGCATTAATTAGTTCAAGATTATTTTGTTGCGAAGAGTAATTGCCTGAACCAGAACCATTCAAGAGGCTACTGGCTATTCCTAAATCAAGAGATATTTTATCAGTCAAATTTGCTTCATTTTTTTCGTCAAAAATATCTGTGGCTTTTACATCTAAAGAATCAATTTTTGTTCCTGATGATACTGTAAAAAATGATGTCCCGCCTCGATTGTTTTTGGTTAATACTGCACTTTTTACTTTTTCATGCTGATCTTCTTGCTGAGTTCTTGTGAGTGCACAGCTTCCTTTATCTTTGCCCTCTGGAAGAGTTTGATAAATAATTTTATTGTTTAACTCACGGAGTACATTACGTTTTGTGTCAACAAATTCATCTTGGTATAAAATATCCGAGATAGCAGCAATAGCTAACGGTCTTCCCCAAGGTTCACTAATTTTGCATTTAATTTTGTGCGCAATTGTGTGTTTATTATCTAGAACAACCCAGCTATCAGATGCCCTTTTCCCTTTTTCCCACGCAAAGTAAGCTTCTCTAATTTCTGATGGATATTTTTTCAATTTCCGTTCTTTATTCTTTTGAGTGTTACATTGTTCATCGAAATACCTAAGATTAAAGGCGATTACATTTCTACTATTTTTTCGTCCCACAATTTTACAATACTCATACGGTAAGGGGACTAACGCCGCATTCATTCCAAGGTCATTGATCTCCATAATATTTTCAACATCAAAGTCATTCATATACTTATCATAATTTTTAAGTTTATTAGTGACCTCAAAATAATAGAAACACGTTCCTTCAACCATATCGGTAAATAGAGCATCACGGATAAATTGCTTATCACGAATGTTTTCTAGTGTTGATAACATTAAATCCTTATTTTTTGAAAGCTTACCTTTAGCAAACATCCTTTTCTTTCCATATACAACCCTATCTAAACAGGGTAATGCAACCATATAATCTATGGCATTAGTTACAACACCTTCAGAATTGTATACAAATTTTGATAGTTTGCGTGTGAGGGCATGATTTGTAATAGGATCTTTGATGATCATTTTTATTTCTTCTGGGGAAAAAGTAGAATATATATTACAACCAAATATAGAATCGAAATCAGAAATGGGAACTGTTCCAAAATAACTATTAAATTCATAGCTTTGATTTTGAACACTTGAAGAATTGGTTTCAGATATATTACATGCATTAGGATCTGCTTTGTTTTTTGGAGGGCGCCCCCTCTTACGTCTTATTTCTTCGGGCATGAGTCGCCTCCTTTCACTAATTGATTAAGGTTGAATATTCATATTCTGATGAAGAATTAGATTCATCCAGTTCTAGTTGATCTATAAAATATGAACCGTATGAACAACTCGTATATCTATCTTTTCTGTTTTTACCTTTTTCTTGAATTTTTATTATTCCAGTCTGTAGCATTTTTTCGTATTGCAGTTCTGCACATTCGCTTATCATTGCTTGTGTTTCTAGAAATGGTTTTTCAAATTCTATCTGACGTTCTACATCAATAGCTTCAGTATACTCTTTGTTGTTAGTTAGAATATCTTCTTTTGCTGTGTTGTAATTGACTAATAAATCAATTTTCCCCTCGATTAAATTTTTCCTGAACCCTATTGCAATATCACTATTAAGATTTTGAGTGGCATTTATTGCAAATATACATGCTTTTGCATTTGGATCAGAACAAACTTTAGCGTAGTCCTCATTATTCATACATTTTATCGGAGCATATTCTACTCCACGTTCTGTATCATATAGTATTTTTTGTAACGCATATAATATTTGAAGACCACCATTCCGAGTATCCAGTACAATATAATCTGCCTCAAAATCTACAAAAAGTTGCCTTATTCGTATTGCTTGTAATGTTGTATCACCAATTTGATTAGATTCGATATATGGATATTGTCTTCGATATCCCTGTTTTACTTCTACACTATTATCTTCATTTGTATAAGTCAGAGATTCTGGTATAGCTCTAATACAGGAATATACTGAATTATCATTTTGATTTCCAGCAACAAAAGCAATGTCATTGGATATAACTCTGATTTCATTATCTAATTTTGGTATAGCATATTTATTCTTTTTACCGGACTTGAAATCTATTATTGTATGTGGATAAAATACGTGTCTAGAAACTTGTCTATTAACAAGCATAGAATATGTAAAATAAGAGGATAAAGAATCTTTTACTTTTAGATTTAAGAACTCTATTTGCCATGTGGCGGGATCTTGTTTTCTCTTTTCTTTTACCATCTGCTCAATGGTTTTCAACTCATGCTTCAGTGCAATGCTTTCATCAAAAGCAAGCATCAGCCCGCCTTTATGCTTTTTCATCGCATCAAGTGCCTGATCAGATATTGCCCACATCCAGTTACCATCATCGTACCAGCTGGAGCTGATGTAAATATCTATAGGTTGTTCCTTTAATTGCTTATTATCTTTATAATCTGGCTTAAATAGGTATTTTGGCTTACGTGGTGTTTGAAATGGAGATATAACGGAGTCTTCTACTTTTTTTTTGATTTGCCTTGTTTCTTCTCTACAAATAGCATGACTACGGAGACCTCTTGCGTTCTCATTTGCTACAAACACGGTAATTTTTGAACCATTCCTAAATTTAACAAAAATGTCACTATTTCTTGTTGAATAATCATCAATCTCTCTTCTTAGAATAGGAGACCAATCGCATAGTTCATCTATAATCTTTTCTGATACAATAAGTTTTGCTTGCTTTTCTGTAGCAGCCCCTATCCTAAATTTTGTACCTTTATACAATAAACATCTTGCTACCGCATAGACAGCTACAATAAATGATTTAGCATCGTTTCGACTAGCTATTATACATATAAAATTTGATATACCCATCATATAAATAGTTATCGCTTGATATTCATATAAAGCGATTTTTAAGTAATCAATAACAAATCTGTGCATATTTCTTTTGAAAAATGTTCCCCATGCCAAAACATGCAAAACATTATTTTGATTACTTAAGAAATGTGTAGAAGGGAAATTTTTGTACAGATCAAGTTGATTTTTATCTGCATATTGAGACAAGCTATTCTTCTTCATATTCGTCAACCTCTGGGACAAAATATTCCTTATCTCTTATGTTACTTCCTGTCTCCAAATTAATCATAGGTCTAGTAATGTGACGCTCTACATATTCCCCTAGATGGTCAAAATCTTCATACAGTGCTTTGTTTTGGTAAAATTCTTCAGGAGTGTAATCAGAGATGAAACCAAGCGTCATACAGAACGTTTCATCATTGCTTGAATCTTTTTCTTCTACTGTTCTTAAACCTGCCTGTTTAAAGGTTTTAGAATATTGCTCAACGAGGTTACTATATTCTTTCGCATCGCCACTTTGTAGTGCACGTATCATTAACATGTTAAGATTGCAAAGAGATTTAATAAAGATTTCCTGATTATTGTCTGCGTTTGGATTGTTTTTCTTTAACATACGATAATGTTCATCCAGATTTTTATAGTCCATTTCAGTAAATCCTATCCCCCATCTATCAACAGCAGAGGCAGTTATTGATAATTCACTAGTTTTTACTTGTTCTTTAGACGTGATAATATTCTTTTCTTGTATTTCGTAATTGTGTTTTAACGTATCAATATACGTCTTTCTTCCACCGACGTTTAAGTTTTTCTTGGCGGCATAATGTGAAAGTCTTGTCCGATCTCGATGTCCTGATTCAACTTCCTTAGCAGCAATCAAAGGATTCTCTTCATATACCCAATCTGCTTGCTGACAAAAATGTCCTATTGCATGTTCTTGATTACCCATATATGCAGCGCATAATAAAAAATAGTATTTATCTGAACACTCTTTACACCAAGGTAAATATCCATCATTGGATTGAAATAAGGGACTATTCGACTTTTGAAAGTTGTTTTTTTGAGTAAAAAAGCCCTTTCCACAGCATGAACATTTATACCGATGTTTGTTTACATCAAATTGTTGTTTGCTTCTAGGAATATTAAAAATTATACTTGTATCTATTTGCTTTGGCGAGTTCATTGACTCACGTACTACGCTTTCTTTAGTATGAGCCATATGCTCACCACCTTTCTTTTATTTATTGACAGTTATGGTAGGTAGCAAAGAATTAAGGATGTAGGTTGACCTGGATATAGATGGTATAACAATTCGCTTTGTAGTATAATAGTGTGAAAGAATAGAGGAGGTACGTATATGAACTTTGAAAATATTATGAATAAAATTCTGCCGATTTTACCAGTATTACTTACTGGACTAATTACATTCTTAATAACAAAATATACGGTGAATAAAAACATACCATTGGATAAAATAGAAAAAGCTTATAATCGCATATATTACCCAATGTATAAGCTAATTAGAGAATCAGATATAGATAGCATAAACCAAACCACACTTCAAGAAAAAATGAATTACATATTATTAAAGTACGACAAGTATGTTAACCAAAGCACAAGAAATGTATATCTTATATATTTGAAAAGTTATCGCTCCCAAAATAGAAGAAGTAAGAAGTGCTTAGAGAAGTTTTGTAATAATATCATAGAATATAACGCAAAATATCGTCGCTTATTAGGGTATCCACAAGCTGATTTCTGGGAGGCTTGGAGGTATCTAAGTGTTAAAAATAAAAGAATTATAATTTCTTACATGGGCCTTATGATTGTTTATATACTAACTATATTGTATCAATATTTACAGTACCAGATACTCATAGATGCCATTTTTTGTGTTACAGCTTTTGGGATATTATATCTGTTATATATACTTATAATCAACGCTGTAAATTATATAATTAATTTTTTGGTGGATAAGCGCAATTAGCAGTAGAGTAGGGGAGTGCGATAATTACGCTCCCTTACTAACAAAGTAAATGGAGATTTAATTAGATGTCAGTTAATGAACCTTGTTTTATCTCCTTGATACCATTTTTTCCAAAGTACTTTCCAAATTCATCTTCGGCAGTGAGATCGTTATAGATTTTTAACATTTCTGAACTTGCCCACCCAAAAAATTCTTGAATAACATGAGATGGTAAATTCATTCTATGTAACTTAGTGCACGTAAAGTGACGTAAAGAATGGAGATAAAAATCTACACCTAAAATTTCTTCACACCAATCAACCCAAGTAGATGTATCTTTTCGCTGATTATATATACGGTTCTTATTTTTATCAACAGATACTGTTACAAACATCCAATCTGAATCAATACCTTTTTCTTCTCGCTCATTCATCCAAAGGTCAATATATGGCTTTGCTCCATATAAGACAAATTTGTTAAGAGGAGTTCCTTCTTTACCATGACCTTTTGCACGTACTTTATCTGTTTTCCACATAGATTCGTACACAAAATGTTCATCGTCAAAGAATACTGGCTTCATTTGTAACAATTCACCATGCCGCATACCTGAATAAGCAGCTATAGCAATGGCACAAGCGCATTCGAATTTCTTTTGCTCTACGAGAGTTGCTAGAAGATACTCAACTTGCTCGTCTGTTAATACAGTTTTCTCTCTACGTGCCACCTTAGCAGGATTCTCTATTTTTCTAACTATGGGTTTATAATTTTCGAACTCTGGTTCATCATCAAGAATATCTTGGATGTAATTAGAGAGAGATGATAGACAAGATTTAACACGTCTAATTCTACTAGAACCCCACCCCCAAGTATTAAGTGCATGATTTTGAAACTTCGCTACTTCTCGCTTTGTTAATTCTGGGAAGTATTTGTTATTATTAAAGTCCAAACACCACACCCAAAATATGCGTAAATCATTACGATAGGCCTGCAACGTCTGAGGACTTCTGTCAACTGATTGTAAATATTCTAACCAATCTTCGCCTAATTGTATGTTATTCGGATTTACTTTCTTCCACTTTTCTTCCGTTACAATATTATTATAAACTGTAAATCTTGACATTTTATCACTTCCCTTTAAACAAAAAGAAGTGATTAATATAATCACTCCTATTGAAAATCTTTCAGTAATTTCTCTGTAAAATAAATTTGACCTTTACCCGTAATTAGAGGCTTGTATGTAGTTATTGATTTACCATACCCATTATCGGTAACATATTCATCATAATCCATATATCCGCCAGATAAAGCTTTCTGAGTTGGCTTGTTTTTTAAATCGCCACAAACACATAGATAGTCATTATCCCTTAACCACTGGAATAATTTGTTTCTGCCAAACCTCTTGAAAAGTTCATTTTTTTGTAGTACGCCTGAAAATTTTCCAACAGATATAGAATTAACTGATGTATGTACTGCATCATGAAATCTAGCCTTGGGTTTTAATTCTTCATTTTCAGCGATGAGTGGAGCAGTAGCCAGTTCTATAAGTTTATTATGTGCCATAGCGACTTCCATTGGATCTTTACTAAAAAGCTTTAACTTTAATTTTTCTTCTTCGGAAATAATATTGCTTGACTTTAATGTTTCCTCCATCTTGTTGAAAGCCTCAATATACTTTAATTTCCATTCGAGCGCTTTCTTGCCTGTAAATCCCATGACCAAAAGCGAAAATCCGTCACGATTCATTAAATACTCGGTGTATGACTGCCCATTCTGTTCATGTATGTAACTTGATTCAATAAAAAGTGGGTGTCCACCATTTTGGGGAGACCCAATCAAGTCACTATACATACGTTTGATTTCCGACGTTAGTTTATCATGTCTTTTTCCAAACTTCTCAGAGATATCCCTACTACTTGTTACAACCTGTCCATTCATGTTTTGCAAATTTACTTCATTCACTTTTAATTTCCTCCAATTTATTATTTATAATTGAAGGCAGAGATAGGAGAGTATCAACCGTCCTACAAAACTCTTTATCAGATTATCCATCTGACCATATTTACTTATTCTCTGAACAAATGTAATTTTTACTACGTTACAAATCCCCCATAGAGAGAATTAGAGTAAGGCCTGTGCAAAATCGATATACAGTCGAAAGCACAATAAAAGAGCTTGCGAATAACTCACAAGCTCTAAAAATGAAATTATTATTTTGTTTTGATTACAGTTACAACTTAACACCAAATTTTTCGGCAACTTCATTTAAGATATCTATATCATTACTGAAATGTAAATATGCGGAGCTGCAAATAACACCATTTTCGCTTGTGGTCCAAGCTTTTGAAAAACCGCATGGCAAGCCTCTATCATTGTAGCTAATATGTACAGTCTCAATAGTGTTAGTACGATAACCGGGATCATCCACATCATCTTCAGCGATTGCAACCTCAAAAACATACTTACTCTCTACGTATTTGAGTAATGCTGAATTACACTCATCATGTACAAAGGCGACGTTTGAATATCCATAGAAATACATAGCTTCATGAAATTCATTTTTCTCATGCCACACTTTTTCAACAATAATTCCATCTTCGACAAGATACAGAACAAATTCTTTATCGTAGTTATCTACTTCAAAATCCTGTAACTCAATCTCGTTTCCTATAGGATAACCATTCACGATCAGGTTTTGTAACACTTGTTTGATAAAATCGTATTTACCATATACGCTAACGTAGTGGTTAGCTGTCTCATCTTCATATACTTCACAAACTCTTTTGGTAAAATCTAATACACTTTTAAATTCTAACCTTTTCAAATTATCACCTACTTTACATTTACTGCTTCTTTTAATTTATCCGAGGCCTTAAATTTGGGTGCTCTAGATGGGCCAATCAGCATTGATTGCCCAGTGGCAGGATTCCTACCTTCCCTGGCAGCTCGTTCTACAACCTCGAAACTACCGAAGCCTACCATCTGTACTTTATCTCCGGCAATAAGAGCATCTTTAACTGTTTCCTGGAATGCTGCTAACATAGCCTCTGTGTCTTTTTTGCTTAATCTAGTTTTATCTGCGATAGATGTAATTATTTCTGCTTTATTCATAAAAATCATTCTCCTTGTTTTTAATTTGTCATTCGCCACCAACCATTGCAATGACTATGGGGCAGCCACTTACTTGTTTTCAGATGAGAGCTGCCGGTGTTTATCTGTTTCGGTTGAAATTAATAGTAATAACTATTGGAATTTCACATCATACAGGCAATCTAACCCCTTTTCTGTGATCACTGCAACTAATTGTTCAGGTCTATTTCTTAAGCGGTTATCCATACAATAAGCATCTGAACCAGATAAACATCCTGCCTGAAGAACTTTAGAATCATAAACTGTCATCATTGCATTGGTATGGCGATGCCCACATAAATAAATATTGGGGCGGATACCAGTAAATAAGGTCAAATTAGGTATTGCCTTTTCCATAGACTCTTTGTCGCCATGACTACTGAAGACGGTTAAGTTGCGAATATTAAACATAGCAATAGATTGTTCTATTTTGTTTTTATGGCATATAATATTCTTAAAATTCTGCAGTTTTGCTTCTAAGAAAGGCAATACCAGATTATCCATATTTTCATTAGATATATTGTCTTCCTTTTTAGGGGAAAGTCGCCCGTGGTTCCCAGGAGCGATAAAGACATGCACATTATTGAAATGATAGCTAAGTTCCGATAAGAACTCAGATATGTAATTTGTTACACACAGAAACTGCTCAATCATATCCTGATTGTTTTCAATTCTAAGGGTTGGATGTATAAATCCAGATACTAATTCACTCAGAACCAAAAAAGCATTTTCCGATCCATGTCGTAGCTGTATCTCAAAAATTTTATCCAGATATTCGTTGAATCTTCTCTTTAAAACATCTTCATCGAATTTGTTCCAGAAGTTCTTTGTGCTAATGCCGGCGTGAACGTCAAAACAAGAAATTAGCAAATCATTATCTGTTTTCAAAACACCAGTAAATTGTTTGCTTTCGTCATATAAAAGAGGACTGCACTGATATTCAGAGATACTTCGCAATATTTGGTCTCTGTAGCTTTCTTTACGAGCCTCTTCACGGATAATGCGACGTAGCTCGTTTCTTTCATCCCGTGTTTTTACTTGTTCTTTGGCTAATTCTTGTTTTTGTATTTGTAATTCTTTAAGGTACTTATCTTCAGTCAGATTATTAAAAACTCCTGCCTCAAAATATCTCTTGGCTCCGGCATACGGCTTTCTATAGGCAGCTTCTTTGTATTCAACATCTTCTTCTCGAAATTCCTTATTCACTAAATCAGCGATCTTATCCCATTCTATATCCAATAGTCCAGCATCTTTTGCCTGGCCCAGTCTCCAGATATATTCTTCTTCTTTTTCGCCCGGTTTTCGTGTAGTATCAAATATAATTACTCACCACCCTTACACATCATCGGAATCGTCAATTTCAAACGTGAATTTGAAATCTACCGTCTCAACACCATCAGGAATCTTGTCAATGACATTTTGAGTGATATCTTCACCAGTATCTGTATTTACTAATCTCAAATCTTTTACAGAAAAATGTTTTAGTTCAATGATCCTTTTAGCTGGAGTAACTTTACTTTTTGTTTTTTTTAACATCAAACAATATTCTATCTTCCTTTCGTTATACAAAAATAGGAGAGTGGTGCTCTCTTTCTACAGATGAACTACCATATCTTTAGAACTACTTAAAACTCTATAAGTTCTATCATTCTTTGATATCGCATCTTGTAATTGCTTTCTTAATATTTCTTTTGCGTCTTGCGCCCCGTGGACCAGTATCAGCTTATTAGTGTTTAGTGACGAACCATATGTTACTAAGTCTTCATTATTAGCGTGAGAACTGAATGTGCTCATCGTAATACAATCAGCACGATTCGGTACTGGCTTCTTGTTTATGTTGATTGTCTTATGATCCTTGTAATTTTGTATCCGGTATGATAGATAACTAGGATTATTTCCTGTATATCCGCTAAATACAATCATAGAATTAACATCTCTCAAATATTTCTCCAAATATTTTACAACACGTCCATTTGTACAAAATCCAGAACTAGTAATTACAATCTTTGGAACATTATCAGCTATACAGGCTTGGGACTCGGATTTTTCCTTAATCAGTTTAAGATTTTTCCATGATGATACACTGCTCCATAAGCGCTTTGCATCTCCATTCAATACATTATCATAAACATTACATAATTCACACGAGAGCTTAGAATCTACGATAATATCAGACTTGAAATTTTCATCATTTCCGAAAATACCATATAGCTCTGTTAGTAATTCCTGAGTACGGCTAAAACTAAATGCTGGTAATATGAGTGAACCATTCCGTTCAAGAACTGTATCAACGGCCACTCGTAGATGCTCAGTGTCAAATGCGCGAGTCTTTTTATTGATTTTTTTAGGATTTCCGTACGTACTCTCCATGATTGCAAAATCAACGAAACCATTATATATTTCTGTATCAGGAACATAATGATTTTTTGTATTCAATGCACCAATATCACTAGAATATAGAATTTTACGACATTTATTCCCATCAGTTAGAAACAAAACGATTTGTGCAGCCCCGACACAGTGTGCATTTTTCAGAAGCATGAAACTCACCACGTCATCTATCTTATGAACCACATTATATTTATCATATATACAAAAATGGTCTAATGTATGATATACGTCTTCTTCGATATAAATGGGTTTATATTCACGATTATATCTTTTAGATAATACACGAGCTTCATCTTCAAGAATATATGCACAATTCTTTAATAGAGCATCTGCAATTTGAGCTGAAGAATCTGTAATGATTATCTTTCCGTGGAATCCTTCCTTACACAATCTTGGCAATAAACCGATATGATCAATGTGACTGTGACCCACAAACACATAATCAATATCTCTGGGATTGAATTTGAATTTTGCAGAGTTTATCTTGTAAGAATCAAGATAAGAATTGGAAACGCTTTGGTGTAACCCGCACTCCAATAATATTTGTTTGCCTCCGAATTTTATAAAAATACAGGAACCTGTGACATCGCATGAATTTTGTCCAATAAAGTATATGCCATCGGAGGTAATCTTTTTCTTAGCGATGGATTGTCACCGCCTTTCTTAATGATTTTGTCATTACTTGAATGTCTTAATAATTTTTTGCTTTCTAAAATGATTTAGCATATTAACTACTCTATCATTTTCTATGCAGTAATATTTACCACCGCATCCATAAGTCTTAAAAATTTCCTTTTGAAATTGGCATTTCTTGCTTATTAGATATTCCATTTCAAGTTTTGTTATTTGTAATATGTGTATTCACGTCCTTTGTTTTAAGTATTTTCTCCAGAGTAGGAGAGTAGCTGGCATACCCAGGCTTGAACTGGAAACCCCTTGGTTAACAGCCAAGTGCTCTACCAATTGAGCTATACGCCAAAGATACAAAATGACGATGCCACTATCAAAGCAGCACCGCCATCCGTTAGATTAAGATGAAAAGAAATGAATTTTTTTTGATTGCTCATTATAAACGCCTTTGATTCACAAGGACTCTTGTAATAGGAGTTAGAATCACTAAATCACTTCCTGAGCCTCGCATCCGTACCGTCTCGCTTGGTGTACTAAACGGGTTTCATCACGTTACGCAAGTTTTTTATACGGAATCACACCAACTAACCTATATCCGTATTTTAGACGAAAATTTGGTCATCACGACAACCTTCTATTAGTAATTCTCAAAATATCCATTAAGCTTTCGGTTGTAATATCTGGTCACTTTTGGTTTTGTCCATATTCTAGGCTTACAAAGAATATCATCATATGTATGAATTTCTTTTTCTGGAATATAATTACATTCTAAACTTAATCCGTCCATCAATTTTACATTCGTGCTTTCAGATGGAGTCGTAGAAGACAAGTAAGCGAAAACAATATTCTCTGCCGATTTGAAAACCTTTCGGACTGTCGCTACATTAATATCTTCTCGATCTGCTATTCGCTTGATTAATTCATCTTGTGTCAAAGTCAAATAGTATATTCCCTCCATTCTGTCGAATTCGATTTATGAATAACATATCTAATTTAGTAAGTAATAACATTGAGATTTCTCCTTTTGTTATTGTGGCGATATGCTGCTTTCCTATATAGCCACAAAACTCATTTTTAAATAATCCACTATAAATGGGTTTTTTAAAAAAAGGTAGTCCATTCATAGTGGTTGAAAAGGCTGGTTCTACTTTTGCAAACTATTGGCCTTGTAAATACGTTTAATTCTTTTATCTTCTTCGTGTTGACAATCTTTACATCTAGTGGTTTTTGTATTTAATTTATCAACTTCAACCCATTCTCCACAATCAACACACTGAATAAATTTAGTTTTTCTCACACTTATATTATTCTCCAGATTATTCACAATATATTGACCATAACAGAACCAAAAAAGTTGTTTATATCGTTTGCCCTTACCATACAAATATTCAACAAGCATATCAGCGATGGTTTCCTCGGAATATCCAATCCGACTAAACTCGTCACGAATCTTACATGCCACATAGCGCATATTGTCAATATACTCATCTTTCATATTTATCATATAACGATATTGTTTGTTAAGAATGTCGTATAAGTCAGACACTTCTTTACTACATACAATATTAGGATTTTGCATGAGTTTCGTATACTCTAACTTTCCTAAATTCATCCCTCTAGTATTAATTGGTTTGTTTGGTATTTTGTCGTATAATTTATTTACAAAACTTTCATTTCGAGGTTGCAACTGCCCATTGTCTTTATCTTTTGCATATTTGAAAAAAGCTGGAAGTTTTAGATTAGTATATTTAGAAACTACTGGTTGAAACCACTCTGCTCTTGCTGGCATATATAATGTTTTGGCTTGATCTATACTGAAGTTATTCTCCATGCATAAGAGTTTCACAATATCAATAGCCTCTTTCTTTTCTTCCTCAGTACCGTCTATAAACACTTCATGATTCCAAATTTTAGAAATATTATTGCTGTAAATTCCAATATTCCCACCAGTAAAGGCTTGGTTTAACCCAGCATATATTGTTTTATTATTCAATTCAGTAGGTTCCGCTTTCCGCATATTGTAATATAAAGGCACAATGCCATTCATATTGCGTTCCGCAATTCTAACAAAATTAGTATCGGCTACTACAAGACTTTTATCACCGTCTACATCGTACATCAAAATTTTACTTATCAAATCGTGCGTACTCGCGTACAGTCCATCTGTAACAAACCACTCTCGGATTTTTTCAACACGTTCACCATATACGTCATTTGCAATGTTAAACCTAATGGCATGTTCCTTGTATAAATGTGGACTTCTTAGACAATCCAATTTGTCAAAATGTTTGAATAGCCAACAAAATACCTCTTTATCATTAAGTAGACCATCTGGATTATCAATATGCCCAAACCAATATTCACAAGCAGCATAAAAATCAGGAAGTATAAATGTGTATTTACCAGCTACTTCTAATTTACCACTGCGATATTTTTTAAGTAGACTGTCTTTTATTTCTCTAATAACATCCTTTGCATATGTATCACTTAAAAGTGGTGGATATATCTTTATAGCTTTCTGAAATGCTGTCATATTCGTGTTGTATGGGGTAACTCCAAGAATATCTAACATGGTTTCCTTAGATGAGCATACATTGATAATACGCTCCACAGATCTTGATGCCAATAAATCAATTTCTTCATCAGTGATATTTGTTAACGTTTGCAACATCTGGTAATTAATCTTAGCATTTTTTATTCTATCTTCTTCAATATTACAACGTCCGGCACTGCAATGATATTTCTTATAGTATTCTTTATATTCGTTCCATGAATTGTAATACTTCGCCATCTTAAATTGACTTTTTGTAAAGATAACTTGAATATCTTCTTTAATCACATCATGTTCTTTTCCATAAATATCCTTGATAATTGGAGAGTAGTTGTTGACCTTGATGAATTTTATAAAATCAAATACGCCTAATAAGCCCTTAATCCATGGTGCTCGAAACATAAAATTTTTTCTTGATACAGAAGGTAACACCATTCCTGCTCCGTCTGTATGTGGTATTGGTACATAATCTGTTTTACTGGTAATAGAATAGTCCCTCTCGTCTACAAAATCATAAGTACCGTATACATCTGTTTCAAAATCATGAATAACTATAGACTTATTAATATCAAATTCTTTCCACTCATCAGTGGCAGAATTCGTTAATGCCATATATGCCAAGTGTTTATTTACATTGTTTCCACCTTTTTCGTTAATTCTATCTATAGTTAAACCACACATAATAGACTTTTCGATATTATCCCATATAGATTCTTTAATAAAAACTGCTTTTTTCTTACGAATTTGACCAGCTGATGATGTAAAATACTTATATTTTTCACCTTTATACATAAAACCGTAATAAGAAATATCTTTAAATACATCAAAATAATAAACTTGTACAACTAATAAAGTATCGGTTAGTTCATCTTTTTGTATTCCGATTGTTCTGGTAAGAGCTGACTCAAATACTGAAATAATGTTGTTGTCATGTAGTTCATCTTCTCTGATATACCGAATATGATCTTTCCCATTGGTTAATTCATTTTGCTCAACCTTATGTGACAATAATTTTAACAGTTTATCCTTTGACTCATTTGCCTTTTTACGTTTATGTACAATGAGAGAGTTCCACTTTATATATTCTTGAATAGTTTCGACATGCGACTCAAGAATATTTTTTTCTATTATTTCTGATTTATCGGCCTTGAATAATTTGATATCATCTGAAGAATACCCGTATTCCTTAAGTTTCTTTTCAAGCCTGGGGAGTTTGTTATTTATATAACTCATCTCTTTACGGTATTTACAATTCAAATCATGTAGATATTTCTCGTGATTACTATAAAAATGTCCTGTATCAACAGTGTACATGTTAATTTGAGTATCAAGCATTTGATTCACCTCCATGTACTAAATTGACTATAAATTTTAATTCCGTATTAATATATCGATAGTAATCTTTATAATCCCATTTTTTTGCACCATAAAACGGTACATTCATACGATATAGAGGTATCCCATGGCTTTGACAATATCTATCTTTCTGCCTATCTCGTTCAATGGCTTCCTGTCTCTGTATTTGCCTCGGAGCATTATATCTGCTTAACAATGTGACTTTATCTTCATGATAATCATGGACTTTATTCTCAAACCATTCATGGCTCTTTATCAAATGACCTATCTTTATTCCTCCCTTATTTTCATTTTTTAATCATATGTTGTGTGCGATAACACACTAATCCATAAAAGTAAACAGAAACCTCATCTATATGTCTTGTTTCATCAATCCGCATAGAGCTATATCCGTCTACAATTAATATCCTGTAAATATTTACTAGAAAGTGATAGCGAATTTCGATTTTAATGCCTTAGCTTAACAAGTTATCACCTAATGTATTGAGATTTAAATTTGACATCAGTTTCTTGATTGTTTTCAATAGTTTCTCACAAAACATACTTACCTCTTACCCATCTTTTCTCTCGCCAGAGCCAATCTGATCCGTGCGGCCTCCTTTTGCTCATCGGTCATTACCCGTCCAGTTTTACTTCCTGGATTTATCTTAATCCATTTTAACGGGAACTTAGCGCATATGCTGCCGTCATCGTTCTCAGTGAAATACTTGAAATCATCTTTTCGCTCCTCGTATACTTTCTTAATACGGTTTATGTGTTTACGGTTAGTGAATGTTACGGTACAATAATGTTCACCACTCAGGAACTCTATACAATTCTCGTTGTTATTTTCAAAATTACGTTCTATCATTTTTATAACCTTCCTTTTGATTTTTTCCTAATGCATTTTTCCTAGTCCACTGTAAAGCAGATTCTACCTTTTGGGATTGACGTCCTTGGTATGGGAAATAATCTGTACAATAATCCCCAACCGATATTAGATTAGAGGCATATCTATGAAATTCTTCCCTGGAGGGGATATGGGGTGTTTTCTGGTTACTTTTTTTCTTGGTTGATATTTCTGTCATTTATTAATTCTTGTCTCCTTTTGGTTATGTTGTTTATCGTCATTGAAATCACCTTTCTGCAAAAATGACTTATTTACTTGTTACATTATGTTATTCTCTTTGTGGTGGGGGATATATTTGAATAGTTCTAACTGTTTTCTAATATCCAATGGTTCAACAGATTCCTCATTCTAATGCTAGGTATGTATATCCATATTTCTTTACCATCTCTGATAGCAGAGTGTGAAATAAAATGCAATATTTCAATTAAAGCATATGTACTTTCAGGAAAGATTCTTTGTGTATAGCTTTGCGGATAAAAGTTATTACATAGATATGCAAGATAGATACTGTTACTATTTAATTTTGTACTAAGATCATTTAATCCTATAAAGCCTTTTTTGAATCCTTTTCCGGATATCAAATATTTACTCTCGTAATATGTTGTCCACATACAGTTGATTGTTTTCCCTGACATAATATTTCTAAAATAATTATTGACATTATTTGATAGTTCTTTTAGTGAACTTTCGTTTTGCTGGGCTAAATACCAATCCTTAGATAAATCAAACTTATTTTCGCCTATTCTATTAATCTTTTTATGATCTATAATATTAATCAAGTTGCTATATTTTGATAAACCTACATTTTTAATAATATTAGACTTATCGATCATGTCTTGTTCATTAAAGTGATGTACCACCACGCTATAATGATATATTTTCCAGATATCATTTAGCATTAAATCAGTTACTGTACCATAGACATTAGATACGTTAGTACTATGCTTGTTAAAAAACAGATTTATGTAATATATTTCTTTCCAAATCATGTCTGCCTCAGTGTTGCATTCGATATATTCAACCTTTTTTATATCATCTGTTAAATGAGAGTGATTTAAAAATCTGCGTGATAAATTAGTTGTTCTACCAACATATGTAATATCATTGTCATAATTAACGAATCTGTATATATAAAATTTATTTTGTTTTATTTCTTTCTCCTCCAGAAATTATAAAATTTTTGGCTCCATATACTTCAAGCATTTTACAAAGCGTGCATTCAATCTCTTGTTGATATCCTTCTTTGTTCAAAACATAGATATTGGAAACTTTTTGAGGCGGCTTTTTAAGATCAGGTTGTATACTTCCTACTTCCTGCTTTATAAGTAAAGGTTTGAAACATTTTCCATCTTTAGTTTTAGTAGGGGTAATAAGATAGTGAATGCATTGATTAATGGTTTCCTTAGACATAGATAATTCCTTTGCCATATGTTCAATACTTCTCCAAAAGGCTTCAGGATTGTTACAGGAATCTTTGCCGTTAGATGATTCAATCTGACTACGACAGCCAATATATGAGTTGATGTAGAGGAAGGCCATTAATATATTCTCTTTATTTAATGAGCTATCGGCCATCATGATAGTATTGAACTGAGAAGATGTCAGCTTAGTAAACTTGTCAGGACAATCGAAATTCTCAGGTATGATTTTAATTTCAATACCAGTATCGTAGGTAAGTGAATCCAAGTCCTGTTTCACCTCTATCATTTTGTTGTTTATCATATACTCGAATACGTCAAGGATCTCATACACAGCTTTGGGCTTGTTTTTTGTTGTCTTATAACCGTAAAAATTTAAAATCTTTCTGATAGTTACCCAACTGAAATCCTCATAAGAACGATATCTGTCAATTAAAATATATGTTATGTAAAATTTGCGGCTAATACCAAATTGCTTCTTGATGTTACATTGAATATATTGATTTGGAAATCTTGTAAAGTATTCCTTCTTTTCTTTCATAAATACCCCCTTTATATTTTTTACGAGCGTTCAGTAAACAAGGAAAAAGTATAGTCAAAATTATCAAGTAGCGAATTTTGACAAGGGTGGAACCTTGTTTACGGAACGGAAATAAGATATACTCCTTTTAATAAGACAGACATTAGAGTAATTTATTCACTACGTTCATAAATTACTCTTTTCTACGAAAACTTATCAATTATAATTATCATCTAAATATGTATTCTCTCTTTGTCTGAGTAAATCTTCACATACTTTGCAGATTACATAGAAAAGATCGTTTGTTTTCCTGATGTAATGTTGACTATATTTCCACCAGAAAATAATATCATCATCAGTTTTCTCTAAGAGTTCATTGTAGAAGAGAGTGTATTTCTCATCATAAGCTTTGTTTTTGTATGTAGTAATTGGTGCATGATTTTTCATTATTGTCTCCTTATCGTGTTTTTCACCTTTAAGTATTCTCTTTTAAAAAGGTTACTACATGTGACAAATGGAAAAAGTAATAAAATTTTTAATCATCGAAAATAGTTCCTCTATGAAATGATATAGTATTATCGCCTAAAGGCATTAAGTTGTATTTTTGCAAAAGGTTATCAACCATTGCCTCAAAGAGCTTTCTAAGATTACGATTGTGTTCTATAATATCCATAGTGAAACAACTATCTAATCCGTTTTCGAAACAATAATCATCTTGCTCCTGGGATAAATCTATCTCCGGATACAGATTCTCCAATTCTATGAATAGATTATGGAATAATTCTTTCAGGGAGATATCAAAATAATCCATTAAAAGTTGATATTTTGGGAACATTTTACTAGCCCAGGATGAAAATCTTTTCTTGGGGAGTTGCTTCTGTATATTATTTTGCTGTTCCTTCAGAGTGGTAATATCTTGCTGGATTATAGCTAGAATATCTGCCATGGTTTTTAAGGCGATTTGCTGAGTATCCATATGTATATTCTCTTCTTTGGCTCTGAAATATGTGGACACTAATTTACGTTGTACCTTCCAGGCTATATCGTCGTCGAAAACTTTTACTAGAAGTAAATATCCAGATTCTGTGATTACTGTTATTCCTCTATTGGGAACAATAATTCCTCTAATGTCCGTTTGGCGGACATTAGGTTTCACCATGAAATAATCTTTGCCTTCGATCAGTCTTCTCTTATTTCGATTAAATGCTTTACGGGATGTTCCATTCGGCCTATTATGAACCCTATCGATGTCTTTGAATGTTACTACGCGTTGCCCAGCAAATTCTTTGATTCCTAATACTACATTATTGATTTCTACTAAGTTATTCATATTTATAATTCCTTTCGTTATTAGATTACTGTTTGGATATAGGGGTGGGCAGTGGAAGAGTAGTTCAATTATATGCACATAATCATATTCTCTTTTTGGAATCGGATTTTTAATAAAATGGCAATAAAAAAAGACAGGCGTTTGTTTATACCTGTCTAAAATTAGAGTTCAGTTATTTTAAGCTAAAATTCTTCTCATCATTAAGACAAAATCTGAGATGTCAGTGAAGTAGTTAGGATAAGCAGCCCTTAAGGTATCAAATGATGTAGCGGATACAAGAACTGCGTCTATATATGGAATATTTTGTGATTCTATCGCATTGTATGTCTTTGTTGCTAATTCTATTTGGCTCTTATGAAATGAATATATTTTTAAGGCTTTTTTCTTATAGTTTAATTGTAGGACATAGTATCCATTCTTTTTTAAACAATCATTTTTAGTTACGTGATTAATAGCAGTTGAAAATGCACTTATCATTGAAATGATATTTGTCTTTCGGTCAATCGATTTAATTTCTGAAACCAATGTATTATAGTCATCAACCGTATTTGGGCATATAGGCATATTTTCTAATTTGGCAAATACTGAAGATACTAATACAAAGAAGCGTAGAATGTTACTATCTCCTTTACTGGCCTTGAGCTGTGATTTCGTATATATATCAACCATCTCTATAGCTGTGGCCCAGACATGTTGTAACTTAGTCCTGAATTGTATTTCAATAAGCATATTTTTGTTATAGGTTTCCTTCTTATCACTCTGAAATTGATAGACCATATGGTAAGAACGATAACCAGAATCTTTGGGTTTTTGGATATAATCGTATTCTCGCTTGAGTATATGACGTATACGGGAATTCTTATATCTGTTTAAGGTTTCATACACATCTTTAATTCCCTCTACTATAACACGGCATCCACCGAGATCTTGCATCCGGTATAATTTCATGTCAGAGTATCTCTCTAATTTTCCTGTTATTGATTCTAATCTTTTAAGTCTTTGAACCACAATTGCATCCGGATTTCTTAACCGTAAGTTGCTTGGCATGACCTGCAGTGGTATGCATGTGATGAGCGCCAGTTATTTAATATTGTAAGGGCAGATTCTCTATCTTCTGTAGTTGAGGAAGAGTCTGCAATTATTTTACCGGCTTTGTTGATTTGTGATTTTGAATACTGTGGGACTTCCCACTTTTCTTTTGTATTATCCATATTTGAATACCATTCATTTCTAATATTTTCTATTATGGTATCAAGTATATCATAGTTGCTCATTATTGTCGTCCTCCAAACCTTTTTAAAAGTATTGCCATAGTGTCATGTATTATATTCTCTGTTTGAATTTTAGATTTGATGATGATGGAAACTTCGAATCTGGTTAGATGATTAATAGATATTTCTATAGATTCTAATGATTTTTGCTTGTAAAATGGGAGCATTTGGAGTAATAGACTTCCTATTATAATAGGGGTAATTATAGGGTATTCGAGAATTGGCTTATTTTATAAGGACTTTTTGAGAGTAGGAGAGGTGATCAGGTGTGTTTTAGCTGTTTTATATTTGTCAGAAAATTTAGTTTTAGTATATCTTATAGGTAGTTTATCGAACTCGCTGCCGAAGTGTTTTTGGATTGGAGTGGTGAACTGTGTGATAATTTTGGGATTGGGTGGAATCGTGATTTTATGGGCGACGTGTGAGTGGGACACATAGGGGACTTTGTAACATTTGATTGCCATCTGAAAATGTAAAGTACCCCCGGTACTACACTGATGTAAAATCCCTGATTTTAGGGGGTATAATTTGCATTTTGAACAAAACTGCAAAAATTTGTGGATGTATATTGATGGATACTGGGGATTAAAAATGTTGTAATTGCAACACAAATATATAGCCTAATATATGACAATATAGCCGAATAAATGGCAATATAATTTTAGTGTTCGGACGTGTTATAAAATGATATGATAGTAACAAAACAATATTATACATCATATAGTATTATATGTTGCACACAACGAAGTTATCAACACAATGTTAATAAGTATAATAATAGTATCATAATATTACAAACAAAACCATAAAAACAACATTTACACATATAAAAATAGTACAATAGTATTATATTCACCTATCAAATTATCAACACAATAACAACATTGTACCTTTACAACACTACGTACCACTCTACAACGTCCCTAATCACTCAATACACCCTCACACAACCCTCTTACGCTTATACTTACCTATTAAATGCAACACAACCTATAAGCCCATACACAGACAATACATATACTATATACGACCACAGATATACACACACTGGCAAGGGTGTAGCACACATGCAGCGTAACAGATCTAACCATACAATAAACCAACACAGACAATATACAGATTCCGTTCCTTCTATATAATGCGACATGATATGATTTGTTGGCTTAGTATTTGTATATCATTCATTGTCTTTAGTCTCCTTGTCTTCTGTATAGTAATAACCTTTACTATCTAAATCGGCTTTAATTAATGATTTAATGTAACTATTAGCACTCTGCCTAGTGTTAGCAAGATACTGTTTAACTCTTATCCCTTCTTGTATATCTGTACCAGGCTTGAAACTACATGCTATAGTGATTGTTTTTTCATTATATTTTTTTTGTGCTTTCTTTTCTGCCTCTGTCAATGCCATTTAGTAATAAACCTCCTTGTATAAAGTCTTACATAATAACATTATATCATGTAGTTTGTCAAACATTCTATTGTTATTTGTGTATATTTAACTATAGATAAACCCATAATAACAATGTGGATAGTGCACAATGCTAAAAACAGATAAATATAGATAAACCCATTTACAAATAGATAAACCTATGCTATACTCATATCAAGTTAAGAGAGACACAAGCCACACACTAAACGGTTAAGGCAATGCAAACTCCGACAAGTGCCAACTAATCAATCTTAACAATCAAAAAAGTCCAGTAGCGTCAACTACCAGACTTTCGGGAATACTGAAATGTGGTTAAACATTCAATACTCAACCTTCGCAAGTAGAGTATAACACATTTCTTAGATAGTTGTCAAATCTGACAATTTGAAAAATTCCCCAAAACTTAGTTTTAAACAGAGAATTACCAAGTATCAAATCCGATCAGTAATGAAACAAGCTACTGACCGCTAACAGCACATAGCTAGCAAAGTGTAGGCATAAAGCAACTTTCCTATTCTATAAGGGAAGAAGTGAAGCGAAAAGGGTTATAGCTTGAATATATTCTAGTGTGATTGTCAGAGAATCACAAGCTAGACACTGTTAGTCAATCCTGCAAAAGTAGACACTTGATAGAATATATAGAAGCCGTTACGGCAGAGCATAATAAATAAGATAATAAAAATCTTATTTAGATTGAAATAGGCTTGCATACAATACGACATATAAAAATATATAAATCTAAAACAATAAATTCCCAGACTACTAAACTAAGTAGTCTTTAATTATTTATACAATGTAGCCAAAACAGAAACAACAAACAATAACCAAGCATAAAAGTATCACGAACCACCGCCAAACGGGACATAGTAAACGCTTTCATGTTGATAGTTATTAATTGCAAAATGTTAGTTTTGGCTATATCAATAAGTAATTAAAAACACATAATCAAAGGAGGTTACACAATGACAGCGAAAGAAATGAGTAAACATATTGTGTCATATTTAGACAGCTTTGTAATATTAGTTCCAGTTTATTATGAGTATGAGGAACTGCCGGCATGGCGAAAAGTATTTATAGGAACTAAATCAGAATGCGAGAAAATGATTGAATCTTTTCCGGATTCTCTAAATACAACAATGGAAGAGAACAAAAGAAATAGAGAATATAAAATACAAGAATATTTGCTGCTTATAAGCATAGGTAAGAAGAGAAAAGCAGAAGAAATAAAATTACAATATTGTTTATAACAAATAAAACGATTATTTTGTATGCTATTAAGCAGTAAAATAAATTACAATAAATTTATATTAAAATGTGGGAGTTGCTGAGATGGTAGATGCTAACAGAATTATTGAGCTAATGGAAAAAACTGATTATGAGTTTTTTGGATTAAGGAAAGATGATTTTAACTATAATGTCGGAGATAGTTGTAATATTTCGCATCAGCTTTTTCAAGATCCTATGTATGATGATGAAGATGAGCTTATTTACCCATATTGCGAAGATGGTATTTATCAAGGCTATTATGATGCTGGAGAACTTAATGGAACGTCAGCTATTGAAATTGACAGCGAAGACACGCTTGAAATAATTAATAAAAAAATCAAAGATATGTCAATGTATTTTGGAAATAATCTGTATTTAATAGCAGGTAATGATTATAAGTATGGTAATGATTATAATGAGATTATTATAAGCGGTGCAACAGTAGTTGAGAAGTTAATCTAACAGTATAAAAGAGTTGTTTTACATGATAAAACAATATATTAAATATAATAATAATACAAGCAAGGAGATTTTCTTATCGGAATATCTCTTTTTTATTCCCAGTTAGAAGCCATTAGATTATATTCTAGTGGCTTTTATAGTGGTAATAACACGAAAATAAAACAATAAAGAAAGGTTAAACGGTGATTATATGTCAACTTATTATGAATATAGAGATGTAAAGGTTATGATTGCTCATAAATTAATGAATATGGAAGGTTGGAAGGTTTACGGATACAAAGAGGATAGAAGCGATGGCATGACAGATTATTATGATCCTGCTAATTGGGGCGGAGTAGCAGAGAAAAACGGTTATATACTTTGTGTCAATGTTTATGGAGCAAAAGAACCAGAAGAAATCCGCAAGTACAATTATACCGGCTTTTCTTATGATAATTCAATCACGGAAAAAATCAAAAAGTTAGAGGCTATGACCGTTGAACATGGAGCATCTGAACAAGAAGAACAATCTGCAAAACTATCTATTGAGAGATTACAGAAGAAAGCAGAGGAAAGCGCAGAAAATCAAAATAGATATGTTGTTACTGGAATAATTCCAGGACATATGGCCAATCCTCCACGTTCAAACTGGCATATCGAAAAAGATGGAATTATCATTGCAAAGGGTAACGGAATATTAAAATATGCAAAAGTGGATAGTTATTTCAATTATAGTCAATACAAAAAAGATTATGAAAATTTTAAAAAGCAATCTAAAGAAGAGTATATAAAAAATAATGTATCTGACTTGATGCATCATCATTATTATACAGATATTGAAAAGGCCACAGCATCAGCAGAAAGTCATTACAATGATATGAAAGATACCGCAAAATTAATAGAACAATTTGAAGCTTTTATCAATAAACTTGATACCACGTGCGGAGGACTTCTTGAAGAGGGTGACGGCACTGTATACGAAAAAGTAACCGTTACAGAATACAAGAAGGAAAACAAAGTTTTTGAAACAGAAAGCGGAGAAATTAAAGAAGGTCAATGTTTTATTTTGAAAACTGGCTTTAATTATGGAAGAAGTAAAGGCTATGTATATCGTATTCATAGAACAGAATATGACGGAAAAGAACATTTCCACGCTTACAAGTTAAACGGGAAACTTACAAAAGAATGTACAGGGCGAGCAAATCAAGCTAATTATTGGAGTTATATTACAGATGAAATATTCCTTAAATGGATTGAAAAAGGTAATATTTCTTGGTGCGAAATTAAGGAAGTAAAAACACCTTATGAAGTAGAAAAGGTTATTAAAAAGACTATTAAGGCAGAAAAGAAGACAGCACAGAAGACCACAACAGAAGCAACAGAGGAAACAAACATAGATATTAACGGCTTGACTTTTGAAGTATCAGAGGACACCGACACACGCACAAATGAAAAAATATATCTTGTCAAGGTTGCGGAAAAATTAAGCCGTGAAGACTATATAAAAGTGAATAAATATATTAAGTCGATCGGCGGCTACTATAGCAAGTTTAAACACGCTTTTCTATTCAAGGAAGATCCGACAACGCTATTAAATTGTAGCAAGGTGGAAACAGTCACAGAAACGGAAGAAAAGCCGACAGAAACCACGGAAACAGCAACAGAGACACCACAACAGGAAGAAACAAAACAATCTATTAACTACAATATAACAGAGGACACGCACACGAAAACAGGTGCTAAAATTTGGATTGTTTCACCTGATACGGAACTAAACAAACAAGATTTTGCAGAGATTAAGCGGAAGTTTGCAACGCTGCAAGGCTTTTATAGCAGCTTTAAACATGGATTTATATTCAAATATGATCCAACGGATTTATTAACAACGGCATAACTATTTGAGATTATGCCGTTTAATTTTAAAGGGGTGATAGCATGATTAAAAATAATATTAAATATGGCATTAGTTTATTGCCTGAAAATTGTTTACCGTATAGAGAAGGTTATAGATATGGAGCATATAAACAAGATTTAAAAACTAGTGAATCACATATAACAGAATTTTTTAAGACTAAAGAAGATATACAAACTTTTGTCAATAATAATCGGCAATATGGGAAGGAATGAAAGATATGTTTACAGATAATAAGGATTTTTACCCAACACCAGAAGCAATTATAAATAAAATGTTATGTGATATTGACTTTGATTATATTCAAAGCATTTTAGAACCATCGGCAGGCAAAGGAAATATTATTGAAGCAATTAAAAGGAAAGAAGAATCGGGATGGCAGAAACGCAACTTTGACATTGATTGTATTGAAGCGGATCAGAATTTACAACATATTTTGAAGGGTAAAAATTATAGACTGGTTCACAATGATTTCTTGACCTACGACACAATGAAAGAATATGACCTTATTATTATGAACCCGCCTTTCTCTAATGGCTGCAAACACCTTTTAAAAGCTATAGAAATGCAAAAGAGAAACGGCGGTGCAATAGTTTGTTTGCTTAATGCCGAAACGCTCAAAAATCAATATAGTAACGACCGCACAACGCTTGTAAAGCTACTTACTGAATTTAATGCTAGTATTGAGTATTTACAAGATTCCTTTACAGATGCAGAACGAAAAACAGATGTTGAAATAGTATTGATTAAAGTACAATTACCAAAGCCACAAAGGGAGTCTTTTATATTTGACGGACTTAAAAAAGCAGAAGAACAGAAAGAAGAATATACATATACAGAAGATACACAGCTTGCCGAAAATGATTTATATAAATCCATTGTAAGTCAATATGAATTGGAAGTTATGGCAGGCATTAATTTAATTAAAGAATATAATGCAATGAGTCCATTAATTATGCGTGAGTTTGGAAAAGATGCAGAAACGGGCGAAACAATTCAAAAGGGCGGATGCATTTTAAGTCTTGACCTATCTACGAACAGAGACAAATACAGAAATGAATTATCGATAAATGGATTTATTAAAGAAGTAAGGGGAAAGTATTGGACGGCACTTTTTAACAATCCAAAATTCATTGGAAAACTGACTGGAAATTTGAAAACAGATTTTTATAATCGAATTGAGGATTTAAAGAACTATGAATTTTCTTTATATAACATCTATGAATTAAAAATTGAAATGAGCAAGAAAGTAGTAAAGGGTATAGAGGAAACTATAATCGGGTTATTTGATGAATTTAGTCATAAACATTATTGGGATAAAGATAATTCTAGTAATATCCATTATTACAACGGTTGGAAAACTAATAAATCATGGATAATTAATAAAAAAGTTATCATTCCTTTATCTGGATATGATTCATTTTGGAATAAATATCGACCAACGGATTATAAGGTAAAAGAGAAATTACAAGACATTGAAAAATGTTTCAATTATCTTGATGGTGGAATAACTGAAGCAGTTGACCTTGAAGAATCTTTGAAATTTGCAGAGGAATATGGAGAAACAAAAGATATTCAGTTAAAGTATTTTAGCATCACGTTTTATAAAAAGGGTACTTGTCATATTACATTTACTAATGAAGAATTATTGGCACGTTTTAATTTATACGGTAGTCAAAAAAAGGGATGGTTGCCAAATAATTTTGGAAAATCAAAATATAAAGACATGACACAAGAAGAAAAAAATGTAGTAGATTCGTTTTGCGGAAAAGAAAGGTATGATGTTATTTTAAATAATACAGATTATTATTTGTTTGACGCTAATAGAAGTATTTTAATGATTGAAGGTGAAAATATAGCATGCTAAAGAGTATTAATTTAAATAATTTACCGAGATTTATTGATACTGGTAATAAGGGAAAAATAAATTGGAAAGAAAGTGTCGGTCACAAAGTAAGCTTCCAATATGGAGATATTAATGACGTATTGGAAATAATAGGATATAATCCTGAAAGAAAATCTATTATTATTAAGTATAAAGAAAAGGAATTGAAAATATCTTGTTCACATTTTAAACTATGCAGAATAGGGAAATTATGTGACATTTATAACCAATATAAATATAAAATTGGTGAAAGCATAATTACTTATACTGGTAAGATTGAGATTATAAAACAAATTAGAATAAAAACCAGACAATATACAATAAAAGGATATTTATACAAATGTTTAATAGATAATAATGTAGATAGAATATCTGAATATGATTTATTAAATGGTACAGGCTGTTCAGTATGTAGTAATCATAAAGTTATAAAAGGAATTAATGATATAGCAACTACTCACCCTTATGCTATTAAATATTTTGTTAATAAAGAAGAAGCTTATTTATATTCTTATGGAAGTGCAAAGCGTATTTTGTTTAAATGTTCAGAATGTGGGTTTGAAAAACCTATAACAATTAACAAATTAATTCAAAGAGGTTTTTCTTGCCCTAGATGTGGTGATGGTATTTCGTACCCAGAAAAATTTATGTTCAGCGTATTAAACCAGTTGCATATAAATTTTGAAATTCAAAAAAGATTCGAATGGAATTATAAAAAGCAGTATGATTTCTATTTAATAGATTATAATTGCATTATTGAAACACACGGAGGACAGCATTATTCGTTAGTTTTTGGAAATTATAATGTTAAAAATATTACACTAGAGAATGAAAAACTTAATGATGAGTTGAAAAAAGAAATGGCTATTAAAAATGGTATCGAAGAAAATTATTATATTCAACTAGATTGTAGTATTTCCAGTTTAGAATGGATTAAGAACAGTATATCAAATAGTATAATATCAACTATATTTGATTTATCTAATATTGATTGGTTAAGATGTCATGAATTTGCTTGTTCAAGTAGAGTAAAAGAAGCTTGTAGTTTATGGAATGAATTTCAAGATATGAAGACAATAACTGAATTAATGAAAATATGTAGACCAACATTGATAAAATACTTGGATCAGGGGAATAGACTTGAATGGTGTAAATATAATCAAAAAGAAAATATGAGGATTAATGGTAGAAACAATGGGTTGTCAAGGGGAATACCAGTAGAAGTTTTTAATAATAAAAATGAATCGCTTGGAGTATATAAATCAGCAAGCGAAGTAAGTAGAATATCATTAAAAAAATTTGGAATAAAACTATCACAAACTGCAATATCTGCGGTTTGTAGAGGTGAAGCAGATAGCCACAAAGGGTTTAAATTTAAAATAATTTAAATTTACTGGAAGATAAAACAGCTTAGAAAGGGAGGTAGAACAATGGAAGTTAAATTGACTTATAAAGGTATGGATAGTTGGAGTAGACCAGTATATGAAGACGAAAACGGCACGTTATGGAAAGATGTAGATCCTAGAAAGCATAGAGAGCCGGATTTATGTACAAGTGTATATAATGCGTTTGATGGCGAACCTGATACAAACATGAAGTATATGAATAAATATGAATACGCTGAGTTGGTATTTATTCCTGAACGTGTTACATGGTAAAACCAAAGGAAAACTTTTGACAACGGAGGTAATAATTGAAGAATAAAAACAGAATTGGAGAAATAAAGCCAAATAATCAAGGTACTTTAATGAAAATCATAGAGGATAATAATTCAACTATTGTTGTAGAATTTCAAGACAAATATAAACATAAAGTTAAAACGACATATACAAATTTTAGAAGCGGAGAAATAAAAAATCCATATGATAAAACACATTGTAATGTTGGATATGTTGGAGTAGGAGTATATAAAACCACTCTTGAAAACGGAAAGCATCCACAATCTTATATAATATGGAATGCAGTTATTGAAAGATGTTACAAAGTATCACTAAAAGATAAATATCCTGCTTATTTTGGAATCTGTACAGTTTGTAAAGAGTGGCTTAATTATCAAAATTTTGCAAAATGGTATGATAATAATTTTTATCAAGTCGGAACAGAAAGAATGCATCTTGATAAAGATATTTTATCACCAGGGAATAAAATTTACTCACCTAACACATGTTTGTTGGTACCACAAAGAATAAATATGCTTTTATTCAACAAACCAAACAAAAGAGGATTGCCAAATGGGATATCAAAAACAAAATATGGATATTCTGCAACATATAATAGTTTAAGATTAGGAAATTTCAAGACATTAGATGATGCATTTTTACATTATGCAAAAGCAAAAGAAGAGAAAATTCAAGAAGTAGCAGAAGAATATAGGAAATATATACCTTATAAATTATACATAGCCTTAAAAGAATATAGGGTTTTACTTGAAAATGATAAAAATTATATAGCAAATTAATACAAACCAGGAGGAAAACAAAAAATGAAAATTAATATCGATATGAAAGACTTTAAGGAAATGACAGAAAAGGTATTACCATCAGTTGTTAAAAAATCAAGTGTACCAATTTTAGAAACTGTATTGTTATATACAGAACATGGAAAATTAAACATGGTAGCTACAGATTTTGAAACGGAATTAAGAGTATTCCAACACGCAAACATTATATCAGATGGAAAATGTTGTATTCATCACGATGACATAAAGCAGATTATCAAATTAAAGGCAGATGCAATCACGCTTGAATATGACGAAGAAGCACATAAAATAATTGTAAATACAGATAAGAAAACAGTCACAAACACAAATAATCAAGGCACAGAAGACTTTCCACGATTTGTATATAGTATGGTGCAAGCTGCCTATACTACATCAGGCAATAATTTATTAGAAACACTTGAAAAGTTATCATATTATATATCAAAAGATGATGTTAATAAATTGATGAATTGCTATTGTCTTGACTTAAAAAAGAATAGAATTGCTGCGCTTGATGGGCATAGAATAGGTGTTAAACACATCAGAGAAGGCATTAATACAGAGAATGAAGCAACTGAAATACTTTTACATAGTAGCGTTTATCCTAAACTTAAAAAGTGCCTTAAAACGGACAATAACGTTACTATTAGCACTTGTGAATCTGACATAAAATCAGGACTTACCGTTATATCTGGAATTGGATTTGAAATGGCAACAAGGAATGTAGAAGGTGTATATTTTAAACTTGACAATATGTTAATGAATAAATACGATCTGAAAATGTGCAAATTGAACACAAAAGAATTAATGGAAGTATCTAAGTATAATGTGGACTTGTTAAAAGATGGAAAGAAACCAATGGTATTTTATAATAATAATGGTAGCATGGTTTCATATGCAATCGGAACAAAAGGTGAGTCAATGGATATTTTAGAAACAGAAGAAAACAATACAGAAGCAGATTTTACAATTGCTTTCAATCCTACCTTCTTGGTGGAATTATGCAGAACTATTGATACAGACGTTTTAGAAGTTGGTTTCACAAATCCAAAGGCTCCTATGATGGTATATGGAAAAGAGTATGATTTCTTAATATTACCTGTAAACATTAGAGACAATAATATTGTAAATAACATTAAAAAATTATTGGAGAAGGCAGCTTAACAGCTGTCTTTTTACATTAAGAATGGAGGAAAAAGAAATGGAAAATCAGATAGAAAAGTTTATTGCAGAAACTGAATTAAAAATTGCAGATGATGCAGAAATAGAAAGGCTTTATAACAAAAATATTCAAATTTCTTTGGATGGTGAATATTGCTTAATTCCCTTCGGTGCTGATGAATGGTATACAATTGTAGACGCGCTAGAACATATTAAAGAGAATATATAGAAAGGTGGAATAGTAATTAATATATAAAAACAATTTTATAGCCTAGAAGCTATTTGAAATATAATAGTTTTTAGGCTATAATATATCTTGTAAGTTATTAATATACGAGAGGAGTAATTTATATGCTTAGTATAAGCGAAAAATTAGAAATCGTTTTGAAGCGTGAAGGTGTAACAAAAAAAGAACTTGCCGATAAGCTGGGAACCTCACAACCAAACGTTTCTAAGAAGTTTAAATATAATGATTGGAGAGAGTCTGATATAAAAGAAATATGCAGGGCTATTGGTATAGAAAGCGAAACGGTTTTTAAATTATCAGATGGTACAATAGTATAAAGGACAATAACCAGTATGGAATAATATTTACCTACTGGTTATTTTATACTTGACAAATTAACTTGTAGGTTATATAATGTACTTACAAGGAAAGGAGAAGCACATGAGAAATTATAAAATATATGTACACATCAATAAAAGTAATAAGAAAATGTATATAGGACAGACAGGACAGGAAATAGAGAAAAGATTTGCTAAAGATGGAGCAGGATATAAGAATTGTAAATATTTTAGTAAGGCAATTCAAAAATATGGTTGGAATAATTTTGAACACATTATCTTAATGGATAATTTAACCAAGAGCGAAGCAGATATTATAGAAGAGGCTTTAATCAAAAAATACAATACAACATCAGAATGCTATGGCTATAATACAAAAATTGGTAATTACAATATAGTGAATACAGTGCATAAGAAGAATACTTCTAAAAATAACACATCTGATAAAATCAGAAAAATATTAGAAATCAGAAATATTACACAAGTAGGTTTGTCACAAAAGTTAGGAATAGAACAGCCAACATTATCAAAGAAAATTAAAATGGATAATTGGAGAGAGTCAGATTTGCAAGAAATAGCAAGTGCTTGCGATTGTCAGTTTGAAAACTTTTTCATCTTGGATAATGGAGAAAAGATTTAAGGTAATAAATCTTACAGAGAACCAGAAAATCTCTTATAAACCTTTTCTGGATTGACGGTGGAGCAAGTGCAGTATTGCGAATGGGTAGCGGTCAATAGGATTTCATAATTAGTTAAAATGCAGCCATGTTTACATGAGAGTTTCAAGCCTCTATAAATGCAGAGAATAACTAAGAGAAAAGGAGGTGAAAAAGATAAAGGCACAAAGAACAGAAAGAATAGTGATTAAAAAATCTCATCCGAAATTCAAGGTAATCGACCAACAATGCTTCCATTCAAAGAATTTATATAATGAAGCGAATTACACTATCAGACAAAAATTCATATCAGACAGAGAATATATTTCTTACTATGATATGAATAAAGAATTTAAAACGCATGAGAATTACAAACTTGCATTTAGTCAACCGGCTAATTGTACATTGCGTTTATTGGACAAGAATTGGAAATCCTACTTTGCAGCCATTAAAGATTGGAAAAAGAATCCTTCAAAGTATCTGGGTATGCCAAAGTTACCGAAATATCTTGATAAAGATGGACGGTTCCCTTGGATGATTCCGAATAATCAATTGATATACGATTATGATAAATCCACTATTTATATCAGAAATCGGCTTGTAAATGATTATGATTGGAAATGTAGGTGTTTAGGCAGACCGATTCAGGTAAGGTTTATACCAAAAGGAAGTTGTTATGTAATGGAAATAATATATGAAATTGAAATATCAGAACAAAATAGAGAATCGAATAATATAGCTGCTATTGATTTAGGAGTTGATAATCTTGTAACTATGACAAATAATATCGGATTAAATCCAATTATTATTAACGGCAAGGGAATCAAAAGTATAAATCAATTTTATAACAAGCAATTGGCAAAAGAAAAATCTCTACTGAAAATCAGACATGGAAAGGACTGGTCAAAGAAATTAGATTCGATTACGTTCAAACGTTTTCAGAGAATTAAAAACTATATGCACAACGCAAGTCACTATATTGTCAAGTGGTGCATGGATAATAACATTGATACTCTGGTAATCGGAAAGAATAAGGAATGGAAGCAAGAATCTGGTATGAGCAAGGGAAGTAATCAAAAATTTATATCAATCCATTATCAGATGTTATTACAACAACTTAAATATAAGTGTGAAAATGTTGGTATCAATTATACTGAAACAGAAGAAAGTTATACATCAGGAACAAGTTTTCTTGATGGAGAAGAACCTGTTAAACAGAATTATGATAAAAACAGAAGAATCGAAAGAGGATTGTTTAAAAGTAATAACGGATTACTTATTAATAGTGATGTAAACGGTTCATTGCAAATTATGAAGAAAGTATTCCCAAATGCGGTTGACCGATATGGGATAGAGGGTGTTCTAACCCCTGTAGTTATAAATGTAGCGTAAGTTGCATGATTTGCTATAAATGGTTTTGAAAAACCAATAGAAGACGAATTTTAAAGGAACAGAGGAAAAAGACATGGAGGGCTTAAAATTTAAATATTTGGCATTTAGTAATATTGAAAAGGATTATAAAGGAATATCTGTTTTCGTTGATGATATAGACATTGCAACTGGCTCTATAAATGAAGTTTTGAGCAAATTATCTAAGTTAGACGAAGATGGGGTTATTGCAGATTATGACATTATATCTACAAATAGATATTTTGATTTGTTTATAATCAGACTAAAAAGCGGTTGAATGGAAAATTTTATTCGGAAAAGGAGACAAAGAAAATGTGTAAATTAGATGAGAAAAATGGATTATATAATATGGTTAAAAAGTTAGTAGATGATAAAGGGTTTGAAATGTATTTTGACTCAAATGTAGGTAAAATAACATTGTATTATGAAAAGTTAAAACAAGGTATGAATCCAGAAAGATTAAAAATTAAAATAGCGGATTATATTGGTAGCCATATGTTAACAGAATCATATAAAACAGTATTAATATATCAATGGTAATAGTAAATGAAAAATAGATTTTATGTCCTATGAGGACAGAAAGTGAGGATATAATGAATATACCTGAATTTAATAATGATATGGAACTTAATCTATATACTGAATTATTACCGTTAGCTTATGAGGTACAAAAAGCACAAACAGGAGGATTTGTAAGTGGTAAAGGAGCAGAAGAAATAAGAGATAAAATGTATCAGGCAATTAAGGAAGCTAGTATTTTATAAGCCTTTAAAGGCTAGAAAGTGAGGATTAATCATATGAAAAATAATCTCAAAAACGTAAGAATTACAGGTGGAATGACCGGAGAGTATGAAATTTTCGAGACAGATGCGCCACCACAAGTAATAGAAGAGCAGTTAAGAATCTATAGTAATTTAATGGAATCGGGAAAGAAAATAGATCCTTATTCTTTTATTGAGGGGCTAGGATATTCTGTCAATATCATAGGATGTCAAGATGATGATGATTTAGAAGTAAAGATTGATATGGAATATGATTGTTACGATTATTAGACCGTTTACAAGGGAGGACAACAAAATGTACACGCAAGTAAAAACAAATTACCAAGAACCATTATACACGCTCACAGAAGCAGAAAAGCTGATTGATTGGAATCGTCATAAGGCAACACAGAAACATAAAGCAAAAAGAAACTACTTCATAAAACAGAAACTATCAGGTGTCGCAATGCTATTAATTGGTATTGTTACACCTATTTTATTGCAAGACATTACACTCTCATTGTTTGCAATTCCCTTTGGTATATTCCTAATGGTAACTAAACAAAAAGTAATGACGCTCAACTAATTAAATATAGAAAGGATTGATTAAAATGAAAATAACAGGAATCAGAATAGATGGAATCAATGTAATACAACAGTATGGACACTATTTATTAAAGAAGGACGATATTGAAATGACTTGCGATAGTGGAGAATTAAATGAAAGTATACCAGAATTTAAACAATATTATGAGGGAGAAAAACGGAAATTGCAGATGGCATAACAGAAAAGGAGAATATTATGTTTGATACATATTTTGATTTTAAGAAAAACTACTATGCATTATTACTTAGTATATATAAGAATAAGAGTGCCAAAGAGGCATTGATGGCAATGGGGATATCACCAGATAATGAATAAATTACATATACCGGCTACTGATTGAAGTAGTCGCTGACCTGGAACAATTACAGGTTGATAAATGAAAACGCAATTTCAATTGAAAATTATGGAGGGGTTTAACATGCATGTAGGAGTAAGACAGGCAAAAAGAGAATTAGAGTATGCCAAATATCAGCTTAGCAGCTTAATATCTTTAGTTTTATATGAAGATACTCATATGTTGACATTGAATAAAAATCGGGCATTATCAAGTATCGAATGTATCATAGAAGTAATGGAAGAATTGAAAGAACTGGTAGAATCTATTAACGATTAATTTCACATTTCTTTTCTTTTGGTTACGGATTCGCAAAAACAGCTTAGGAAGACACATCTTTAATATGAAAATTGGAGGTCAAATGTATGACATTAGAAGAAATTTTAACAGAAATATATAATCAAGGGATGAAGATACAAGTGTACAAAATTCTTCATGCTGCTGTTATGGAGGATTATAATAAACTACTTAATGAAAACAGAGAGTGCTCAGCATCTCTTACTGCGATTAAAAAGATAAATAAAGGTAGAAACGAGGCAATTGATGCATTGTGTGATTGATGAAAGATGTCTTTCATGACAATATTGGAGGAAAAGAGAATGGAATTTAATAAAAGAGGATTTGAATTATTTAGAAAAGATGTAGAAGTAGCATTACAATCAGTAGCAGAAAAGCATGGTGTTGAAATAGAGTGTGGTAAAATTTCTTACAGTAGTTTTGATTTTACTATGCAATTAAAAGTTACTAAAAATGATGGTCACAAAGATGGTAAGAAAGCATTATCAATAAGAGAATGGACTTGCTCTGAGTGTGGGACACATCACGAAAGAGATATAAATGCAGCGATAAATATTCTCAATGAAGGTTTGAGAATGAAAACCGTAGGAACTACGGAGTTAGCTTAGGTAAACTTGTCTCGTTAGAGATATTGACTAAGAAGCCAACAAGCTTTAGCTTGTGGGTAGTTCACAGCAGTCAGATTACTTCTGGTTGCTTTTTTTGTGGTAAAAAAGAAAGATTTAGGAGGAATTAATGAACAACGTAGTTTTTGATCCGGAACTTTATATTGCTCAAGGTGGGAAAATCATTGACTTTGATCCTGCTTACGCAGCAAGAGAGAAAGCAAGGAGGAGGGCTATAGAAAAAAGGAAAAGAATACAAATGAAAGAAATATTAGAAGAGAGAGAGTATTTTCGCCAACAAAGGAAAATGGGGTTATTTCTTAGCATGGCAGCATTATTTTGCTTTTTATTTGGCAATGGTGCAATTTTAGTGTTGGGTGTCATGCTGTTTTTAATTGGGGCTGGAATGATAGCAACGAAGAAAATGGTTTTGGTTAATGAATACTGGGAGAGGAACAATTTATGAAAGAGTATAAGATAATAGGAAGTTTTGTTTTTAGGGGAGTTGAGTATGTGGATGTACAGGCACCTCACTCCGTCCATGTAATGACCATGGAAGAATTTAAAGGATTGTGTAATGTACATGTTGAGTAATGTTAGACTTTAAACTTTCAAAGACTATGTTATAATGTAAATGTTAGATTATGTATATGAATTAAGGAGCTATTATGAAAACTGTAAAGTTCAATTACGTAAGGTGCTTTTGCATTGCCACACATTACAATTCACTAAATCCGTTGAAAGTCGAAAGAGATAATATAAACAAGCCATACCACAAAATTGCTATGGATTGTGATGCTATAGCATTACACAAGTGTAACCCTAGAGTATGCCAGGGATTTCTAGAAGCTGAAGTTGAAGTGCCTAGAGAGGAAGAATGGAGGTTAAGAGATAGGAAATATTAAGATGGAACATTATATGAATAAACCTGATAGATGTAGGATTAGCTGTTATGATGTTTATATGGATTACAAAAACAAAATGCCATAATAAGATTGCTAAGAAACACGAAATCAGTGTCGACGAGGTAAAGAGGATAATTAAACAGGCTAATAGGATCACATCGCTAAAATCACCTCTGGATGAATTATGGTTAGATGAAGCGGATTTTCATTGAAGACTTGTTTACTATTAGCTCTTCTATATAAAGAAAGGTAGGTAAAAGTGTGTATACAATAATTATGGGGATAATTGCTTATACGATTGGGTGTTTACTTGAGAGCGTAGGGCGAAAAGGATAAATTAATCATCAATATATCTATCGGGAAAAATTTGGTATTTTAAATAAAAAGAGTAAATGACCATATGTCGCCATCCGGACAGAAAAAGGTGCGTTGGTTATGTGAATGTCAATGCTACAACCAATAGCAGTTGAAGCTGCGAAGAAAAGCCCGAATGCAGGTAGATTTGAAACAAGGGATGGCAGGTTATTCCAACAGATAATGATATGAAATAATGATTGTTTACTTCGGTTTGTGTGTAATCAGAAGGCATTAACAAGAGATTGTTAGTGCCTATTATAATACACAAAAAGCAACTAAAAATAGTTGCATGATTTCGCTGCTAGGAGTATACTATATATAAAGGAGATGTGGATATGAGTAAGAAGGATAAACTGATAGATAGATATATATTAGACCAGGTAATAGAGAATTAAGAAGGGATAGTTTACTATGAGCAGTTTGTTATCATATAAGAATTATAATGGTACTGTCGAATATTCGAAAGAAGATAGATGTCTTTTTGGTAAGGTAATCGGTTTAAAGTCCTTACTGTCATATGAAGGGGATTCGGTGCAGGAGTTGGAAACAGGCTTTCAGAACGTGATTGATGATTACCTGAACGACTGCGAGGAACGAGGTGTGCAGCCAGAGCAGCCATACAAGGGAACGTTTAACGTTAGGATTAGTCCAGAGCTGCACAGAACGATAGCAACATATGCTATAGAGCATGGAAAGAGCCTAAATGCAGCCGTGGAAGAAGCTATTGAACATATGGTAGGATAGGAGAGAAAAGACATGGCATCTGTAGAAGAGAATGTTAAACGTATAAAAAAGTACCAAATATGTGAAGTTAATTGCTTGAAAATGTCTTTGGATAACTTTAACAACCTGTGTAAAGATTTAACGGATGAAAAGGCATGGATAGAGATTGAATCTGGAGAATGGTTCTGGGTAATGACTGAAGATTATAGTGGCGAGGAATGTATTGAAAAGATTGGAGAGTTTCTGAATGTATCAATATCAATTAATAAATTGTTTGTTGATATTCAAAACGGCATAGTAATTATTCAGTTAAGACGATAAGACAGTTGAAATAATAGTTTACAGGAAGCATAGTGTGTTTTGTGTGTGCTAAAGAATCAGAAATAATTCTATTGCTGATTTTTCATATTGAACCGGGAAGCGTCGCGAACTTTCTGGTTCTTTAGTGCACACAAAATATGAAGAAATATGATGAGTATTATCAAATGTGTCGTAAAACCCCTTGCTTTAGCTATGGGGAGTGTCAATGAGGGCGTTAGTATAGTAGCTAATGCCTTTTATAGTACATATAGATTAATTAAGCAATCAGATAATCTTCTGGTTGTTTTTTTATATTATAAAATTAAAAAAGGAGAATGTTAGTATGAAATCAATGGAGCAGAACAATTCACAAGGTAAAAAATGGTGGCATACGGTATGTCAAAAGACAAGATGATTGAAAAGATGAGAAAAATCAATGCCTCTTATAAGAATAATATGGATAGCCGTAAGAACGCATTGAAAATTCTTATGGGCGGTATCCCTATAGGCAATAAAGTATTTGTGATAGTACCAGTAGAGGATTTACATATTGATAAAGCATATCAACGGCCAGTACAAAGTCATGTTAAAACACTTGCCCAAGAGTGGGACGATATGAAGTGTGATCCGCTTAAAATTAATTATAGGAGTGATGGTAATCTATATGTATGGGATGGGCAACACAGGCTTGTTGCTTTAAAAATGATGTGTGTTGACTATGTTTTATGTGTCATAACAGTAGGGCTTTCACAGGCAGATGAAGCGGCTTTATTTGGTTGTCAAGGCGACAGTTTAAAGAAGCCTGACCCATATGATATTTTTAAAGCTCATGTATGTGCCGGTGAAGCAATTGACACTGCAATTAAAGAGTTATGTGATAAGTGGGGACTAATTGTCAATAGAAATAACAAAAGGGCTGGAAATTTGTCATGTCTTACTCTCGCAAGAGAGATTTTTAGAAGGGGACACGGAGATCACCTTGATTGGGTGCTGGAGTTATTACATAAAGCCAACTGGAACGAATTTACAAAGTCGCATTGCCATAGAATAATTAATGCGCTGTATGAAATTAAAAAAATGGATGACAGCCAAAATGAATTCGTACAAAGAAAATTAATAACATACCTGGAAAAAACAAACCCAGATGATTTGCTTGTAAATGCAACAATACAATATCCCCAGTTCAAAGACGATAGTAAAAAATAAAATTGTTTTTGTTAGCTGTCATAAACGGGGATATATTCATGGAAGATATTATTAGTGGGCAAGATAGATTTATTGCATAATTACATATAAACGGTTAGTAGCTGTAAAAGGCTACTGGCTGATTCGTTAAATAAGGGGATGAAAAGATGGGAAAGGTATCAAATGAGATTAAGAAACGTTTAATTAGTGAAATAATATCTGAGACTGAATTGGAAAATATCATGGCAGAATATCAATATTATCCACTACAAAGTGAGGACGAAGATAATATTACAAAGTTTACAAATTATAGTTCCCAAATTTGGATTAAATTCGAGAGAGATGAAGAAAATAGCTTATTTGTAACCGAAGTATCATATGTTACAAAAGAAAAAGGGGAAGCTACAAAAGTTGATCCGTTTCATTCGTTTGAAGATTTGAATAAGGTATTGAAATATTTCTTTGATAATGGACAATATCACCACTGGTTGATTAGCTGCCTTATGGTATCACTTGGAAGACGTGTGGGAGACACAATGGCTTTAAAATGGAGTGATTTATATGCTCATAATGGAAAATTCCGAGTAAGGCTTACTACGCTAAAAGAAGAGAAGACTGGAAAGAATTTAGGTGTACGATTACATCAATTTGCTCAAAATTGTATTACTGAATATTGTCGATTGGAAAAAATAAAACCATTAACTGTCTATGATGAGAGAATATTTAGTATTGGTACTGCCGCCTATAGATCTGCATTGAAAAAAGCAGTTCAGGAAGTTGGAATTGAATATCCATGTAGTAGTCATAGTTTTCGTAAGTTCTATGGAAATATGATGTATAAATTGCATCCACAAGATTCTGATTCAATTAAGATGGTACAGTTTATGTTTGGACATTCATCTGAAGATATCACTAAGGGATATATTGGAGCAATTGACGAAAAGATTGACAGGTATACGGAAGATTACTCAGATTATTTAAAAAATTGTATGGAAGGAAAAGATATCAATATTGATAAGTCTCCGGTCATCTCAATTAAATACGGTGACTTACGTGTAATATTACAGGAAGCACTTACAATAACGAGTGAAAAAAATGACATTGCAGCTATGAACCAGTTATTATCTATGGTAGAAGAAATGAGGGTTTCCTGATATAATAATATAAGTATTTGTAATTATCAAATCAATTATGTTGGTAGTTGCAGAATATAGGAGGAGCGGATGGAACAGTATATGAACAAGCCAGTTGAATATAACCATACAGATGAAGATATAATTAGAGAATATACTAAGTATCAAGATAAAAGGATAGTGGCAAGGATGTATTGTCTCACAGTTAAAGAAGTAACTGAAATCCTGAAGCGGAAGAATGATTGATTTCAAGATAGGGGAGCCGCTGTGGGATACTATTTAAATAATATAGTCAGAAATCCCATTAGCTTTAGCTGATGGGATGAATGACAGAGAATAATTATATATGAATAATTGGAAATCTAAAAACAGGCATAAATTCTTACAGAAAAAGTGCGAAAAGCCCACCCCTTTAGGTGTGGGATGGATAGCACAATATTAAAATGGATGTGTATGTATGTATTGAAATCATACACATATTATGATATAATACATACATGGAAAATAAATATAGACATACAAACACAACTGTATCTTTGATAAACTATCATTTTGTATTTTGTCCAAGATACAGACGTAAAATTTTTCTGATACCAAATGTAGAAGAACGATTTAAAGAACTGGTCAAAATTAAATGTAAGGAGTTAGAAATAGAAATAATCGCAATTGAATGTGATAAAGACCACTCTCATATGTTCTTGAATTGTCCACCTACATTAAGCCCATCGGATATTATGCAACAAATAAAAGGATATACAAGTAAAATACTTAGAGAAGAATTTAATGACTTATCTAAAATGCCTAGTTTATGGACAAGAAGTTATTTTGTTTCAACGGCAGGATGTGTATGTAGTGAAACAATTAAAAAGTATGTAGAGAATCAAAAGAAAAGATATTAAAAAGAGAATATTATATTAGAAAGTGAGGTGAATATTATGGCAAACTTTATTGTTGAATTTCCATTAAAAACAGAAAAGTATCAGGAAGATATTTTAGATAATCGTTTTAAAATTGGCAGACAGATTTATAATTCTTTGGTTAATGTAACACAGAAACGTTATAAAGAAATGATTAAGACAAAGAAATATCGCACTCTTCTATCTTCATTAGCTGGAAATAAGGAATCAGATAAAGAAATTTGGAAACAAATAAATGATATTCGTAAACAATATGGTATGTCAGAATATTCATTTCATGAAGATGTAAAACAAATGCAGAAGCATTTTAAAGAAAATATTGATTCTTTCACTGCACAGAAAATAGCGACAGAGTTATGGAAATCTTATGATAAATTATTCTATGGAAATGGGAAGAAAGTTTATTATAAAAGATATGGTGAATTTAATTCACTAGAAGGAAAATCAAACTCTACAGGCATACGTTTTAAAGATGATATGATTCTTTGGAATGGATTAGAAATACCAGTTATTATAGATTATGACAATTATTATGAATATCAAGCTATGCAATCTCAAATTTGTTACAACAGAATTGTGCGGAAATATGTAAGAAATAAGTATAAATACTATGTACAGATTGTTTTTAAAGGTAATCCACCTGTGAAAGTAAATACAGAAACAGGCGAAATAAAACATTATATTGGAGATGGTGATGTTGGTTTGGATATTGGAACTCGCACTATTGCTATTTCAAGTCAATCCGATGTAAAAATATTAGAACTTGCCGATAAAGTTCAAAACATTGAAAATCAGAAACAAAAACTTCTTAGAAAGATGGATAGGTCGAGACGAGCAACTAATCCAGATAATTATAATGAAGATGGAACAATTAAGAAACAAGGTAATAAAAAAGTTATCTGGAATAAATCAAATCACTATATCAAATATCAAAACAAATTGAAAGAATTATATAGAAAGCAAGCAGATATAAGGAAGTGTCAACATGAATGTTTGGCTAATTATATCGTATCTCTTGGCAATAAAGTATATGTTGAAAAAATGAATTTTGCAGGACTTCAAAAACGTGCAAAGAATACTGAAAAGAATGATAAAGATAGATATAAACGCAAGAAACGTTTTGGTAAGTCTTTGGCGAATAAAGCACCATCTATGCTATTAGCTATTATAGATAGAAAACTAGGATATTATGGTGAAAAGCTTATTGAGATAAATACTTTTGAAGCAAAAGCAAGTCAGTTTAATCATTTTGATGGGACATATATAAAGAAATCATTATCACAAAGATGGAATGATTTTAATGGAATTAAGATACAAAGAGACCTTTATTCTGCTTTCTTAATAATGAATATTAGTAATGATTTAAAAAGTTTTGATGTTAATAAGTGTAATAAGCGATTTGAAAACTTCTATAGACTTCATAATATTGAAGTGGATAGATTAACTGGTAAGAAAAATTTAAGTAGCATAGCAATTTAGAATTAGAATATATAAAAGGTTTTGACATGAGCCTAATACTATCACTAATGGATACAAAGGTATCTTTGATAGTGAAAGTCTTATAGAAATTCATTAGTCTTATATGCTTTCGAGTATATTTGGAAGTGAATGTATGTAAGAACCCAACGTGCTTTAGCCGTTGGAGTGTCAGTTTATGGTAGCCATAGATATGTTGGGAGAATAGTTTGTAGTATTGATAATGAGAAAAGATGTATTAACTTAAGCGATATATATTGTTATAAAATATCTAAGGGGTATGGATCTGCTATGATGATAGCATTAATTAGTTATGCTAGGAGTAATAATTATACTACAATAGATGGATGGCTTTCTAGAGTTGATTATGGACATAAAGAAAGACTGTACCATTTCTATAAAAAATTTGGATTTGAAATTTCTCCCAATGATACAAAGATGGAATTTGCGGATATGAAATTATTATTAGATTGAGAAAAAAGACGTTAGTGATTATTCACTTTCGTCTTTTTTTCTTAAACGATAATTATACTGTAGTAGTCTTTGTTCATAGCTAAAATCAGCACAAATAATATCAGAAACATCACATTGCAATGCATCACAAATTTTATCTATAACAGAGAATTGGATACTAGAGGTTTTCCCATTACATAAATTATTGATTGTGGATGTTGCAATGCCGGTTTGTAGTGATAGCCAGTACTGAGATTTACCTTTTTCCTTTAATGTTTCGTTTAGTATTATCTTCATTATAAATTACCTCATACTTATTTATAATATTTTAGCAGATATAATTAGTATTTGCAATAATTAGTGTTGACAATAATTAGCGTATACGCTATAATATAAAAAGAAAAAGTAAAGTACACAGGAGGAGAAGGGAGGTAGCGATATGGCGGATATAAAACGAGGAGATATTTTTTATGCGGATCTAAGGCCGGTAGTTGGCAGTGAGCAAGGTGGTATCCGCCCGGTTTTAATTTTACAAAATAACATTGGCAATAAGCGTAGTCCTACAACCATAGTTGTTACTATGACATCTAGAGTAGGTAAAAAGAAAAATATGCCTACACATATCGTCCTACGTAAAGAAGATGCCCCAGGTTTGAAAAAGGATTCGGTTATACAATGCGAATCCATGAAAACTATTGATAAAAAACGAATTAGAGATAAGATTGGAAGTATAAAAGAGGAATCTTTAGAATCAGTAATGCAAGATGTGAAAGCTGCTTGTTGCATAAGTCTTGATTTCTAAATAGTGTAAGGAGTATATAATGAAAGCGACTTTTGAATATTATGATGTAGATCAAGCTATTAAAATCCTTCAAAAAATAAAAAAATCAGATAAGAAAGGAAAAAAGAGGAGAATAATTATTAGCACAATAGATTTTGATAAAGAGATAGAGGTTAGAAAAACTGCAACACCAGATGAGGGGTGTGTACTTGTTAAAAACGCGAAAACAATAGTATTTAACGACGATCAGTTTATTCCTCACATGGAATTGTATTCCATTCTTCAGGATATAGATGATATAAGAAGATGTGGTATAATGCATGACATTATTTTATGTAGTGGATAGTTGTTGTTATTATATAAACTAACAAATAAAATCAGAACAAATGTTCGAAAATAATTGACAAACTTATGTTCTGGTGCTATAGTATATTTCAGATAAGAAAACTGCCCATGCAAACGGTGTTGGCGCACCTCTGGGCAGTCTCATACATATTACACAAATTTATAAAATTTGTGACATAGAAACATCTAGGTAGAGTCCTATGTTTTTTAATTATTACATAGTTTTGATTAATAAGTCAAGCATTCTTAGGTTATTCTACCATGTATTTCCAAAATATTTTTCCAACAATAAGAGAATAAACTAATGAGCATTCGCCAAGGGGTAAGGCATAGGATTTTGATTCCTAAATCGTTGGTTCAAATCCAACATGCTCAAATAGGGATACTTTGGCCTAAAGTACACAGGTTAGAGTATTCCATGGTTAACCATTGCCAAATTTTGGCCGAATTTGGTTGTAACTCGTAAACACGTTATACTATTTATTTGTTTTCTTCATTTCAAACTAGATTCTTTGCTTTAGTGCACGCGGCCATGGACGTGAGGGGTCAAACCCTGGGAATCCTTTATAAAAAATATAGAGAGGATGATGATAAATTGCAGTATGTAATAACAAATTCTAGTAAAAAAGTATTTGTTCGATTAAGTGCAGATGGAACCCCAGAAACGCGTTCAAAAAATAATAAGCAATTATTTGAATACTCGAAAGCACAAAATATTGTCAAACATTTACCAAAGACACTAAAAAGATTTCATTTCAGAGCCGAAGCAGTTCCGGAAGTTTTACTTGAACCCCAGAAACCGACTGCTATTCAAAATGATCATTACATAGTCAACAAGGATATTACCAGATGGAAAGAAAAATTTGGTAGTTGTGGGGATGTCTTTGGTGAAGCAAAGCAAAGAGAAGGTCAGTTACTTACAGAACTGGACATAGTTGACAAAGAATTTCTTGATATTTTACATATTATTGAAATTGAAAAACCAAAGGACTTATATGGTGGATGGAAGGAGTATAAAAGGATACAAAATAATAGAGAAAAAAGAAGAATGATAAAAGATGAACTCCTCATTATAAGAAATGTAATACAAAATATCAACCCATCCTGTTTAGAAAGGGAAAGAATTCAAAAAGCAATAGATGGACTGATGAATAGAAAGTATGCTTTTAGAATTCTGGATTGTGAATAGTTTAGTGTGTGCATAAGGCAGGTGTGAATATGGGAAAACAGAAAAAGTTAAATCTGACTGATAAGCAAATTGAATTAGTGGAAAAATATCATGCAAATGATATGTACGAATTGAAAAAGATTTGTAATCCTCTAATTCATAGAAAAGGTGTATCAGACATGTACCATGATGATTTGTATGCAGTTGCATCAGATACATTGTTAGAGAGCCTGGAAAGTTATGATGATTCAAAAGAGTGTTCATTTAAAACTTTTCTTACAGGAAACATTAACAGAGCATTTTACGATTGGACTAGAGATAACAGGCGCGGGAAAAGATGCAACGTGGAAAGAGACAGTAATGGGAGAATTAGAAGAGACAAGAAGGGTAATCCCATAATCATATCTGACATATCATTAGACGCACCTACGGATGAGGGAATTGACATAGTAGAGAGGATTGACTCTGGGTTTCAGATAGAGGACGAGCTGCCGGAGGAAATTGGGTTTTCCTTTGGAGAAAATGTAAAAGAGTACCTTAATTCTATATCGGAAGTTCAAAGAAAAATTGCCAAGTGTATTATGAACGGTTATAGGCCATCAGAAATAAGAGTGCAATTAGGATTATCAGATAAGCAATACACCGAACATTTGGCTGAAATGCGTTCATATGAAAAAAAACGTAAATTATATAAAGAATGCAGTTATGTGGAGGAGAAGGAAATGGACACAATGGATACGATGATGAATGACGTAGCAGAAACATATAAAAACACCAGTTATAGCATTGACTCAATAAGCAAGCAGTTACAGAAAAAACGTATCCGGGATGACCATATTTTGCAACGTCATAGTGGTCAATGGAAGGGTTTTGCTAAAAGTGAATTAATCTCTGACATTTTACGAGGGAAGTCGCTTACTCAAATTATTATCTCAGAAGAGATTAAAAATAAAGTAAGAATGCAGTGGCTTATTGATGGAAAACAGAGGTGTACTACTTTAGATGATTATCTGCATGACGGATTTGCTATCTCTAAGAATGTTAAGCATTATAAAATAAAATATCAAGTTCCCGTACTTAATGAAGATGGAAGTGAAAAATTAAACGAAGAAGGGTTCCCAATAACGGATTTTAAAGAATGTGATATTCGTGGAAAGAAATTTTCAAAGCTACCAGAGGAATTGCAAGATATATTTAGAGATAGGCAACTTCCGGTGTTATATAACATGAACTGCACAAAAAAAGATATTGCAGATGACATTGCTCGGTTCAATCGCAGCAGGCCGATGACGGCAGCACAGAACGGTTGGCTTGGGTTAGATGAAAGTTTTGCAGAATTTGTTGAAAACATCGTAAAAATGCCCTTTTTTCAGCCAGAGTTTAAAGGGAGTTCGTATACAAAAGGAAATCATACTTCTAGTATAATCAGAAGGGTTGTTGTGGAAAGTATTATGGTTTCTGATTTTATCGATTCATTTGGTGATTTTGACAAGATGTGTGAATTTTTATCAGAGGAAGCAAGTGATTCTAACTTTACTGAATTTTATAGTCTTGTCGAGAGGTTAACAGTTGTTGCTGACACAAGTGTATCCAACTTGTTCAATGCAAAAGACTCATTCTTATGGTTTGGACTTTTTTCTAAATTTGCAAACTTAGGAGTGGAAGATATAAAGTTTATTGATTTTTTGGCTGCTTTTTCTAATTCAGACGAAATGCAAAAGAAAGAAATTAATGGTGAATCTTACATAAACTTGTGTATTGATAAAAATACAGGAAAGTCAAGAAGTACAAAAGATAAGTCAATCGTAACTTCAAAAATTAAATTGTTGGAGAGTCTTATGTATGAGTTTTTACATATAGAAGAAAAAGATTTAAATATAGAAGAAAATTTGATTACCGAAACAGATACTTATTCTATTGGGCAAATATCAGTATTGGATTTTGTAAAAGAAAATGTAGACGAAAAGCTGGATTCAGATGACATTGAAATGTACGAGGAGAGTCTTGATGATTATACAGTAGAAATTGATGAAACAGCTAAACGGATAGTAGATAACCACATTCAATCATTTGTTGCACTAGTGGCCTATGCCTATAACAAAGAAGAAGATGATAAAGTACCTTACTGGTTAGTTGATTATACAAATAAAGTTACGATATATAATAAGAATCAAAAAGAGAATTATTTACATATGAAGAAAGATTTTGATTCATACATACAAAAGAATGGGGTGGCATAATGACCAATAATCGTAAAATTGCAGAAATGCTGTTTGATGAGATACGGAAGATGGGATTTACCCCATATAATATTCAATATGGCAATGGGTATTTCATTTTTGACAGAGGACAAGATTCAGTTATTCACGAATTAGATTTGGTTTGATACAGCATATAAAGGATGATGTTTTATTTTGAATCGTTGGATAGAAGTAAATGTGAGGATTGCTTATGTAGAAAATACTTGGAAAGCAAAGAAAATAAAAACGGATGCTGTTACACTGTAAAGATGTAAGCCAATAAGTTAATGTCCATTTGGATAGTATCACGATTGGGCTATAAGCCAGAAAGGAAAGTTTATGACAGTAGAGCAGATAGAACTTAGAAAAATTCTTAGTCAGATGTTGGCTGATAATGGAATTAACAGAGAAACTTTGAAAGATATGGTGAATGAGGTACTTGATGAAAAAGTTGAGAAAGCAATCCGACAGGTTATCAGTGAAAGTAATATCACGGGAATCGTGAATGGGAAGATAGATAAAATTTCTCGCCGTGTAATTGAAGATGAAGTGACCAATAAGGTACGCCGTGTACTTAACTGTACATCGCTTCGTATCAACTGCAGAGAGCCAGAACCGCATGCTTTTGGGCGGTATATGTCATGGTGTGAAAGAACTGGGCACGAGGTGACGGCGCAGAGTTACCAGGAATTTTTACACCGGGAAGATATTGCGAACATGTTTGCGGATGCAATATAGCGGAGGATTTGCAGTATGATAGGGATGATATTTTAAAATATTGTCAATTCGCCATAAATGAAGCCGCTGATAATTAAGATTTAGGCGATTGCCGGAAAGGAAAATGATGAGTAAAGAAGAGCTTGAAATGATACAGGAAGAAATAAGAGATGTAAGTTTTGTAGACATAGAAGAGGAGTATACGGATAATGGACAGCTACTTGTCTCGACAACGCTTGTATTACAGATATTAAAAAAAATACGCGAACTGACAATTGACTTCATTAAGATTTAGCGGTCGGCTGCTGAGTGCCGGAGAAAGAAGGTGTTGTATGGATAGTCCAGAAGAATGGGAAGATGATAGATGCTGCGCTACCTGCATTTGCGGAGAACTAGTGCAGGATAATGAAGAGGGCGAGATGGTGTATTGCAAGCCATTGGATGATTATGTATCAACGGATTACTTTTGCCCTGGACATAAATATTAGGATTTCCGGGATTATCGGAGGAAAGGAAATGATAATGCAGTATAGATGTATAGAGTCATTTGAGGTTGATAGCTATAGTGATGACGGAATGTTAGATGTTAAAGAACGTGTTGAAATCGTTTGTGGAAGTATCTGGGAACGTGATAATGAGACTAATATCATTGGAGCAGCAGTACATCTTGATAACCCAGAAACAACGGAATGGCTAGAGATACCGAATGAAGACTTAGAAAAATATTTTGAGCCATTAAACTGAAATTAGATGGAGTGCCTACAGGAATGCAATTTGTATATTGAGATATAGTAAATAATATTGTATAATTACAATGTATAAATTTGCAAAGGTGAGATGGGCATGTATAATGACAAATATAAAGAGTTAGGACTTACAATAGCGTACCACCGTAAACTAAGAGGGTACAATCAGGAACAGTTAGCAAAACAAATAGGTATTAGCAGGACACATTTAAGTAATATTGAGGCAGCTGGCACCAGGGTTGGAATCTCTGTAGATGTTATATTTAGAATAGCTGAGGCACTAAATATAAAAGTAAGTAAATTGTTTGTTAATATATAAGGAAAACGAATATGAAAAAGGAATACGAAGAAAAACTCATGGATGCAGCATATAACCATGACACTGAAACAACAGTAGAAATAGTAGAACAAAATCTGATTAATAAATGTAGTAGCTGTAGCAGAAGAAGATGGTATCAGATAGGGTTCCGCGATGGTATACAAAGTTTAAACAAAAAAGATGAGCAGTTTATTGATTGGCTAACTAAGAGAGTCCAAGAAGAGAAAGATTCCTGGGAAGACTACGATGATTCTGTTGCCTTTGGCTCTATGAATGCTTATTCAGCCTCTATTAGCAAATACAAAGAAATATTTGATACTGAAGCAGGGGAATGAACATGTTAAAGAAAAAGAAATATATAGTTAAAATCTATGACAATGATAGATTCTTGGGAACACCATACTTTCGCAAAACGTATTTTAGAAGCTGGGCAGGAATGATGGGTTATATATTATTTCATCCATGGCAAGTTGTTGAGTTTGGATTAGTAAAATAATTTCTGTAACATATCTTAGGTGTTTCGCCTAAATTTCACATATATCAAAAATTAAATAAGGAGTTTTATGGATAGAATCATGCCGGGAGATACGGTTATTCATTTTATAGCTGGGGAGAAGCGATTGTTTCTACCGTGTATTAAATTATGCTATAAATGCCGAGGATGGACAGAAAGTGGTAGTTTATCAAGCACTATATGAACCGTATCAATTATTTATTAGAACTATGGATGACTTTTTTGCTGAAGTTGACAAAAAGAAGTACCCATGTATTAAGCAAAGATATAGATTTGAAAAGTGTAAAAGGAGAATAGGGTTATGAAAATTTTATCTGACGACGGGAAAAGATTTGAGAGTGTAGAACAATGTGAATTATATGAAAAATCTTTGGAAGAGAAACGTAATAGAGCTAAGAAACTGGCTGACGAAAAAGAAGCTAGATATAATGCCGTCATTGAAGCCTATAAAAAGGCCGGCAAATTAGAGGAACAATATGAAAAAGATTATGGCAGCGCAATTTTACGAGATCCTCTGGATGTATTCTTCCCATTTATTAGCAAGATGACACTTTAAATAATATAGTCAGAAATCCCATTAGCTTTAGCTGATGGGATGAATGACAGAGAATAATTATATATGAATAATTGGAAATCTAAAAACAGGCATAAATTCTTACTACAATATCATCTTATATTTGTTTGCAAATACAGAAAGAAATTATTATCAAATAAAAATATATCAGATGATATAAAACAATTTTCTTATGAGATATGTAACAAGCATAATGTAATAATACATGAAATGGAAACTGATAAAGATCATATACATTATATGATTGAAACTGAACCAAATATTAACTTATCAAATTTAGTTAGAATGATGAAATCGTATACGACTTATCACATATGGAAATTTCATGAAGAATATTTATCAAAACATTTTTGGAAGGAAAATACGTTTTGGACGGATGGATATTTCATTTGCAGTATTGGTAATGTAAGTGAGAAACAATTAAGGAAATATATCGAAAATCAAGGTTGATTTGGAGAATATATAAACGAAAGGAAGTGATTATAGATGTTAAAAGGTTACAAATATAGATTATATCCCAATAAAGAACAACAAGAATATTTTTCAAAATGTTTTGGATGTGTACGATTCATCTATAATCGTATGCTTTCAGATAAGATTGAGCATTATAAGGAAACAAAACAGAAACTAAATAACACACCTGCTCAATATAAGAAAGAATTTCCTTGGTTGAAAGAAGTAGATTCTCTTGCATTAGCAAACGCTCAGATGAATTTACAAACAGCTTATAACAATTTCTTTTCAAGACCCGAAGTAGGATTTCCAAAATTCAAAAGTAAGAAATCACATTACTATTCTTACAAAACTAACAATCAGAATGGAAGTATAATAATATCTGATAAATATATAAAACTTCCTAAGATTGGTTTAGTAAAAATTAAAAAGCATAGAAATTTTAAAGGAATTATTAAATCTGTAAAAGTTTCACAAGAACCATCTGGAAAATACTATGTTTCAGTTTTGGTAAATTGTGAAGAACAAGAAAAATTACCACAATTAGAAAATGAAATTGGTATATATCTTGGAATTAAAGAATTTGCAATTACTTCTGATGGTGAAATGATTGAAAATCCTAAGTATCTTAGAAAATCTGAAAAGAGATTAAGAAAGTTGCAAAAAGATTTATCTCGTTGTCAAAAAGGAAGTAAGAATAGAGAAAAAAGTAGGATTAAAGTTGCAAAACAGCACGAAAAGATTACTAATCAGAGAAAAGATTTTTTACATAAACTTTCTAAAAGGTTAACTGACGAAAATCAAGTCATAGTTTTAGAAAGCCTAAAAGTAAAAAATATGATGAGTAATCATAAATTGGCAAAATCAATAGCAGATGTATCTTGGAGTGAGTTTGTTAGACAACTAGAATATAAGGCTGATTGGTATGGCAGAGAAGTTGTTAAGATAGATACATGGTATCCATCTAGTCAGATATGTTCTAATTGTGGTCACAAAGATGGTAAGAAAGGATTATCAATAAGAGAATGGACTTGCTCTGAGTGTGGGACACATCACGAAAGAGATATAAATGCAGCGATAAATATTCTCAATGAAGGTTTGAGAATGAAAACCGTAGGAACTACGGAGTTAGCTTAGGTAAACTTGTCTCGTTAGAGATATTGACTAAGAAGCCAACAAGCTTTAGCTTGTGGGTAGTTCACAGTTGGCACATATAAAAATTGTAAGAAAGGATAAGAGAGCTACGTAGCACTTAGGGACATTAAATCGAAAGTGAGGAGTTATTTTATGGCAAAATTTATTGACTTAGCAGGAAAAATCAAAAGGAATACAGATATCGACAAGAGGAGGAAGTGAAAAGCGTTTGGGAGAAAACACAGGATATTTAACAGCAAATAGAACGAAAGAAGGGGATAATTTATTTTCGCCTTACTATATTGTAGACCATATAATCAAATATCTTCCCAAGGACAAAGTAATATGGTGTCCATGGGACGAGGAATGGTCAGCATTTTATCAAAGATTTAAGGAGTGTGGATTTAAAGTGATTAGAAGCTCGTTAGCTGATAAGAAAGATTTTTTTACTTATGAACCGGATGACTGGGACATTATTGTAAGCAATCCACCATTCAGCATCAAAGACAAAGTGTTAGATCGTCTATATTCATTCAATAAACCTTTTGCGGTACTTCTTCCGCTAAATTCCCTACAAGGTAAAACAAGATATAAGTATTTTAGCCAGGGTATCCAGCTCCTCAGTTTTGATGCGAGAGTGTCGTATCATGACAACGAACATATGGATAAGCCGGTTAAGGGGAGCCCGTTTGCGACAGCATACTTTTGCAGAGATGTACTGCCAATGGATTTGATTGTGGAGAAACTGGTTGCATATGACAGGCCGTTGATATAAGCGGACCAAATTTTTCTTTCATTTGAAGGTGATTATTGTAAAATTTGTAAAATTGACAGCAACAGATTATAAGAAATTAAAACGCAGAAAACGCTTGAAAAGTGATACGAAGTACAAGTCGCATTTGGAATTTTTAGCTGACAAATGCCAGTGGTATCCATCTCCAGTGATATATTATAATGAAATTTGGGTGAAAGGATTTGGATATATTGATAATCCGAAGCCATATTATAAACGGCTATATCGTGGAAGACATAGAGGAAATCGGTATCAATTTTGTAAGAAATATGCGAATCAGATTGTAAGAAAATATAAGGGAGAAATACATAATGGTGAAAGTTATAAAAAGTGTTTTGATTACTGGTGGACAGTAAACTAAATCGGAATTTCGGTTTCGTGTGAGGAAATAAAATGAGAAAAAATTATAATGTATGTCCATCATGCGCTTCAGCAATCGGGAGTATTAAATACAACGGTACACTTTTATGTGAAGAGTGCTATATACATACTAAAATGCAGCGCAATAAAGTGAGTAACACATTAATGTATGATAATACATTTATTGTTACGAAAGATGGAGAACAACATATAGGAGTAATTATTGGATTCCAACATAGAATAGGTCACAATGAAGATAAATTTTTATATCTATTTAAATGTAAATGAAGAGAATTATTCAATTTGGTATGATGGGTGGATGACTGAAAAGGAGCTGACAAAAATTTGTGATAACTATAAAATCAATATACCAAAATTGTTAGAGTAAGACTGATGAAAGTCGAGTTTCATCTTAGTTTAAAGGAGAATTAGTATATGAAGAAAACAAAACAAATTGATACATATTATTGTGATTATTGTGGTAAAGAATGCAAACATACACCTGAGTTTGTATTGCCAAGTTCACGGACGGTTGATCACTATGCCACAAATTCAATGGGTGTAAAGTTGGCAAAATTTGAAACCGAAAAAGTCATATCAAAACAAAAAGATATTTGTCCAGAATACCAAAAGAATATTGTGGCATTATCGGGATTAGTGCCAAGAGTTAGTCTTGATGGAAGTGATTTTTCAACAATGACAATTACATTTTAATATGAAATCTTGGTTTCAATGGTAAATAAAGAGAGGATAAAATAGTGAAAGGAGTAAAGAGTTTTGTGCGCACAATAAAGCTGGTTTTACTCTTAGTAGAAAAATGGCTCAAATACAATATAAATTTAACAAAAATGATGAGTATTACACTCCATCATATGCAGTGTATCCAATAATGAAAAGACTCAAAAGCAATTCAACAGTTTGGTGCCCTTTTGATACGGAAGATAGTGAGTTTGTAAAAGTATTACAGAGCAATGGTTTCAATGTAGAGTTCGGACATATTTCAACAGGTCAAGATTTTTTTGAAGTAGAAGCTCCTGAATGTGATTACATAATCAGTAACCCTCCTTATAGTTTAAAAGGAGAAGTGTTTAAAAGACTTTATGAAATAGGGAAACCATTTGCAATGCTTATTAATTTTCAAGGGATTTTTGACCATAAGGAAAGATTTGAAATGTTTAGAAATAACAAAATTGAAATGTTATGGCTTAGTCCGAGAGTAAATTACATAAAAGAAAATGGTTCAACTCCTAAAGGAGTTCCTTTTCAGAGTGGGTATTTATGTAGTGGAATATGTGCAAGTCAATTAGATTTTGAATATTTGAATAAAAAATTATGACATTGAAATAAGTGATTCATAGGAGGATATAATGTTAAAGAAAATGGATTATGTTTTACAAAAGATCCAGTTATATTCATATAAGTTACCAACAGTGAAAATTGGGAATTATATTATGGATTTTAGAAAAAAGCACACCATGAAATAAAAGAGGAGATTGAGGTAATGAATATTGAACAAATTAAAGAGAAAGTAAAGAGTACTGAGTATGATTTTTTAAGAAAAGATAAAAATTTGGGTTCCAATATCATTATCTTAACTCTTGGTGTAGTCATGCTTATGGCACTAACAATAAAAATAGTGACCTGGATATACGAGGCTGTTCTTTGAATAGCAAAAATCAGATTCTAACGAATGAAAATTTTGAGCAATTTGTAAATGAGGAAACGGATACTACCATTTATTCATTTAATAAATTGATTTCACTTCTCAGTAATGTGAATCCAAACACTATTGAGATGCTTGGTAATAAACCAGAACATTATTTGTATGTTTCACCAATTGGGCAAGAGTTGTTAGATAATGCACACTTATTCTTATCAAAGAGAGCAGCATATTCATTTGGTGGCTATGCAACTGCTCAATTGAGACGTTTGGATAATAAAGCAGTAAGATTGGTAAATCAAGAGCAAAGAGAGAAACATATCTTAAACAGTATTATGAACGCATATCACACTTTTCCAGAGAAATATTTTCCGTTCTCAGAAGATAGTTTCAAACTATATATTGATAAATCAGAGCAAGAAGAATACGACACAGAGATATTTATGGATGTGAATTTAAGTCATTATCCATTAAGAGATTATAAATCTATGTGGTCTGAAATGAATAATATTGTAAAAGATTATTCAAAGGTTGGCAAGAGAAACAAAAATGCCATTGAGCATAACAAACTTGGAAAGCATATGATGCACTTAATACGCCTTTATATGATGTGTTTGGATATTTTGGAGAAAGAAGAGATTATCACTTTTAGAGAAAAAGAACATGATTTACTTATGGACATCCGTAATGGAAAATACCTTGATAGCAATAGGCAGCCTACGCCAGAATTCTTTGAAATGGTAAGCGAATATGAAAAGAAATTGGAATATGCAAAAGAGAATACGAGTTTACCAGACAATCCGAATTATAAAGAAATCAATGAATTTGTCGCAAGTGTCAATGAGAGAGTGGTCAGAGGTGAAATTTAATTAATAGAAGGATTGAAACAAATCTTTCGTCACATAGGGGAATGAGGTGAAATATGAACGTCAAAACAAGTAAACACATTCATGAAGCAAAGAAAAAGATAATAAACGGATGGTATTTCTGTATGAAGCCGTTGGCATTTCTAATTGAAAAGTATGAGAAGAGTAAAAGCGTAAAAAACAGAGCCAGACTGGAGAACATGTCTTTAGAGGAGGTTGCAAGACTCTATGTAAAATATACCGTTAAGGCAATGGTTAAGCGCAAAAATTCAAAAGAGGAGTATTACTGTTGTACTAAGAAAAATGGATATCCCGAATATTATGAGGATAATTTTGTTTTGGCTGATTTAACTACATTTGGATATTCTAGATTTGACAAAACAAAGTTGAGAGATTGGTATTGTTATGCTCTTGACTATAAAGCTATTGGATATGGCGACGGTAGTAAAGAGAGATGGATAAATCTTGAAAACAGATTAAGAGATTTGGTAGGGAAAGAATTTTTACGTGTCGGATGCAAGGTCGAATACATTGACCAGTCCGATAAGTTGGATGATTGGTTTATAAAACAGTCAGGATATGAAAAAACAATGATTATAAGTGTGTAAAAGAGAAATAAATTTGAGAATATAATTTGAAACGAAACTTTCATATTATCACTGATATTAACACGGTAGAAACTATGTATATTGCCTTGCTTGTCAAAGCCTTTTATAATTTGTCTATCTAACCAAAAATATCCTTCTTTTAAGTTGGATAGTTTTTCGCCAGTTACATCTCTTAAAAATGTGAGATATTCATTGTAAATTGGATTCACTCAATACCTAAGTGTAATGTACATTACTTTTTAACTAGTATTATCTTTACCTTTCTTTGCTAATATTGACGTTTGCAACCGTCTAATTTTTTATTCTCTAATTCCAAATGAAAGTTTCGTTTTTGAGTAAGTCAAAAAGTTACTCAGATATTGATAATATTGAATTGATAAGTTGGCGTGAACTTATTGATATGAATAAGGATCATTTACAAAAAATAGAAACATATTCTTTGAATTTAATCAAAGAAAAAATGAAGAAATATAAAGAGTATACTTCGCTTATCCCTGTATCAATGGGAAAAGACTCTATGGTTGTTGCTTATCTAATAAGAAGTTTATATCCAGATACTAAAGCAATTTTTAATAACACTTCACTTGATTGTGCTGATACATACTTAATGGTTAAAGCTTTTCCTAATTGTGAAATTATGAATCCAGATAAAGGATTTTACCAATATGTAGATTCAGACCATATGATTCCAACTAGATTTGCAAGGTTCTGTTGTAGAATTTTTAAAGTAGGAGTTATGGTTTCCAAGTTGGATCATGAACATCCATATTTAATGTGGATGGGAATGAGAAATGAAGAATCATCTACAAGAGCTGGGTATGAAGATGAATGGATAAATGAATCCGAATGGGGAAGCACGAAATGGCAAGGGGTACTTCCTATTAGAAAATGGACGGAATTAGATATTTGGCTATATACCTTATGGAAGAATATAGATATAAATCCAAAATATAAAAAAGGATATAGTAGATGTGGGTGCCATTGTGCTTGCCCCTATTACACTAAGACAACATGGGTTCTTGATAGATATTTTTATCCAAAAGCTTATGCCAGATGGAGAAAGATATTAAGAGATGATTTTGTATTAAATAAAAAGTGGTTGATTATGAATTGCACAATGGAAGAATACGAAACACAGGCTTGGAATGGTGGAACTTTTAGAGACGAACCGACACAAGAAGTCATTAAAGAGTTTGCTAAATATAATAATTTAGAGGTTGAGATAGCACAAAAATATTTTAACAAATATTGTTCTGAATGTACTTATGGTAAAGATAAAGAAGGAAATCCAAAGCCAACAAGAATAAAATCAAAAGAAGTATTGGCTATGAATATGAAATTGCATGGTAGAAATACAAATAAATTCCTATGCAAAAAGTGTCTTAAAAAATTGTATGACATGGATGATAAAAAGTGGGATGAACATGTAAAGTCATTTAAACAAGCTGGATGTGCTTTATTTGATAAAGAGGAATAAGATATGAAACGTGAATTTTAAGAGGTGATTGGAGAAGTAAAATGAAATATATTGCAGTCAGAACTTATGGTAATGGGAAACATATGAATAAGGTACATCCAATGTATTTTGACTACCTATCTCAGGTGGAAGCTTATGTTGCAGACTTAAATACGAAAGATACAGAAGATTCAGAAAAGTGGATTGTTATGCCAATAACAGAGTATGTCGGCAAGGTTTGGTAAGGAGAGTGAATGATATGGTAGAGACAAGTAATGGTAGAAACTGTAGAGACTGCAGTAAATCTAATGTATGTAAGTATCAGGAAACAGTCGTTGAAGAGGTTGAAAAATTAATTAGTCAAGTTGATGAACTGAAATTACCATTATCTATAAATATTAATTGTAGAGAATTTTCAGGTAGAGAATCAACAATAAGAGGTATGGAAGGAGAATTAATTGGTAGGAAAATATAAAGTAATTACTTTATGCGGTAGTACGAAGTTTAAAAATGAATTTATAAAAGTGCAGAAAGTGCTTACCTTGCAGGAATACATAGTAATTTCGGTTGGTTTGTTTGGACACGCTGGCGATACCGAGGTTTGGTCAGAAGCTACAAAAGATATGTTAGACGATATGCATAAGAGAAAAATTGATATGGCTGATGAGATTTTTGTAATTAATAAGAATGGTTATATTGGTTCATCTACAAGATCAGAGATTGAATATGCTAAGTCAAAACAGATTCCAATAACATATCTAGAACCGGAACTATTTAATGGGGATACAATTAAATGAATTGCGACTTTTATTTGAAAAGAGGGATAAGTATATTTAAATTAATACGCAATATTCTTGAAACATATCTTGAATTGCAAACTGAAAAACTTAAGGAAAACAGACGAATAAATTTTATCAGAAAGAGAAAGTGCTATTACAAAAGCAAAGGAATATGTTGGTGAAGAAGTAGAAATAATTGATACATTTTATACGAATTTTTCTTCAGACGCAAAACCCCTTGAATATCTGGCTAGAAGTATTGCTGATTTAGCAAAAGCGGATGTAGCATATTTTGCAAAAGGTTGGGATGAGAAGTGTGGCTGCAAGATTGAATATGAGTGTGCTACTCAATATGGAATTGCTACTATTACGGATTAGGAGAAAATATGAAAGTTGATATTTCAAAGAAAATTATTACTTTAGATAATCAAAAACTATCTGATGAAATTGAGAAATATGAGTGTATTAGCAATCAGACAGCGTACTTATTTATGAGTCAGAACACAATGAAAGCGTTGACTGATTTAATAGCAACGAGAATTCCATTTATGGAAATTAATACAGATGATTGTATTCTTGCTAAATATAAGGAAAGAAAAGTATTTCAGAACGATGAGCTAGAATTTGGTGAAATAGAAATCCGATAAAACTTCGATTTCATTTGGAGAATAGATAGGTGGAGGTGAAAATATGCATCATTTGGCATGTGATGAATTGGAAATGCTTATTGAGGATTTAAAATCAAACAGTGCGGTAGGGAACAATTATCTCGACACATGGGATTATGAAGATGATTATTCTCATAATGAAATAGACAAAGCGAGAGATGATTTTTTAGAAGCTGCAAATGATTATTTATCCAAAAACAATTATCCATATATTATGAGAGAAGTATGTGAAAACGCTAGATTATGTGATAAAGATACTGGCGAGATATTAAGAGGATAAAGGTGGGGTAGAAGATAATTGAGATTTTATTATGAAAACATTAGTGGCGATTCTGGGCATTTCACATTAAAGAAAACAGAAATTCCAAAAGCAATAATGTCAGCATGGAATATAGAAGCTGAATTATACATTGTTGCTGACAAGATAGACAAATGCAAAAAAGTAATAATATTAATATTTGCACCATATGAAGGTAACGAAGTTAATAATGAATGGCTTAAAGACTATGGATTATATTTAAAAGACGGAGATGGATTTAGAGAATTACATTATATAGCAGATGATAGTCTTGCGTGGAAACCTGATAATTGGGAAGGGATATTACAACTAATTTAAAAAGGAGAAGTTAATTATTGAGAAGTAGAAATTTAAAAAGTAGAATCGCAGAGGGTGGAATTACCGCACTAGTTATTATTTTGATTATTGCGGTTGCGTATGGGTTTAGTTGGATTGTGACTTGTGGGATTATTAAGCTAATTACAATATGTTTTGGGTTAACTTTCAAGTGGAATGTTGCAACAGGTATTTGGTTAGTAATTTGTATTTTGAAATCTGTATTCAATATAACAGTTAAGAGTAAATAAGGAGACAAAATAATGGTTAAAACAAAAATAACAGAAACAACAGAGAAATATGATAAAGACGGCAAACTCGTAGAGAGAATTATACGAGAAGAAACTACCGATGATGACACAATTTATTATTCACCACAGATTAATCCAATTATTAGTCCATATAGATATTCAGATACCTCAGATGGTGTTGAATATTTGAAATATCAACCAACATGTCATTGTTCTGAGTAATATTAAGTTGATGAATTGTTTCTTTCATTTGGAGAATAAATGAATGACACATAAAAACAAAAAAAGAAAGGATAAGCAAAAAATGAAAGTAACAACAGAGTTAAAAATTTAATTAAAAGGTCGTTCTCTGAAAAGAGGGTATCTGTCGAAAGAGAAGCAAAAACTACTTCACAAAAAGAATATGATAGCCTGCTTAAAAAGGTTGAACAGAGCAAAGAATATAAGCAATTAGTGAAAGCTGCCAATGCTTTTACGGAAGCGTTTGATGAATACAAAACATCTAGCACATATGAAAGATCAAAACCATGGTATTCAACATCAATGTTTACTAATTTGCGATACAATATTGAGGCAAAGAATATTTTCGGTAGCAATATAACATCCTACATAAAGTACAATGATGAAACTATGGCATCCGTTAGAGAAAAGATAAAAGAAATTGATTTAGCGGAAGAGTCGCTTTTGATTAAGTTGACGTATGAAAAGGATATTGAGACGATTCGCGCCATGCTTGCTGAATACGATATCACAATTTAAAAATAAAATTTCTGTTTCATCTGATGATGATATTAACCTGTTTGACGGCAGATTAATATTTAAGACAACACACAATACATAAGTTCATAATTCACAAAAACAAACATTATAAACTTTTGTTGGGTGCTAAAACAGCCACCCTTGGGATTTTGTACCCTAAAATAGCTGTTTTGGATATAGATTTTTACATAAATCTACCCTATTTAATCAGTTCCGAAAGGGCTGTTCATTATAAGTTATTAGCTTTAGGTAATTATTATTTTATTACAAATTTTAAACATATTATAGGAGGACTTTTTAAATGAAAGAACTAAAAAACAGAGTAACAGTAACAGGTAAGTTGGTGAAGAACAACATCGAGGAATTCAAGACCAAGAAAGGTGAAGATGCTATCGGTGGTAGCCTTATTTTAAGAACTGCTGATAACAGTGAACATGAAATCAGATTCTATGCTAACAAGTATAAGAAGGATGAAAACAAGAACTTCACATCAGAAGAAAGCTATTTCTATCAGAAGTACATGGACGCAAAAGAAAATCTGAAGGATATTGAGCATTGTTCAGAAGGTGAAAATCCTGACATTATCTCTATTACAGATGGTATGTTCACAGACAATGACTTCAAGGGTAACGATGGTAATGTAGTTTCTACAAATACTATCTCTGCAAGATTCATCAATAAGGTAGAGCCAAAGGATTATGATTCTACAGTATTGGAAGCTAAGTTTGAGGTAGAAGGTATTATCGAGAAGATTGAAGATGAAGTTGTTAAGAGTGTTCCTACTGGCAATCTTGTAGTAGTTATGAACGCTATTGGACAGACAGCAGATGGATTTGGCAAGGATGCTGTTTACACAGCAGATAAGTTAATTCCTGTAAAGATGATTGTTGATAAGTCTATGGCTACTGCCTTTAGACAGGCTGGTTACTACGAAGGTGCTTATACAAAGTTAGTTGGTACAGTTATCAACTCTGTTGAAATTGTTAAACAGGTGGAAAAGGCTGCGTTTGGTACAGATATCGAGAAGGAAGTAAGAAGTTTTATTCGTAAGAATGAAGTCAAGTCTGGTACAGCAGTTAGCACAATCTTTGAGCATGAACTTACTCAGGAAATTGTAGATGCATTAAAGGCTAAGAGAAAGGCTAAGTTAGCAGAAATTAAGAGTGGTAATGCAAATAGCGGAGAAGATTTGCCTTTCAAGCCTGATACTAGCACACCAGCTCCACAGACTACATACAATCCATTCGCTCAGAACTAATTAACATGACAAAGCCTATCTGAGTTATCTCAGATAGGCAAATATTAAAAAATATTTATAAAGGAGATACACATAATTTATGATGATTAATTTATTAGATTTAACACCAAATAAGGTATCCGTAGACTTAACACAGTATTCAACAGTTCTTATGGGTGATACAGGTGTTGGTAAGACAACTACACTTATGAAGTTTTTAAAGGAATTAGTACCTGATAAAGAGCCGTTCTTCTTAGAGTTTGAAGATAGATTCCAGAATATCCCTGGTATTATGGCAGTCAAGATTGATACAATGTCTGATTTTAAGTCAGTTATTGGTCAGTTAAGAAATCCTGCATTGAAGGAAAAGTTCTCTTGTATCGTAATCGACACTTTGGACAAGTATGAAGAATTCTGTGAGAGATATGTCTTAGAGAATAGAGACGCTGAGATTCTTAAAGATGTTGGTGCATTTGGTGAAGGTTCTCTTCGTTTCAAGAGCGCATTAAGAAATATCGGTGTTATTCAGAGTCTTGGTTATACTGTTCATTTTATTGCACAGTCTACACATTCCAAGGACTTTGATACAAAGAAGGAAAGTGATGCTCTCAAGTTAAATAAGAATACATTCTCTTACTGTAGAGAAGCTGCTTTCTTAGTTGGTTATATGTATGCAGATGGTAAGGGTGAGAGATATATCACATTCAAGAAGTCTGATAAGTACCCTGACCTCAAGGATACATTTGGTTTACCAGAAAAAATCAATGTTAAAGATTTGAAATCTGTGTGGACTAAGGCAGTTGAAGATTTGGGTGGAGATTTCACTACAAAGGAGAAGACTATTGATAAGACTACACCTGTTGAAGATTTTGAATCTATCAAAGCAAAGGGTATTGAATTAGGTGGTTTATTAGCATCTAACGGACACTTAGCTGAAGCAACAGCAGTATTACAGAGAAATCTCGGTCTTGATGATAACGGTAATGTGAAGATGTTTGATACTTTGAGAGATACACAGCTCGACTTAACTAAGGTTATTGTTATGGAACTCGAAGAACTCATTCAGAAGTTTGGTATTAAGACAAACTAATTATTATGGGAGGGTAACACCTCCCAATGTAAAGTAGGTGCGTATGGCTAGATTATCAACATGTAAGAGTTGTGGTAAGAAACTACAACCAGAAGAAAAATGTAGTCACGCTTCCAAAACATATTGCAAAGAATGTTATGAAAAAATCCTAAGAGATAGTGATGAATATAAGCAGTTAATAGAGTTTATTTGTACTCATTATGAGATTGAAAGACCAACTGGTTTCATGTTGAAACAGATAAAAGATATGAGAATAGAATTTGGATGGTCTTATGCAGCTATGACTTATACATTATGGTACTGCAAAGAAGTATTAGGAAAGCAATTACTTGAAAAATATGGAGTTGCGTTGATTAAACACTTCTATGAAGAAGCGAGTAATTATTATTCTCAACAAGAAAAGATGAAAGAGCAGATGAAACGATTGGAAAATGTAGAAGTTAAAACAAAGGTTGTTAAGCGAAATCAGAGTAAATCTACTAACAGTAATTCATCACTTATCAATTTAGGAAATCTATTGGAAGGTGGTGACATTCATTAATTTCAGTCAACAAGTAGACAAAAAGGCAATATTTTTATTGTTTGGGTGTTATTGCATTAACCCACGACTCATTTTAGATGAGAAATACGCAACTAATGCAAATGATTATCCTGAAAACTTTCACAGAATGATATGGGGTGCTTTAGTAAATATTGCAAAGAAAGGCAATGTTGAAAGAATATCTCCTATTGATATAGAAAATGAAATTGCACAGTTTGATACTGCGATGTCATTGTGGAAGAACAATAATGGTTGGGAATATATCGAAGAAGCAATATCAATGTCAAAAGATAAAGTTTTGAACGTTGGTAAATACTATGACGATGTTAGAAAGTATTCAATTATAAGAAATGCGTGTGAAGAACTGAAGATAGACGTTACGTTTATCTACGATGAATCTGACGAGAAGAAGTTAGAAACATTCAATGAATTAACAAGCATGGATGTTCTGAATGCAATAAATAATAAGTTTATGGATTTCAAAGCTATGTGGAAGAATGTTTTTGGTGATAACTACGCATTTAAAGCAGGTGACGGAATTCAAAATAGATTACATGAGCACAAAGAACAACAGAATGTTTATGGTTATCCATTTCAATCTGGTTACTTAACAACGGTTTATAGAGGTATGCGACCAAAGAAGTACATACTTAGAAGTTCTGTATCAGGTGGTGGTAAATCAAGAAGTTCATTAGCCGATGGATGTAACATGGTTTCTGACAGAATTTACGATTGGAATAAGAAGCAATGGATTTCAACTGGTGAAAGCCAACCTGTGTTATTCATATCTACTGAGTTGGAAAAAGAAGAAATTCAAGATATTATCCTAGCTCATGTTAGTGGTATTGAACAGGACAGAATAGAAGAATGGGATGATATCACACCAGAAGAAGAAAAGATTCTTGAAGAATCGGCAAAGTACATCGAAGGATATGAGTACTTTGTTGAATATATGCCAGATTTCACAATTGATGTTATCTCTGAAACAATAGAGAAGTATATATTGAACCACAACATAACTGCTTGTTTCTTTGATTATATTAACGATTCTCCATCATTATATGAGTATTACTACAATAAAACACACACAAGATTGAGAACAGACCAGATTTTATTCTTATTTAGTGCAGCTTTGAAGTCTGTATGTAACAAGTTTGGTATATATCTTGGTTCTGCAACACAGTTAAATGATAACTACAAAGAAGATAATAACAAAGACGCAGGTGCGTTGAAAGGTTCTAAGGCGATTATTGAAAAGGCAGATGGTGGTATATTGGCACTTCCTGTTACACATAAGGATTTGAAACGCTTAAAACCTATATTAGAGAGTGCTGGTAACTTTGGAGCATTAGTTCCTAATATGTCGTATTACATATTCAAAAATCGTGGTGGTAAATGGAAGACTATTATAATTTGGACAAAACTCAATATGGGAACAATGAGAGAAGTTGATTGTTTTGTAACAGATTATAACTATGAACTCATCACTGACATCGAAAAGACAATAATTGATTTTCAGTTAGATGATGTAGGTGATGTAGGAATGATTGAATCTGATGTTGATGTATCAGGTTCAGACTTAGCAACAGAATTATCGAAATAGGGAGGTATAGAATGACCGCCCAAGACTTGAAAGAGAAATTATCAGAAGATGATATTAGAACTTTGCTCACAGACCATATGGGAGCAATTATATCTTACGAAGATGATGACATGTGGATTTCAAACACCGTATGTCATCATGGTAGTAAGCAGAAACTCTATTACTATAAGGAATCTCAATCATTTCATTGTTATACAGAATGTGGGCAATTAGATGTGATTGGTGTTGTTATGGGATTTAAAGGATATGAGCAAGAAGAATTCCATAAAGCAATTAACTGGATATGTGTAAAACTTAATTTAGATAATTGTGAATATGGATTTGGAAAGCAAGAACAGATTTCAGATTGGGAATTCATTAGAAAGTATAAGAGAAATACAAAGAAAGAAGTTGAGAATAAACCTTTAGTTCCATATGACAAAAGTATCCTCAATATATTCCAAAAGTTATATACGCAAGAATGGATTAATGAAGGTATATCAATTGAAACTATGGAGAAATACAACATTATGTATTCCACATGGCAGCAAAAGATTATCATTCCTCATTTTGATGTGAATAACCAGCTTATAGGAGTGAGAGGACGTTCTTTAATAGATGAAGATATAGAGTTATTTGGTAAGTATACACCTTTTAAGGTTGGTAGAAGATTTTATAATCATTCACTTGGTCAGAATTTATTTGGGTTGAATCACAATATGAAAGCAATTCAAGAGAAAAGAAAGATTATGTTGGTAGAAGCTGAGAAATCCGTGTTTCAAACAGACACAATGTTTGGAGAATATAATTTTACAGTTGCTCTATGTGGTAGCAATTTAACAGATTATCAACGAGGAATGATTCTTATGCTTGGTGTTAGAGAAGTAATTATTGCACTGGATAAACAGTTTGAGAATGTTAATTCAGAAGAGTGTAGGAAGTGGGCTAAACACATAAAAGAAAAGATAATTGACAAGTTGAGTCCATATGTTATCGTCACGGTTCTTTGGGACACTAATGGGTTACTTGGTTATAAAGATTCACCAACGGATAGAGGTAAAGAAACATTATTGCAGTTAATGGATAACAAAATCTATGTTGGAACAAATGATTAGGAAGGAGAGATTGATTGAGTTTTAAATATGAAGTATTAGGTCAGGTGAGATTTGGTAATGAGCTTGAAGATATTTTGAGATTAAAAGGTATCACAGATATTAACTCCTTCCTAAATCCAACTGTTAAAAATACAGAAAGTGAGTTGTTATTCAACAACATTGAAAAAGCGAGAGATACATTAGTTGAACATATAGAAAAGAACAGTGTGATTGATTTAGTTGTCGATTGTGATGTGGATGGTAATACATCTGGTGCAAATATTTATCAGTACATCAAGAGAATTAAGCCATCTATTGAAATTCGATACTTCATACATAAAGGAAAATCACACGGATTGGATGAATTTGTAGAAGAAATTTGCTTGGATAATTCACAATTAGTCATCGTTCCAGACGCAGGAACAGGTGATATTGATGAATGTGCGAAGATTGTAGGAAGTGGTAAAGATGTGATTATTTTAGACCACCACGCTATTTCAGATAAAGGAAATCCAGCGATAGTAGTAAATAACCAATTATCTGACAGAGTAACCGACAAGGCTATGACAGGTGTTGGCATTACATACAAATTAACTAAGTTACTTGATAAGTATTATGGTGTCAATTATGCAGATGATTACCTTGATTTGGTTGCTTTAGGAATGATAGGTGATAGAGCTGACACCATGAACTTACAGACAAGATATTTGATTTTAGAAGGATTGAATCAGATTAGAAATAAGACCAATAAGAATAAGTTAATTAGAACATTGGTTGATGCTCAAATGTATTCTATGGATTACAAAATTACCATAAATGGTGTTGGTTTTTATGTGTGTCCGTTGATAAATTCACTCATTCGATTGGGAGAATTTGAAGATAAGAGATATATGTTTGAGGCACTTATTAACTCTGATAGAATGTTGGAGAGAAAAGTTAGAGGTAACGGAATTGTTGAAATGACAATTCAAGAATACATTCTGAAAGCGTGTGAGTCATCTAATAGAAAGCAGAAAAAAATGACAGAAGAAAGTGCTTCTATACTTTCAGAAGAAATTGAGAAGTTTGGTATGGATAAATTACCTATTCTCGTGTGTAACGCAAGAGATGATGTTGATAGCAACTCAACTGGTCTTATTGCAAATAGATTAGCAGACCAATACCAAAGACCATGTTTGCTTATGAGAAGAAAAGGAAATGTATGTAAAGGTAGTGGTAGAGGATATGAAAAATGTGAGATTAGAGACTTTAATCAGTGGTGTAAAGACACAGGATTATTCAATAAAGTAGATGGACATGCAGGTGCTTTCGGTTGCGAGATTTCATTTGAAAATACAAATAAGTTGTTCCAAATGTTATCCACTATGAGAAAGATTGATGAAGCTACTTACTATGTTTATAACGTATATGACGCTTCACAGTTACACGACCAGATTATCAAGAATGTAGCAAAGTACGACTACGTTTGGGGTAACACAGTTAGTGAACCAATCTTCTTAATAAAGAATATTCCTTGTAATAAATATAACATCAATCTGATTGGTTCTAAACAGAATAAGATAGAGTTCACATATCACAATATTAAATTTACTAAACAGACAAAAGGTAGTTCTCTAGCAAAGTTATACAAAGAAATATTGTCAGTTGGAGACAATGTGAAATTTGATGTGGTTGGTAGATTTTCACTTGATACAAGAAATGGTAAGTGTCCACAAGTAATTATAGAAGATATGATTTTTGAAAAGTCTAATATTCAGCAAGGTTTTGGATTTTAACGAAAGGAAGTGAGAGATGATTGATAGATAAAAGTAAGATTTGGGGCTATGACTTCGAGGTATACAGCAAGATTAATTGGTGGTGTGTAACATTCATCAACTATGAAAATAGAGAGAATATTATAACCATCATTAACAATAGACAAGAACTTATGCAGTTCTACGATGCTCATAAAGATGAGATTTTCGTTTCATATAACGGCAGACAGTATGATACAGGAATATTCAAAGGAATTTTGGATGGAATGAATGTCGGTTATGTGAATGATAAGTTAATCAAAGAAGGCAAAAAGCCGTTCCAAGTAGTTAAAAATTCAAAGAATTATGCGTTAAATGACTACGATGCAATTCTGAAAGATAAGTCATTAAAGCAGTTAGAAGCATTTATGGGTGATGATATTCGAGAGACAGAAGTAGATTTCGATATTGACAGACCATTAACAGATGAAGAAATAGAACAGACTAAGTTTTATAACATTCACGATGTTTCCGAGTTGCTTAGAGTGTTAGATGAGTGTTGGGATGATTTTGAAGGTCAGTTGGATATCATTGAACTTTACAATTTAGATATGTCCTATTTCACAAAGACAAAGGTACAGTTAGCAGCAAAGATTTTAAATGCTGTTGACCAACACACGATGGACGATGAGTTTGACATTAGACTTCCAGAAACAATTCAGTTATCGGACAAGTATAAATTCATTCCAGAATGGTATATGAATCCTAAGAATTGGAGATACAAAGAGCATCTTCGTTCAGAAGATAATCAGCATAATAATCAGTTATGTTGTATGGTGGCAGGTATTCCTCATGTATTTGCATGGGGAGGATGTCACGGAGCAGATGATAAACAATCGGTATTTGAAGGTATTATCTTACACGCTGACGTTTCGAGTATGTACCCAACGACTGATATTGAATATCATCTTTTAAGTAGAAAATTTAAGAATCCTGATGATTTTAGAATGATGAGAGATTTCAGACTCAAACTTAAATCTGAAGGTAACTCAAAGAATAAGGCTTTGAAGCCTATGATTAATGGTATTTATGGTGCTTCAAAAGATAGAAATGGTGCTATTTATGACCCATTAATGGCAAATCTCACTTGTATCTTTGGTCAGATGTTCATATTGGATTTGGTTGATAAGTTAGAACCATATTGCAGATTGTTACAGACTAACACGGATGGTATTTTCGTTCTCTGTGAGAATGAAGAAATGAAGAATAAGGTAATAGAGATTACTCATTCAGTTGGTGAGAGATTACGAATGGAGTTTGAAATTGAAGAGTACACCAAACTCATTCAGAAGGATGTAAACAATTACATAGCTGTTATGAAGAATGGAAAACTTGAATGTAAAGGTGCGATGGTTAAGAAAAATAAACCTATTGACAACGATTTACCTATTCTGAATGATGCAGTTAGAAATTATTTGGCGAATGGTAAACCTATTGAAGAGACTATAAACGAGTGTAATGAGTTAATTAAGTTCCAAAAAGTAATCAAACTGTCATCTAAATTTAGAGAAGTTTGGTATGGAACAGGTGTTTATGGTAAATCAAGTGATGGAACTACAAAGGTTACAAGCATTGATGGAGAGTTGTTAAAGGGTAAGGTGCATAGAGTATTCGCAAGTGCAAAGAAGACTGACGGTTCTATCTATAAATTAAAAGTAGAAAAGGGAGTTAAGTCATATGAAAAATTTGCAAATACACCAGATAACTTATTCATTGATAACGAGGATATTCATGGTAAAGAGATTCCTGAATACTTAGATAGAGAATATTATATCAACGAAGCAAAGAAAAGAGTTGAAATGTTCTTAACCAAAGATGAAGAAAAGGTGGATGAGACACCAAATATCTTATTTAAGTGTATGTGTGAGAGTAGCGATTTCTATACATTTTTGGAAAAGTGTAAAGAGAGTGGTATCACAAAGAAAGTTCTTGAAGGATATTTAATTGCTGATTGTTGTAAAAACTATGGTAAAACAGACAAATTACTTAGATTTAGAGATTACTTTGAGTTGTTATACGGTAAAGACAAGATTACTCTAACTACTTTGGAGAAGAAATATACGGATGAGAATGTTAAAAATATCATCATCAGAAATGCGGAATTGACCAAGAGTGGTAAATCTTATAACAATCTCAACTCAAAACAGGCGTTGTTAGAGATATTTGATTACCTTGAAGATAAGCACATTGACGCTTATTCAATAATGAAAACACAAGTAGAGAAGTTTAATGAAGTGAGATATAAAGATGAAACTCTTAGTGGTAACAGATGGTTTGTGTTAAATACACGAAATATCATTGCTCCAAATCTTATTCTTTACAATATGAAAACTGGTGAAATTCAGTATAGAAAGATAAGAAAAGAGATATTTAAGATTTTACCTCTACAAGATGGTGACATTATTGATGTTATGAATTCCGAAAAGGAATTTGCAAAGAAAATAATCGGTAAGGATGATGATGGTATTAACATCGTAGCAGCAGATATTGATAAGGAGTTAGACATTATTACTCAGTATGATTTGGTTTACAGAGATTACAACAAGAGTAAAACACTATTGTCAGATTGCGAGGGGTATTAGTGGAAGAAGAAAAGATTTTGAAAATAGAGTGTACTTTGGATAGGATTTTCTATCCAAAGTATTCAAAGAAAGTAAATTCTGGTGAATTCGCAATCTTCAGTGCGATAGTAACCAAACGATTAGAAAATTGTGATGAAGATTTATATTCAGTAAAACTCAAAGGAAATACGTGTACTCTTGAATATGGTACTACATATAAAGTTTTCTGTAAGTTAGCGGAAAGTCACGAAACATATGGAGATACTTATGAACTTGTATATATCAGTAAATGTATTGATATTTCAAGCAAGGATAAGCAGAGAGAGTTTTTGAAGAATATATTGAATGAGAACTTGGTTGACAAATTGTTTGATGAGTATGATGACGTAATCAAATTATTAGAAGAAAGAGATGTGAAATCTCTTATGAAAATTAAGGGAATTGGTAATCAGGTGGCTCTTAAAATGATTGATGAGTATGAGGAATCTAAGGATTATAGTGCTATTTATATGGAATTAGGACAACTTGGATTAACTCATACATTCATTAAAAAGTTAGTAGACTTCTATCATTCGCCTGATACAGTCATTGATATTGTAAGAAATAACCCTTATGACCTTGTGCGTGTGGATGGCGTAGGTTTCAAGAAAGCAGATGAGGTTGCTTGTAAAGTAGGTATTGGACAATATGACATTCGCAGAATTAAAGGTTTCTTATTACATCATTTGAATGACCAAGGAGAAGCTGGTAAGAGTTATTTGAATTACCAAGAACTTATGAAAGCATTATATGACACTCTTGGTTTTGTACCAGAAGAAGTTGTAAATGCTACTGCGAAATCAATGATTGTTAATGAGGATGTTGTAGTTCTTGATAACGGTTCAAAAATTGCACTCAAAAGATTCTACGATTTGGAGAAGAATATAATGAGTGAATTACTTAGATTACAGATTGGTAGAATCAAGGTTATTGAATCCGATTTTGATGAATTTGAATCTGAGTTACATAAAGATTATATCCCAAAATCTTTTAATATTGGAAATTGGGAAACTATCATTCAGAGAGTAGAAGAAAATCAAGGATTTTCATTTACAGATGAACAGAAATCAGCTATTAAATTGAGTCTTGATAATCATGTTATGGCACTCACTGGTTTGGCAGGTGCAGGTAAAACAAGTACAGCCAATGGTATTTGTTCATTATATGACAATTACAACATCTTGGCTTGTGCATTATCTGGTAAGGCAAGTGTAAGAATCACAGAAGCAACAGGACTTCCAGCAAGTACAATTCACAGAGCATTAGGTTATCAGAACGGTACTTTCCTATTTAACAAGGAGAATAAGTTAGCAGTAGATATCGTTCTTATTGACGAAGCAACAATGATAAATGGTACATTATTCCTTTCCTTATTAGAAGCTATCCCAACTGGTGCGAAAGTTATTATCATGGGTGATGTTCAGCAGTTGACACCTATTGGTAACTGTCAAGTATTTGCTGACATTTTGGATAGTAACGTTCTTCCTGTTGTTAAATTAACTAAGCCACATAGACAAGCATTGATGAGTGGTATCATTCCTACATCTATCAAGGTTGCAAATCAAGAGCAGATATTTGGTAACAGCTTTGAGGGAAATGAGATTCTTGGAGAATTAAAGGATATGGAACTTGATATTACAAGTAGTAAAGAGTCCATGTCAGATACTATATTAAACCATTTCCAAACAGAAATGAGTAAGTATAGCGACATTATGGAAGTTCAAGTTTGCGTACCTATGAGATTAAAAGGTGAATTATCTTGCTACAATCTCAATACAAAAATTCAGAATATTTACAATCCTAAATTCAACGATAGTAAAGAGATTGAGATTTTGTTAGAGAAAAAGAATGAAGATACGAAGAAGTATCTTATTAGAGTAGGAGATAAGGTTCTCAATACCAAGAACAATTATAAATGTGTCAATGTGGATGGTGAAACAACACCAGTATTTAACGGAAATATAGGAATTGTAAAAGAAATCGCAGATGATGGATATTGCATGATAGATTTTGTTGGAATTGGAGAAGTATTATTTAGCAAGAGTGATTCAAAGAATCTTGAATTGGCTTATGCTTGTACAGTTCACAAGATGCAAGGTAGTGGTTTTACATCGACTATTGTTGGTATGGATACTGGTAGTTACATCATGAATAACTCTGAATTGTTATACACAGCTATCACAAGAGCAAAGAAATATTGTGTGTTGGTTGGTAATAATTATGCTATTTCTAAGGCAATTCAGACCAAAGAAGTAAAAACAAAGCAGACGTTTTTGAGAGATATGTTATTAGAGAACGCTTATAGATTAAAAGAAAGTGCATAGGAGGATAATGAATGAGTGCTTTATATGAATTAACAGGACAGTTCTTGGAACTTATGGATATGTTACAAGATGAAGAATGCGATGAACAGTGCATTATGGACACTTTAGAATCAATCGAATTTGAAATTGAAGATAAGGCAGATGGATATGCAAAGATTATCAAGTCTCTTGAATCTAATGTAGAAGGATTATCTAAGGAAGCAGATAGACTTACAGCAAGAAAGAAGACTTATGAGAACCGTATTAAGTGGTTAAAGCAGAATCTTGAAATGTGCATGAGAGCAACTGGTAAGAGAAAGTTTACAACTGATTTATTCTCATTTGGTATTCAGAAGAATGGTGGTAAGAGAAAGTTAGTTATTGATGTGGATGTAGAAAACGTACCTGAACAGTACAGAATTAAGCAGCCAGACGCAATTGACGGTGATTCAATTAGAGAATATCTGAAAGAGAATGGTCTTGAAGGTCAGGATGGTTCACTTAACTGTGATTTTGCTCACTTAGAACCACAGGGAGAAAGTTTGAGAATTAGATAAAAATTTACAGTCTATATATGGTGGCATACATACAAAACAACCACTATATATAGATAAAAATGAGCCGATTTTGCCAATAAAATAGGACTTTCATGGTGGTTTTAGAAAGGAGGATATTTTGAGAGTTGTAGAATTGATAAAACAGTTAGAAAAACTTGGGTATAATGACAAAACGCAAATATATTTTGGGTTTCTTAATAAAGACGAAGGTGAATTCTACGAAGCAGAAATTGTTATGGTTGATGATGAAGATAGAGATTGTGGCGATGATTGTATTGCTGTAACGCTTGATAACCCTGATGATTATATAAAGAGTAAAGTTCAATCTTTAAACCAAGAATTAAGAGAAGAATTAATCGAGGTTATAAATAAATATTGTTAGAACGCTCGTTTTATGGCAGAAAAATTATAAATAAGAAGGAGGAAATGAGGTTTGTGCGCACAAGAAATCATGATTTACTCCTTATAGAGATTGGAAGAAAACTTAATTAGAGACAATGGGATATACAATTATGATGCGTTAGATTTTCTTCACGCATTATACGAAGATTATGGTGATGAGAGCATCGATATGTTTCTTTGTGACTTTCCTTATACATTCAAAGGGAAGAATAGAGTAACAGCAAATAAGTGGGATTTACCGATTGATGATAAGGAATTCTTTGATATTGCTATGAAGATGCTTGTTCCTGATGGTTGTATAGCATTAACAGCAAGTCAGCCATTTACAAGTTATTTGGTAATGAATCATTTGGATTACTTTAAGTATGAATGGATTTGGGAAAAGGATAATGGTAGTAATTTTGCAAGCGTAAATCACCAGCCATTTAAAGTGCATGAATCTGTATTGATATTTGGGAAAGCACCAACTACATATAACAAAGCTGAAAGATATATGAAATACAATCCACAGTTTACAGCCGGTAAGCCTTATAAGATGAAGAGAAGTGGAATGACCGAGAATTTGGCTACTTCATCCAATTATGAAAGAACAGATGGAGAATATGAAGGTAGAAGGTATCCAAGAAGTGTTGTCAAATTCAATTTAGAGAAAGGTCTTCATCCTACACAGAAGCCTACTAAGTTATTTGAACATCTTATTAGGACTTACACTGATGAAGGTGGACGAGTTGTTGATGTGTGTTGTGGTAGTGGCACAACTGCTAATGCTGCACAGAATACAGGAAGAATTTATATTGTTAATGATTTGGATTTAAAGTATGTAGAAACTACAGAAAATCGAATAAGGAGTAATCAATGAGTATAGTAAAGAATTATTACGTTATAGCAGGATATGATTTGACTGAGTTTAAAACGGATAAATTCAAGGATTGGAAATGGACAGATGAAGGAGAAAAATATACTTGTAAACAAGTAAAAGATGAAATTCAATTATTTGATGATCCAATGAATAATAGTCACTTATATCTTGGGTATGTCTTAGCCTGTGGAGACGAATATGAATTTGAAACAACAAAGATTGATATTGGTACTGATATAAATTATGTATTAAAATATGTGTCCGAAACTTTACGTGAATTACAAGAAATTGGTGTAATATCAAAAGATTATGAGCACAAGGATAAACCAAAATATCAGATTATTATATTTGAAGAATGTACATAGATTCACGGTTCTATTCGGAGAAAGGATGGAGAATTAACAATGCATGTGTATTTAATTATTTCAAGAGACAATAAAGAAGCATATGTATTTTCTAATTTAAAGAAAGCAAAAGAAAAATGTGAAGATATTGATGGAATTGCTTACGAATGGATTCAATTATGGTGCAGACCTATAATATATGATAGTAAAGTTGAGTCAGAAGATGTTGTGTTTGACGATTCAGCTTTGCCATGGGAAATGTTGAAATTAGCACATGAACAAGGTAATTGGAATACAAGAGCAAAATATCGAGATGACGCATTTAATATAGAAATAAATCATAGAAGATAGTTTTATATTGCAGATTGAATCGCAATTCAATAGATAATTAACTTATGAGAATGAATATATATTGTGGTTTTATGAGAGATACCATAATTAAAAAGAAAGTTCATATAAAGAGCAATATGTTCATATATTCTGGCTGCTTAGAATGTAGAGGAACAGGAATTTTTGATTGTGGTATTCCAGAAATGAAAGGAACATGTATTCAGTGTAAAGGAACAGGAATACAGTATTTTGGAATGATGTGAAAACGTATGTTTCTTGGGAGTTAGATTCGGAGAATGGAAACTAATTATGATTAAGGAAAGGAGATACTCGTGGAAAATGAAGATAACAGATATGGATTTATGTTTGATTTTGTAGATGGTGGTTGGAACATTATTATGTTTGATGGCAATGAAAATTATCATGCCTATTACACATCTGATGAGAACGATTTTGATAAATCAGTACAACACTTGGAAGACTATGTGGTCGATTTGAAAAATATTTATAAGTACAGTATACCTACATATGATGAATTCTACGAAAAAATGGAAGACATATTTTTGTTGAAAAATAAACCTATAGAAGTATTTACTGATTATTTATCTGCATATTGAAATTTGCAACCAATAAAGTTGAACTTTAGCAATAAAGAAGCATTTCTCTTGAAAAAAGAAGGAGCAATAAATGACTTGTATTATAGGCTATTTAGATAAGAAAAATAAATGTACATGGATTGGGTGTGATAGTCTTGGTAGTAATGGATATACAAAAGCAGTTGAATCGCAACCCAAAATATTTAGAAATAAAGTTTTTGAAAATGTAATAATGGGTTCTACCTCAACATTTAGACATATTGATTTACTTAAATATTCAAAAGAATTGTTTGATGAAATTGATAAATATAAAACAAGATGATTATAGAGAATAAGAAATATGTTATAGCAACAAAATCTTTTCCGTTAGAGTTTGATGACGGATCTGGTAATGCAGTGAACGATTTTAATGAAGCTTATCTTGGAACATATGATGAGATGAAAACTCAGTTAGGTTATTTTGACGAACCTGATAAGTTTCAAATTTTAGAAGTGAAAGCCACGTATGAATTTTAGGCAGGAGGAATTAATTGGACGAAATACAAAGAATAAAAGAACTGACAGAACAGTTAAATACATACAGAGACGTATATTATAATGATTCAAAATCGCCGGTCTCTGATTATGAATACGATAGTCTTATCGATGAACTTCAGGCGCTAGAAAACGAAACAGGATTCATTCTAAATAACAGTCCGACACAATCTGTAGGATATGAAGTCAAATCTAAACTTCAAAAAGTCAAACATTCCCATCCCATGTTATCCCTTGATAAAACTAAATCAATAGATGAAGTTATCTCTTTCCTAAATCGAAGAGTTGGCATTGCTATGTTAAAAATGGATGGATTGACAACCGGAATTTCGTATTCTGGTGGCAAGTTAGTTTCAGCAGAGACTAGAGGTGATGGAATCGTTGGCGAGGATGTATTACATAATGCCAAAACTATTATAAATCTACCACAACAGATTGTTACTCAGGAGATTAAAGTTGATGGAGAGGTTATTATAACCAGAGCAGATTTTGAGAAAATTAACACTACTATTATTAATAAAGACGATAAGTACAAAAATCCCCGCAACCTAGCGAGCGGTTCCATCAGACAACTTGATAGTAGTGTGGCAGCGAGTAGAAATTTAAAGTTTATTGCATGGAAATGTATAAAGGGTATTGGTGGAAATAGTTTCTTCAATAGACTTTATAGAATGCAGGAATTGGGATTTGAAGTGGTTCCGCACAGGGCTATCCCAGCTGATGTAACGAGAGTAGATTTGGAGAATATTATTGAAGAATTAAAATCTGAAGCAGAAGATAAAGGCTTTCCAATTGACGGTATTGTCTTCGGCTTTGACGATGTGTCTTATGGTGAATCATTAGGAGCTACTGGGCATCACCTCCGTTCACAAATTGCCTACAAATTTTATGATGAAGAGGCTGTCACTATCTTGCGTGATATAGAATGGAGCATGGGCAAATCGGGAATTTTGACACCAGTTGCAATTTTTGATTCGGTTGATCTGGATGAAACCGAGGTAAGCCGGGCGTCTCTCCACAACGTTAGCATTATGAAAGACGTATTGGGACACCCATATAAAGGACAAGAAATTATAGTATGTAAATTTAATATGATAATCCCTGGCGTGATAATGGCAAAAAACGAGGAAGGAGAATGGATTAGTAATAAAAGAAATTTGGAAAAGAATTAATGAAGCACCAGATTACGAAGTAAGTAATCTTGGAAGAATAGCTTCAAATAAATATAAGAACAGGCGAATATTAAAACAGAGAAAAGGAAAACATGGGTATTTGCAAATTGGACTATGCTGTGAAAATGAAAGAAGATATTTTTTGGTTCATAGATTAGTATTATCAACATTTTACCCAATATACAATACGGAACAATATGAAGTAAACCATAAAGATGAAAATAAGACTAATAATAATTTGGAAAATTTAGAATGGATGACGCCAAAAGAAAATCGTAATTATGGAACAAGAAACGAGAGATTATCAAAAACTCAAGGTCTTAAAGTAAAATGTGTTGAAAAAGATATAGTTTACGATAGCTTTCATGATGCATCAAAAATTAATAGTATAGACGTATCTGGTATATGTATGTGTTGTACTGGATATAGAAATAGAAAAACAGCGGGAGGTTATCATTGGGAATATGTTAAATAATAATAAAATTGAATACTTAGAACTTCCAAAGCAGTGTCCAGTATGCGGAGCGACTACAGCCGTTATTAAGGATAACGATACGCAAGTGCTTACTTGCACGAATGAAATGTGTCAAGGTAAGTTGCTTGGCCGAGTATCGCACTTCGTATCTAAGAAGGGGATGGATATCGAAGGACTTTCCGAAGCAACATTAGAGAAATTTATCAACCTTGGATGGATTAAGTGTCTATTTGATGTTTACAATCTCGGTTGTCATTATGGCGAACTTATTAATATGGAAGGTTTCGGGACTCGTTCTGTAGAAAAACTTGACAAAAGTATCAAAAAGAGTAAGGAAGTAGAACTGAAAAATTTTATTACAGCCCTAAGTATTCCTAATATTGGAACATCACAGTCCAAGGAATTAGCAAAGACATTTTCCACATGGGATGATTTTGAGGCAGCGGGATTTGGAAATTATGATTTCGCTAGATTAGATGGTTTTGGGGATGTATTAAATAAGAATATCCACCAGTGGTTCCATACAATGTGGAATGAGGACAGAGTAGGACAGTTGGTAAGGAATCTGCATATTACGAATACTGTAATAGGAGAACAATCTATCAACAGTGCAATAACTGGTAAAGTATTTGTTATTACTGGGTCAGTTGAACACTTTAAAAATCGCAAGGAAATACAGGAGATTATTGAGTCTAAAGGCGGCAAAGTAATTGGAAGTGTATCTTCTAAAACGGATTTTCTTATTAACAATGATACGACATCCGGTTCTTCTAAGAATAAAAAGGCAAAAGAATTGGGAGTTCCGATTATCTCAGAGCAAGATTTTATAAGAAAGATTAAAGAATAATGTATGTAATGGAAAAGGAGTAAACCTTTCTTTCATTGGAGTTTGGAGGTGATATAAATAGACGGTTATCAAATAATTGGTATAGACATGCATAATTCGGAAAATCCATCAGATAAAGACTATTCTGTCGTTGTTTGCATGTGCGGCAACTGTAGATACGTAATTGCTAGTAGAAAATATAAACCTGAGATTAATGAAGTCGATGTTCCATTTTTTATTAAATGCCCTAAGTGTGGAGCAAGGTTCAAAAATCACATATGGAATGAAGAAATACAAAAATAAGAAATGCAATGAAAGAGTAGTTTCAAAGGATAAGAAGAAGGGAGTGATTTGACATACTAATAGCTATAGACCCAGGCTCTGCAGAAACAGCATATGTTATATTAGACGATCATTATAAAATATACGGATTTGATAAAGTTCAAAACGAAGTACTACTTGAGAAATTGAGAAAAGAAACTTATGACGAATTTGTTATTGAAAATATAGCATCATATGGTATGGGTGTTGGAAGAGAGGTGTTTGACACTTGCATTTGGATAGGACGCTTCTGGGAGGTTGCCAATGCAAAAGTGAAAGATTTTATATATCGCAAGGACGAGAAAATCAACCTATGCGGAAGTATGAAGGCTAAAGACTCCAATATTCGAATAGCTCTTATTGATCGCTTTGCTAAATTTGACTTCAAGAATGGGAAAGGAAATAAGAAGAACCCGGATGTGTTTTATGGATTTAAGGCCGATATATGGGCGGCGATGGCCGTTGGGGTTACATATTTAGATATGAAGGCTCAACATGAGGAGAATTAAGATGCATATAGTATACTGCATAATAGGAAGAAGTTGTTCTGGTAAGAGTGCAATCTGTAAAGGAGCTGCTGAAGAGTTAAAATTAAAAGTGCTTCAATCTTATACCACTAGGAGCAAACGAAATGGTGAAACTGAGGAGGAATCTGATCACATATTTATCAAAGCTGAAGAGGTGGATGCTCTCCGCCAAGATATGGTTGCTTATACTGAAAGGTGTGGATATTGCTCATTCACTACCCGTCAACAATTAATGGAATCAGATATATGTATCATAAATCCATCCGGATATTATGAACTAAAGCTTAAAACTAAAGACATGGATATTATGTTAGTTCCTATCTACATCACCGTTCCTTATAGGACTGCAATTAAGAGAGCTAAGAAACGTGGAGGCTTTGAATCCTGGAAAGAAAATTATGACAAAGAGAATAATGAGTTTGGAAGCTTTGAAAAGTCTAATATTATTGAGTATCGGATTTTGAATGATAATGACTTGGAGGAGGCAGTAGGTAAGTTAGTAAGAATAATTAATAAAGTGCGAGGTGAAAATGCTTAAAGGAGTTAAAACGATTTTTTTTGATTTTGATGGTTGCATTGCAAACACTATAGAAGCAATCGTTTCCTTGTATAATGAGGATTTTGTCGCTTATAAAAAATTTCAGCCTATAAAATGGTGGGATATAAATACATGGGATTTCAAAGAATGCATGTGTGCGAGCAGAGAATATATAAATACATACTTTAATCAGCCTAGATTCTTTAATAGACTTGAATTTATGCCAAATGCAAAAGAGGCTATTGAGGAAATTAAAGGTTTTTATGATATAAAAATTATTACACATGGATTCAAGCCGAATTTACGCCTGAAAAAACAGTGGATAGAAAATAATCTTCCAGGTATAGAAATGATTGGTGTAAATCTTAAAAAATATAAAGATAAATCGCATATTGATATGTCAGATGGATTTTTCTTAGACGACAGCTCCGGAAATATAAGAACAAGCAACGCTAAGTATAAAGCAGTCTTTGGAGATATTTACTCTTGGAATGAGGACTGGGCTGGTAAAAGATTATGTAACTGGGAAGATGTTAGAAGAGAATTGTTGGGTTAGAAAGGGAGCAAAATATTGAAAAAGTTATCTGATAAAGAGAGAAAGATACTTATAGAGCTAATTAGTAATGAGCAGATTCATATGATTATAAAAGACCATAGCAAATATGGGTCTGATAATTACAGGGCTTTAGAAAAACTGAAAGTAAAAATTAAGGATATGTAATTAGAATGGAGGCATAAATGACAGTTCAAGAGTGGCTGGGGGAGGAAAATACCCTGGGAATAGATATATGGGAGAAGAAATACAGAAATAATAATGAAAGCTTTGATGAATGGCTTTTAAGAGTTTCAGGAGGGGATAAAGATATTGAAAAACTGATAGTCGAGAAGAAATTTTTATTTGGTGGAAGAATTCTCTCGAACAGAAATGCGTTAGACCCATTACGAATTTATAAAAGAGATCTGATGCATGGAGCAGATGTAAATACATGCTTAGAAAAGGCATATTCAGATAATAAATATCCAAAGACGACATATAGTAATTGTTATGTGATATCACCTCCAGAGGATTCTATTGAGTCGATTTTCGACTGTGCAACCAAATTAGCCAGAACATATAGTTATGGAGGCGGATGCGGAATTGACATTAGTAAACTAGCTCCAAGAGGGTCAATAGTAAGAAATTCTGCAAAAACGACAACGGGATCTGTGAGCTTTATGGATTTATACTCATTAATAACAGGACTCATCTGTCAACAGGGACGACGCGGAGCATTGATGATTTCCTTATCCTGTGAACATCCGGATTTAGAAGAGTTTATCAATATTAAATCCGATCTTGAGAGAGTTACCAAGGCAAATATTTCTATTCGTATAACTGATAAGTTTATGGTGGCAGTAAAAAATAGACAACCATTTACGTTAAGTTTTACAAGAGAAGCTACAGGAGAGACTATCACAAAAGAGATAGATGCATACGAATTCTTTCACAAAATATGTGTTGCCAATTGGGATTATGCTGAACCGGGGATGCTTTTCTGGGATAGAATAGAAAACTGGAATTTACTTAGTTGTGATGATGCTTTTCATTATTCTGGAACAAATCCATGCTTTTCAGGGAAAATGAGACTTTTAACAACAGTAGGATATAAAACATTTGAAGAGTTATGCGGAACAGAACCTTTTATTTATAATGTAAATGGAAATATTGTTAAGAGTAAAGTATGGTGTTCAGGGTCAAAAAAAACTGTAAAAATAAAATTGGCAAAAGACGAAATTATTTGTACACCAGACCATAGATTTATGACTATTGACGGCGAAGAGTGTATGGCTAAAGATTTAAAAGGAAAGTATATTATGCCATATACAAAATCAAATAAATCATTTGATGAATTTTTTGTTAAATGCGGTTTTATACAAGGGGATGGGCAATTAAAAAGACTTGATAGTAAAGATCATGGAGGGATTGAAGTTAATATTGGTAAGAAAGACACTGATATTTATGACTTATTTGCTAATGAAAAATTTACAATCAAATCAGAAAGATCTATATATTTAGATGGATATAAAAAAGAGTTACTGAGATTAGGCTTTTCCAAAACCAATCTACCGGATAGAGAATTTCCTGATACATATGATTCTTGGACGCATAATCAGAAGGCTAGTTTTTTACATGGATGTTATTCCGCCAATGGTTCAGTGATTAAAAACGGAAGAGTTTTATATAAAACCACTTGTAAGAAATTTGCTGAAAAACTATCACAGACATTATTTGAGGATTTTGATATTCATGGAGTTTATATTACAACAAACAAACCTAGAAAGATAAAATTTCCAAATGGAGAATATGAATGTAGAGAAAGTTATGATGTAAATATTGGCCAATATAAAGACATTACTAAGTTTATCGCTGAAATCAATTTTTATCAACAGTACAAGAGGGAACAACTTGAAATAATGATGAAAAATAGGCCCTCCTATGTTTATAATGTAGAACCATATGAAGAAATTAAGGTGTATGACTTTATTGAACCTGAGAGACATTGGGGAATTGTAGAAGGTTATGTGGTACATAATTGCGCCGAAGAACCTCTTCCGGCAGGTGGCAGTTGTTTATTAGGTAGCATAAATTTATCCGAATTTGTAACACCAAATAAAACTTTTGATTTCGAAGATTTTAGAAGTACAGTATCTATAGCCATAAAAGGATTGAATGGTGTTCTCGATGAGGGGTTGCCACTACATCCATTGCAAGAGCAAAGGGATTCTGTAAGAGATTGGCGTCAAGTGGGTCTAGGAATTATGGGTTTAGCTGATTGTCTGATAAAGATGGGAATAAGATATGGAAGCTCAGAGGCCTTACATACCTGTGATATGATAGGTCATGCTATGGCGGATGAAGCAATAAAAACTTCAGCACTATTGGCTAAAGAGTATGGACCATATCCAATGTATAATCCAATAGCCATAGAACAATCTGCTTATTTTACTAAAAATGCTTTAGGGTATACGAAAGAATTAGTAAAAAAATATGGACTACACAATTCTCAATTACTAACTATAGCACCAACAGGGAGTACGGGGTCTATGCTTGGTATTTCTGGCGGGATAGAACCTATATTTGCCAACTATTATACCAGAAAAACAGAGTCTCTTCATGGATGCGATAAATACTATAAAGTATATACGCCCATTGTACAAAGATATATGAGTGAGCACGGCTTAAAAGACGATACTGAATTGCCAAAATATTTTATAACGGCACAACATTTAAATTATAAAGAAAGAATCGATACGCAGGCAATTTGGCAGAAACACATTGATGCATCAATAAGTTCCACAGTCAATGTACCAAATTCATTTACTATAGAGGAAGTAGAAGCTCTATATATGAGAGCCTGGGAGAAAGGTCTAAAAGGTGTAACTATTTACCGTGATGGGTGTAAAAGAGGAGGTATTTTGACCACGGATAAAAATACTCAAGAGGATAATACATCAAATCAGCTTGAGCGTGGGATGATTATCAAAGCAGATGATAATTGTATAGGTAAGAAGAGGACAATTATAACTGGATGTGGAACCTTACATTGCGAAGCTTTCTTCGATCCAGATACAGGTGAATTGCTGGAGACATATTTTAGCAAAGGCTCGACAGGCGGATGCCATAATTTCATGATCGGTCTTTCCCGGATGATATCCCTGGCTGCAAGAGGGGGGATTGATGTATATTCAATAGTCGATCAGCTCCAAAGTAGCGGGACGTGTCCGTCGTATGCTGTAAGAAAGGCTACGAAGCATGATACAAGTAAAGGAAGCAGCTGTCCGGTAGCAATAGGGAATGCATTAATAGCTATGTATAAAGAAATGAAAAATGATATCGGTGATGATGATGAATCGTTAAAAACTGAAAATAAGCCAGTAAAAATCAAAGAAAACAAATCAAATAAACCTAAGTGTCCTGAATGCGGAGAAGAACTTTTTTTTGAAGGCGGCTGCAATATATGCAAATCATGCGGCTGGAGTAAATGCGATTAAGGCCAACGCGTTAAGCATCGGCCTCAGAAGTTATTTGACATTCTATGGGTGATTTATCATCTCGAATGGCCTTGAGTACAGGCTGGCGGAAATTGCCATTATCAGTAGGCATTGATTCAACTATACATACCAGCCTGGGTTCTAACCATGTGGCGGCACCGTTTCCTTCTGGCACATATCCGAAAGGAGAATCATCCACTATCAGGTATGGATGCTCGTTCAGTTTGCGCAGGGATACGCCTAGTGTTACATGACCTCTATATTTTAGGATATTTCCGTCATACTGACCTAATACCAGGCTTGTCATGTCATTATATTTTTGTATATATCCGCAGATTACATAGTCTCCAGAGGTGTATACCTTAGACTTAATCCATTCTTTTGTGCGCTTTCCAAACCAGTACAGGCTATCTTTCTTTTTAGCAACAATTCCTTCTAGCCCCCGCTCCTGGGCAAGTTCGAAAAATTTTACACCGTTACGCTCTACATAGCGGGATAATCCAAAGTAATTATTTTCTGCCACTACACTCTTTAACATCTCTTTACGCTCCATCAAGGGGAGCTTAGTGACGTTTCGAAATTCCTTTTGAATGATATCGTACGCCACAAAACAAGCGGGATATTGTTGGGCTGCCAGACGGATTTTAAAAGGAGATGTCAGCATAACCCGACGTTGGATTTCGTAAAAGTCAGTCACGCCGTTTTTTAATACAAATAATTCTCCATCTAATATGCACCTGCAGGATACATGTTTGTGTATCTCGGCCAGTTCCGGGACGCACGGAAGGAGCTGCTTATTACGCTTATTATGCAAATCCGTTCCATTTTTATCCAGATAGGCAATGCATCGGATTCCATCAAGCTTCAATTCATAAATATAATCGTCAGAATCAAAGGGATCACGTTCTTCACCTATCAGCATTGGATGAATCCCTTTTGTTAGAAATAAATCTTCTGTTATCATGCTGTTCCCGAAATCTTAGTCTCAAGAGTTTTTTGAACTGCATCCATAAAATTGATGATATTTGATGGCCCACTATTATCTGCGGAAACAATTTGCTTTCCTTCGATTTTCTTTTCAATAGCATCCTTAAGCCTTTCTTGGTATTCGTCGTGATATGCTGAGATATCAAACGGCTTAATCATTGTCTTAAACAATGTCTTGGTCATCTCTAGTTGTTGCTTATCTATAGTTGGTTTAATCGATGTTACCGGAATAGATTGTATCTCTTCCTGATAATACAGTATTTTTGCCAATAATCCGTTTTTTGTAGGATACAGCACAACTAACTCTTCATTAACATTAATCACAGTTTTAGCAATAGCGACTATTTTTAAATTTAATAATGCCTGACGTATAAGTTCTACGGACTGCTCTGCCCCTGGTTCCGGAACCACATAATAGTTACGATCAAAGTATATCTGGTCTATATCTGACATTTTAGCGCAGCCTTCCAAATGTAGGGTTTTATCTTTCTTGGTTTTAATCATTTCTATTTCATCGTTAGTAATCGTTACGTATCTACCCTTTTGGAATTCGTATCCCTTAACAATATCATCATTAGTCACTTCCTTATTGCAGGAAGGACAGTATTTTTTATATTTAATTCGTTCATGAGTATCTTTACACAATTGATTAAAATTTACGCTAATATCTCTAGTGGTTTTATAGAGTCCAACTGGGACATATAGAAATCCATATGATATAGCGGACTTGTGTGCAACTGCCATTCTAATCACCTCTTTTGGTAATTAGTATCCGCAACAATTTCATTTTATATTATGGAAAAGAAAGGAATAATTAAAATATGAAGAGAATCGCAAAATTTCACAAAGTAAGTTGGGATAGATTTTTAGAAGATTGGAAAGATGTATTTCCCGACTCCTCCACAGAAGATATAAGAGAAATATATGATAATTTGAAACTACCAAAACGCGCAACTAAGGGTTCTGCCGGGTATGACTTCTTTGCCCCTAATCATATCATTTTAAGTCCCGGTCAAACAATAAAAATCCCCACGGGAATTCGTGTTGAGATGGAGCCCGAATGGGTGCTGAAATGTTATCCTAGGAGCGGACTGGGTTTTAAATATCGCCTCCAGCTGAATAATACTGTTGGGATAATTGACAGCGATTACTTTTACTCAGAAAATGAAGGGCACATATTTGCAAAAATGACGAATGACAGCAATGAGGCCAAGATGTTGAGGATTAATCCGGGCGAAGGATTCATGCAAGGAATCTTCGTGGAATATGGGATCACAGTCGATGATGCTACTGATAGAGTTCGGAATGGCGGGTTTGGGAGCACAGGAGTTTAAAATGAAATATGAATATGAGAATGATAGACAGGAGTTATTTGAGTCACAATTAAAGACATGTCCGGAGTGCGGCAGTTACATGACTGAGGAGGAAGAAGACTATGGACTGAACAACTACTATAAAGACAAATGGTATGAGTGTCCAAGATGTGGATATTGTTTAGAGCGTTAGGTATATTCAACTATGATTTGAGAAAGAGTTTTTTGCTTTGGATATAAAGATGCGGATTAAGAGGAAGGATTTAAGTGAAAAATTGTTATAAATGTCCTAATAAATATAAAATTACACACACATACAGACATGGAATGATTGGTGAAATAACCATGTGTAGGCTTTATGATAAACAATTATATTATTATGGAAATGATGTACCAAAACCGGATTTTAAACATAATTGTTTCGGTGAAAGGAATTACTAGTTTAGGATTTAGCGGCCGACATAAATGTCGGGAACAAATTAAGATTTAAGGAGGTAAGAGATGGCAAAGTATAAAGTGGAAATCAAAGGAAATACGATAACAAAAACTCTCACTTTTATGGGGAAAGAATTTACTGAGATTTGGGTAGAGGATGGGACATGCTGCTCTTCTTGCATTGAAGAAGAGGTAATGGCAGCATTTCCTGACCTTTTGGATGAGCACGTAAAAACAATTGAACAATTAACTTGCATGGATGAAGATGAGGTTTTAGAGGCGATTGTAGATTTAACATATTACGAACAAGGTCAGTAACTTAGGATTTAGCGGTCGGCTGCTGAGTGCCGGAGAAAGCAGGAAATATGGGAAGTCAGAAATTTTTAAACATCTGCAAAGCTAAAGTGGTTGATTACTATAATGAGCATTGTGAGAAAACAGATGTAGTAGATATTGCTGTCAATGATGTGTATGTGGTTTGGTACTGTAAGACGTTGCAGAATCATAAGGCATTATTATCAACGACTGCACCGGACGGTATGTACTATGAAATGACTTTTAACGGGGATAGGAACGAGCTGTACATGGACGCATATAAAAAATGGCAGAATATCTGCTTTGAAATGTAAATTAAGATTTGAGCAAATAAGAAAGGAGGCGGAAGCCCCGGCCGGGAAAGATGCATCGGCTTCCTTTCAATGATGGATTTAGAGCAGAAGTCAATAAAAAGAATCAAACTGGCGTCAGAAATGAGTCTGCAGCACTACGGGAAACCGCTGGTATGCACATATAGCGGCGGGAAGGACAGTGATGTGATGCTGGAGCTGTTCAAGCGGTCTGGAGTGCCATTTGAGGTGCATAATAGCCATACTACTGTTGATGCGCCACCGACAGTGTATCACATACGTAAGAGGTTCGGGGAACTGGAGGATATGGGAATTAAGGCAGCTATTGAAATGCCTAAGTACAAGGGAAAGCGGGTTAGTATGTGGACACTTATACCCCAAAAAGGAATGCCCCCTTCCAGGCTTATGCGATATTGCTGTCAGATATTAAAAGAAACAGGGTGTGCTAATAGATTTATTGGAACGGGAGTCCGCTGGGATGAAAGCACTGCCAGAACGGAGAGACAAGCCTATGAGACGATTAGCAAGGTAAAAGCAGATAAAATTACAGCTACGGATGAAATCATGCTCATGAATGATAATTTAGAAAAACGTAAAATGACCGAACACTGTATGCAGAAAAACAAAATGGTAGTAAATCCTATAATTGATTGGGAGCACCGTGATATATGGGAGTATATCCGGTCAGAAAGAATAGAATATAATCCTCTGTATGATCATGGATATTCACGGGTAGGGTGTATTGGTTGCCCTATGGCTTCCAAAGGGCGATGGAAACAATTTGCTGACTTCCCGACATATCAAAGGGCATATATACGGGCATTTGATAAAATGTTGGAATATCTTCAAGTAAATTGTAAAAAGAATCCGCCAAGATGGAAAAATGGTTATGAAGTATTCCTCTGGTGGATGGAAGATAAAAATATAGAGGGACAGATGGACCTGATAGAGGATGGGTTTATTCAATAAAACTGAAATTTTGCAAAGGAGAGACATGGAGCAGATATTAAAAACATGTTGGTAGTTTGTAATGGCAGTGGAGAAATCTTAATGGGTAAAGGAATTAGGGAAAGAACGATTAGGAGGATAAAGAAATTAGGAATCACAAAAGAATAATTGGAATTATCTTGGCAGCACTTGCCATTAATACGAGTACTATATATGCAGCTGAAACAACAAATAATGTGAAATACGTTACAGCAAAAAACGGCCTTAATATAAGAAGTGCACCGGACATAGAAGCTGAAAAGTTAACTGCTGTACCGTTCGGAACGGAGATTGAGATAATAGAATCAACAGACGATAGTGAATGGGTTGAGGTGACTTACCAAGAGGGAAAGGCTTATGTGTATGGCAAGTATTTAGGAGACAAAAAGCCAGATGTAACTGAAACATCGAATACGGCTCTGAACTATCTAGGAAAGTTTAAGATTACATATTACTGTAACTGCAGAAAATGTTGTGGAAAATGGGCTGGAGGAGCGACAAAAAGTGGGACAATGCCTACCGCTGGCAGAACAATAGCAGTCGATCCGCGTGTCATACCTTTAGACAGCCAGGTCATTATAGACGGTGTGACATATGTAGCCGAAGACACTGGGAGCGCTATTAAAGGGAATAAAATTGATATATACGTTTCCAGTCACCAGCAAGCACTAGAACTGGGAACCAAGAAATCGGATGTATACATAAAATAGGAGGACATATGGGAATTAATATTAAATTGCCTGAGATAGAAGACTTAAATTGCTTTATGAAAGTTTGCAATATATATGAGGAAGACATAGATGTTAAGCAGAAACGTGCGGTAATTGACGGCAAATCGTATCTTGGGCTTTTAAGTTTAGATTTATCCCAGCCGATAACCGTGGTGATACATACTGAAAGAACATCGGTTAGAGATATGTTCTATAAAACACTGGAAAAGTGGAAAGTAAAGGAGGGAGCACAGTGACTAAAGCCGATAGATATATGAAAGAAACAATTCGACGAATTTTGGATGAGGGTTACTGGGATAAAGATCCTAGACCTCAATATGCTGATGGGACTCCAGCGCATACAATATCAATTAATCATGTCTTACATTCTTATGACTTATCTAAAAACGAATTCCCTATCACAACCTTACGTCCAATTAAAATCAAAAAAGCAATAAACGAAATTCTTTGGATTTATCAGTGGCAAAGCAATTCTCTTGAGATTTTAGAAGATATATTAGATATAAAATGGTGGAGGCCATGGGAGAGCAAAGATATACCAGGCACTATCGGCCAAAGGTACGGTGCAACTGTCAAGAGGCATAATTTGTTGGAACGATTGTTGGATGACATTAAAAATAATCCTTATGGCAGGAGGCACATAATGTCTCTTTGGCAAAATACAGACTTTGAAATGACTGATGGACTTATGCCTTGCTGCTTCCTGACTATCTGGAATGTACGCGGCGAATATTTGGATATGTGCTTAATTCAGCGTTCCAGCGACTGGCTGACCGCCGGGAATATTAACCAGATACAGTATGTAGCGCTTCAGATGATGGTAGCAAAGCATTGTGGCTATAAACCAGGGGTATTTACTCATTTTATGACAAATGTTCAGATATATGATAGGCATGTCGAACAAGCTGAGGAAATGTTAAAAAGAAAATCTCAAGACGTAGAACCTGTTTTTGCTTTAGATACTACGAAGGATAATTTCTATGAGTTTACATATGAGGATTTCATATTGACTGATTATAATCCAACTCAGCCGCAATTGAAATTTGAGTTGGGAATTTAG